TAGATCCAGATGGAGAAGTACAATTAACTTTAAAAGGTAATGAAAGAATATTCTCTAGAGCTAATACTAAAGTACTGATTAGACAAGCTAAAAAAGCAGATAAGTTAAAGACTGATTCAGCATATAAGAGATTAGGGAAGTCTATATTTAAATACATGAGGATTCAGGATGAAAATGGGGAAGAGTATGTAGAACCGAAGAAATAGGTATGGCAGTTGATTTTGATAAAATTAAAAAGGCACGTAATCAATTAAGATTAGATAATGATCCAGGTTATTAAATCCTTCTGAATCTACTAAGATAAATAATATATACACTAAAGAAAAAGCATTAAAACCAACTCAAAAGGTTGATCCAGATAGATTTGAAATAGAGAGTTTATTTCCTGGCATTGGTGATGCTATGGATTTAGTTGATATAGAAGAGGCTATTGGTGATAAGAATTATGGTCAAGCTGCGTTAGGTGCTGGGTTGTTATTAGTACCTAATGCTATTGAGAAGCCTGTTAAAGCTGGATTAAAGGTTTTGAAGAATAAAGTTACTCAAGCAGCTTTAAATAATGTAGTAGATAAAGTTCCTGTTTTGAGAAATCAATATTTTAAGATGCAGGATAAAAAGGCTTTAGAAGGATTACAAGATACTTTTGAGAATTTTAATGGCAGTAGAATATTAGATAACAACAAGCCTTATTTTAAGACCCAGATCTCTATTTTAAATGATGATATTAAAAATAGAGCAGAGAAGATTGGAATTAACGCTGGAGCTATTGCAGGTGATTTAAATAGATATAATAACTTGAAATTCTTTATGGAAGATAATAAGAGATTTAATACTAAGGTCCTAAAAAGATCAGCTCCTGAATTGGAATATAATAGAGAATTTCAGAAAGATTTTAATGCTGCAAGAGAAAGGCTTAGACAAAACAATAAGTTGGGAACAAACTTGTTAGTAGATAATAAAGGCTTATCTAAAATATATAATATCATAGGAATAAATAGATATAGTAATTCTGGTTTAAGACCTTTAAGTGATATAAAAGGGACTTCCTCGCATGAAGCAACTCATTTAATGCAAGACTTATTTAAAATAAATTTAAATGAGGACTTAAACAAAATAAACTCTAGATTAACAATAAAAGATGATTTAAAAACTATTCTAAGAAATGATAATGATTGGTCTAAAAAGCCAAATGAGTTACAATCAAACTTATGGAGATTTAGAAACGAGAATAAGATTGGAACAAGAAATCTCACAGATGCAGAGGCAGACAAATTTATAGAAGAATATGGATACAAACATTTTAATCCAAATGCTAATAAGCTAAAAATTAATGAGATTTTAAAATTAATTCCAGCTGTAGGAGGATTAATGATTTATAATAATATGAATAATGAAAATACTAACTAAATTGAAAGAAAAATGGATTAAATTTTGGTTATTAGACCAAGATTTTGAATATGACGATGATATTAGATATACAAATCCAGTTCGGGAAATTCAACACTTTTTGGAAATATATATCAATAAAGCTATTGAAATAAATGAATATAAAAATCATGCTTTATCTGTAGTTGATAAAATGGAAGAAATAGATATTTACAATTATAAAGGACATATTGATTCCTCCATTGTAGAAGATTTAAGTTTCAGAATGCCTTTACCAGAAATGAAAGAGAAAGTAGATGAATATATCAAACTGTTAGAAGAAAATATTATTTCTAAAGACCATATATCATATCCACATGATTGGACTGATAATATATGTAAATGTTTATATAAATCAGACAATTTATGTCCTTATGCAAAGGAATGTAAGGGCATACCAAGAAAAGGATGCCAATATGAAAAAGAAATGGTAATGGATTTAGATTGTTGTCTAAACCAACTAAAAGAAAGAGGAATTATTTAATCTTTTTCTCTATTGCATTTAATTTCTCCTTAATTTCTTTTAATGTTTCTGGAATATAAGTAGCTGGAATGATACTAATAACAGCTTTACAGTTTTTACATTGAATAGCTTTAAAAAGAAAACTTGTATCTCCAATAGTAATATCATTAACCTGAAAAGCTGTTCTTCCACATTTAGGACATTGAGGAGCATTTAAATAAGATGAATATGACATATTATATAGATTTAAGTGAATAAGGACAAATATAATGAAAATAATAAATTTAAAATGAATAAACAGATTGATTTAATAAACATGATTCTCCAACATGAAGGGGGTTATTTAAATGACTCATCTGATTCCGGAGGAAGAACATATAAAGGAATATCAGAAAATAATTTCCCTAATTGGAAAGGTTGGAAGATAATTAATAAACATGAACCTCTTAAAAGAGGAGAATTTATTAAAGATGAAGATTTAGATGAAGAAATATTCAATTTCTATTTAGTGCATTTCTATTATAAATTGAAATTAGATCAAATAAATAATTTATATATATCAGCACATTTATTAGATCATGGAGTAAATGCTGGAATCTCTAATGGAGTTAAATGCTTACAAAGAGCATTAAATGATATATTATCTATAGATATTATAGTAGATGGGAAAATTGGGCCAGTAACTATTTCTGAAATTAATAATTCTAACCCAAAAACTTTACTATCGAAGTTGATAGAAGAAAGAGAAAACTATTATAAATCATTAGTAGACAAAAATCCAAAATTGAAAAAATTTCTAAATGGATGGCTGAATAGAATTAATGAGACTAATAAATATATTAATAATTTAAAAGAGGAGGATTAATTTATGGCATGTAAAAGCAGTAAAAAATCTATGGGTTCTTCAAAAGGAAAATCCAAAGGTAAGAAATAGAGTAGAAAATGAACATTTAATCCAAATATAAGATCTTATTAAATCATTTGGTTATAAACCAAAAAAATCCTATATTTGCGAATAATTTAAAGGTTAAATATTAATATTATAACAAATGAAAGTAAGTGAGAATTTAATAAAGAAACTACAGGAAGGTGGACAAATACCTACAGAACCAGCTCCTGAACCAGCTCCTGCTACTCCACAAGGAGATCAAGGTGGAAATCCACTAGAACAAGCAGTTCAGATGGGGGTTCAAGCACTCCAATCTGGAGATGGACAATTGGCTCTACAAGCATGGGCAATGTTTATAGATGCAATGCAACAGCAACAAGGTGGTAGACAAGAACCAGCTCCAGCTGAGCCTTTAATGCAGAGAAAAGGTGGAAAATTAGTAGTTAAGAAAAGACTATAAATTCTAAAAGATGGAGCATTATACCCATAATGCTCCTTTTTTATTACACATTATGTCACAAGTAATAAAACTTCAAAGTGGAGGAAAAGTAACTCCTAAAAACTTACAAGAATATAATAATCAAAAAGCCAAACTAGAAGAGGAGAGAAGAAAAAAAGAACTAGAGGCTGAATCAAATTCTATCACTATAAATGGAAAAAAATATACTAGATCAGAAGCAAAAGAGAAGTTAGGAACATGGAGAGGTGGACAGAGTGCTATTGATTTAAGACAGTCTTATGGAAAAAGAGGTAAGAATGTAGATTCTGATTATAAAAGGTTCTTGGATATGATTGATAGAGGAGATATTCAATCTGTCGATTTTAATTCTGATGGAGGATTTGATGTTAAATATACTGCACAAGCTGGGGAAACCTTTAATCCAAGTGATAAATATAGTAGTGATTATTTAACAAATGCTATCAGGAGTAATTTATTAAATTTATCTACACCTAACACAGATGTAGGAACTCCTACTAAAATCAATTTAGATTACAATCCTCAAAATATGTTATTAAATACTATTTGGGGAGGAAAATTAAGACAAGATACATATAATAACATGACTGAGAGAGAAAGAACCAATGATGTTATTAAAACTCTTAGAGCTAACAGAAATAAATTTGCTGAATATTTTACTGACAATTCTGCATTTAACTTGTCTGGTGAATTACCATTTAAATCTTTAGAGGAATATGATCAATTTATTAATGATTTAGAATCATTAGATGACGATTTATATAAAAAAGATGCTTCTGGTAATTATGAATTAGATACAAATGGCAATAAAATATTCGATAAAAATAAATCTACTTGGAGTTTTGCTGAACAATTAAGAAACAGAAATTTCGGTGGGTTTTGGGCAGATTATATTTTTGGAGCGCAAAATTCTCAAACTCAAGATAATAGAATACCCCCAATTCAAACTAAAGAACAACAGGAAGAAGCTCTTAGATCTGAATTAGGTCTACCAAAAGAAACTCCATTATCTTTAACTTTAGGAAATAATACATATACTCCTAGTAAAGAAGGATTAAGAGATGCTAATACTGGGGAGTTATATACAGGATATCTATGGACAGATCCCTATGGAAGACAAGATTCTTACTATAAACAAGGATATTATAATAAAGGTATTTATGTTGGGGGATATAATGAAGCTAAAGCATTATCAGATAGAGATTCTAACTTTAGATCTGTATTCTTAAATGCAATAAATGAGGCTGATTCATACTATAATGATTTACCTATAGAAGTATATAATCCAGGTTATACAAAATCGGATAAATTTAATTTTATAAATACAATATATCCAAATCTTATTCCTAAGGGTTTTAAGGGAAGACCCGAAGATATTACAAAGTATATAGATGATCCAAAATTAAGATCTAAGATGTCTATATTCAATATCTATGATGAATCTAATGAAAGTAGATCTGGAGGAAAGTATAGAGATGCTAAATATACCTTTAAAGTTGATGATGAAGGTAATTTAACTAAGGGTAAATTAAGTTATGAAAATGGATTTCAAGTATTTACTGATGATAATGGAAATAAAATAGTATTAAAATCTGGGGCATCGGATAAATCTTATAATGTAGATCCTAAGCAACTCCAAAATTTTATAAATAAATATTTTAGGAAACAAAATCCTACAGTAAATACTAGAACTCAAGAAATGTATGAAGAAAGAAGAAAAAGAAATATTCCTGATATATATACACGATATGGACTTCCAGTTCCTTCTAAACAAAATGGGGGAATCCTTAAATTTCAAGAAGGGGGTAGTATATATAGGGGGTCTTCTATAGCTAGTAAACCTTCAGCTTCCATGAAAGATGTTACAGAGGGAGATTGGAGTAATTTATCTGCAGCTGATAAAGCAGATCTAGTAGCATTGGGATTAGATATAGCAGGTTTAGTATCTACTGCAGCTGTTGGAGTGGGTAATGCAATAGGAGCTGCATCAGGTTTGGGATCTTCTTTAGCTACTATATACGCTAATGCTGAAAGAGGAGATATGTCTGTTGGACAGCAAATAGGAGCAGGAGCATTAAATTTAGCTATGGATGCGGCTACATTAGTTCCTGGACTAGGAACATGGGCTAAAGGAGCAAAAACAGTTAGAACTATAAAACGTCTTGCTCCAGTATTAAGAACTGCATTCATAGGATTAGGATTAGGCCAAGCTGCTAAGGCTGTATTAAAAGCTACTTCAGATCAAGAAATGACTATTGATGATTGGAGACAATTGGCATCTGGTTTAACTGCTTTAACTTCTGCAGGTAGACAGGCATATGCTAAAAATAAATATACCCAAAAAACTTTAGGAAAATCTAAACCATTAACTGTATCTTCTGATAAAAATAACTATAATGTTACATTATCAGAATCCGAAATAGGGAAGTTTAATGGGTTAGATAATAATGCCAAAATACAATTTTTAAGAGATAAAATTAAAACAAATAATCCTAATATAACTCCAGAAGAACTTAATTCTATTAATCTAAATAGAAAAGAACTTTTATCTCCTAAAACTTGGTTAGGAACTAAAGCTAAACTAGATAAATCTACTATTACTAGAGAATTAAAACCAGAAGTATTAGAAAATTTATCTAAAAATAAATATAATTGGTATGAGAAGGGTTTAATAGAAGAAAGATCCTTTTTAAAACCTCGAGAAACAACAGCTCTGAATGAAAAATATATAAAACTTTCTCCTAATACTTATGGCACAGTAGAAACATCTACTAATGCAATAGGCAGGTCTAAGCTAGGAAAAGGAAATGTAATAGAAGCATTACCAGAATCTAGACAGTTAAATGTCGCAACCTTACCTGATGGAGTTGGAGAACTTCAATATAAGTCTGTTAAAGATGTTGCCCCAGTTAAACAAGGGAAGAGTGAATCTCCTTATTTTTCAAAAGCTGAAAGTCTTGGTAGATATCAAACAATGGCAGAAGCTAATAAACAGAAAGCCAAAAAAGCTGCTAAAACTATCAACAATATATCTGAAGCAGATAGAAAAAAGGAGATTAGAGCTAGAGCTATAAAAAAAGGTAAGCAGGAAGCAGAAAAAAGAAAAGCTGAAAAAGCTGAGATAGAAAGAAAAAATGTGGAAGAGACTGCAAGATTGGGGGCTAAATTACAAAGGGAAAGAGCTAGACAAAGAGAATATCAGGATATAGTAAATTATAATAAGCAACAAAGAGAGGCAGCTCAAAAAGCTGTTCGAGAAGAAATTCTTAAAAAAGAAGAAAGAAAAACCAGACAAGCTTCAAAAAAAGAAGATAAAGGTACTAAGAAAACTTCAAAGGATTTAGGAGAAAGAATTGCTAGAAAAGGTTTTGGAGGTGTTCTTAGATTAGCATATGGAGGACCTATTTCTCCTTATATAACTAGAGATAATCCATTTGGACAAAACTATATTAATACTATAGTTGATAAAAGCTTTGAAAATGATATGTCTGCTAAAGAATATAATCGAGCTTACGATATTAAGAAAAATATGGCTAAATTATCTTCTTTTTCTTTACCCACAACTTCCAATTATTCATTAGGAAAGGATGCACGACCTGTTTCATTTAACTTATCTCCAGAATCAAGTGTTACTCTTCCAATTACAGGGGAACAATATATAGATGATGTATTAGCAGAGCAAGGAAGAGCACAAAAAGCTCAAATACTCAGTGGTAGAGATTCTTCATTAAATAAATTTATTAAACCTAGAACAACCTATTCTAAACCAGTTAATAGTTTAAATCAGTTTAGTACTGGAATATTGAATCCAAAGAAATCTAATTTCTCAATGCCATTAAGTACATTATCTTCCATAGCCTCATTAGTATCTAAAAATAACACTAATAATAAAATTTTTAATTTACTTAAAAAGAAATTAAAACCTGTTGTATTAGATACTCCTCAGGATATAAATTATAATATTCAAGGAAATGAAGGAGTGAGAAATTCTTACTATAGACAAGCCTCTAATTTAAGCCAACTATCAAAACTTAATCAAACCTCTGATGCAGACAGACAATTAGGATATAATTTTAATGTGGCTAAAGCTGCCGCAGAAGCTAGGTTACAGGGAGATTTAGCTAATGAACAAGCATTAGCACAATCTAGGGAAAAAGCATTCCAAGTCAATGCTTCTAATTTAGCTAGAAGAGAACAAGTAGCAGGACAAAATAGGGCATCTATAACAGATATGATAAATAAAAAAGCATACTTAGAGGCCCAAAAGGAGGCACAAAACGCTCAAAACAAGGATATATTTTTACATGATATAACTGAACAGCTTAAACAAAGAGCAGGAGAAAAACAACAATTTGGCCTTCAAGATAAACTATTAACTAAACAAGGTAAAGATTTTAATGCCATAGCCTCAGAAAATGCTGATGAGTTTAGAATTCAAAAAGCTATAGATAAATTAATGGCAGAAGGGAAAACAGACACTCCAGAATATGATAATTTAAAAAATCAATTAGTTGCTATTCAGCAAAGTAGATTGATTAGAAACTTAGAGTATCAAAAAATCCAAAATCAAGGAATGTTAAGAAGAGTATGGTAATATGAGATTTAAAATACCAAAATTACAACAAGGGGGTGAAATATCAGCACCGTGGGTGGGATACACCCCCTTTTTTCAACCTCAACAAACAGAAAGCACATCTACCACTGCTAATGCAAGTGCCAAAGGTGGAGATACTAAAATAGATGCCACTCAGAAACAGATTCAGGATGCTATAGGACAGTTAGCTGGTAAAGGACTGACTAACGAAGTAAACTATTTTGCACAACAAGTGGGGGATTTATTTGCGGATTTCCAAATGATGGGACAACCAATGAGTCTCCGACAGTATACTAATATAGTGTCTAAATTAAATGAGATACAAAATAATAAACAGATGTTCGATGATGCTAAAAAGATAGCATTAGATAAAGGTACATTATCAGAAGCAGCTATTACATTTGATGGCAATTTATATGCTCAGGATATGACAGGAAATATGATTGTTGTAAATCCTTTACAATATGCTGAGAATAAGGATACATATCATTTATTAACTAATAATGATTTACTTACATTAAGAAATAATAGTAATGCATTTATATTTGATAAAACCTTATCACAAACAGTAGCTGGAAGTCTAAGTATAAATGATATAAATAAAGAAATAGATACAGCAATAAAAATGATTCAGAAAGAAGATTCTTCATCTGATTTATATATAAATAAAGCTAGGGCTAACGAATTTAACTCTCAATTGCAACAGCTAATAAATACCAAATTAGGTACAGCACCTGATGATAATTTATATAAATTAACCACTGAGGTATCTACCCAAAGAGGACATTTAAATACTGCATTATTGAGAATATGGAATAAACTTCCACAACATGCTAAAAATACATTAATAGCACAATCAGCAATAAATGAAGATGGAGACCCAAGACAAAACGCATTAAATTCTTTAGCTGATTTATTAACTTATGGCACATATCATAGTGAGAAACAGTCTATTAAAGATGAAGGAACTCTTGATAAATCAGGTAAAAAATCATCCTCTTCTGGAGGTTTAACAGAGTTAGGTCCATTTGAAATTTATGCTGGAGCCGCTAAAACTAAAGATTATTCAGTTAGACTTGGAACTAAATATTCACTACAAACTAGAGCGAATATATCTCCATTAGTTGGTGCTGATAAAAAGCTATTAAATAATAATTATATGTCGGATATAATTACACAAGGAGGTTTAGGTGCTTTAGTAGATCCAAATGGAGCATCTTTAGGAACTGGAGAAGTATTATCCGATGCGGATTTAAACAAAGTATTGTATTCTAATGATCAAGTAGCTACTGCATGGTTACCATACACTATTAATGCTAATGGATCTAAAGTAGTAGATTTAAATGCTTTAAATAGATTAGAAGATGCAGATCGAGAAATTAAAGCATTAAATAATCCTTCTGAAAATAAAAAGAAAGAATTTTATGATAAATATAACGTTGGACATTTAATAGTTAAAGATACTCCAACTGCGCAACAATTAAATTACATGACTCAGTTTATGATAATTCCTTCCTATGTACCAGAATCAGTAGTAGATAAAACTTCTGCTATAAGCTTTTTGGAGGAATTACCTAGAGAAACTAGAAAGGATGTACAAGAGTTATATAATAGAGTTAGAGCAAGTGGTTCTAATAAAGATACCAGAACTTCTTCATTTGTTCCTGATACAAGTTGGATCTTCCCAGATGAGGATATATATAAAACATCTTTATTTCTACCTATGAGTGATGATATAATTATGAGATCTATAGTTGGAGGAAATTCTCCAGTAATTTCCAAAGACAGATTAGAATATGAGAATATGGCTAATAATCAAAATGAACTTGACAATCCAATACAGCTAGATTTATCTGACAGATTTGGACTAAATAAAATGTAACAATATATGACAGAAAAGAGAGATTGGTTTGGTTTATACTACCAAAATCAAAATGCAAATTATACGGACTTTCTACAGAATGGGATAGCACCCAATGATGTAGTATTAAATGATAAGAATACATACAAAAAGAATGATAAAATCATTCAAGCATTTACAGATAATGAAGGTAAGTTTAATGAAGAAGCATTTGATAACTTCTATAACCAAGCCTTATCTTCTTACAATACATTTGCCCAAGGTAATTTTAAAGACACGAAATTGCCAGAGCTAGAATATGATATTATGTCTGCTATACGTCGTCCCCAAGATAAAGTCCAGAAAATAGATTTTAATATAAATAAAAAAAGAAATCCATTTATTGAAACTGAGGGGATTACTACGGTATTAGGTACTTCAGAATCTAAATTATCCCCATATGAAATAGCTCAATCTAATTTAATATGGGATACTAGAACAAACTCATGGATGAATAAAACTCCAGAGGACTTAGGTTTTTGGGGGACTATTAATGAAACTCCTATTGTTTTTGCTAGATATGAAGAAGATATTGAAGAGGTGGACCCTAATACAGGTAGGAAAGTAAGACATTTCAAAGGAGAAATGAAATTAGACGAAAATGGATCTCCTTATTATGAAACTTTAGGAAACAGGGCTGCACATAATAAAGAATTTTTATCTCCATTTAATGTTTTAACCAAAGAAGGAAGTGCAATTAATAAATTTGACTTTCTTGATAATGACGGAAAAGAAAAAAGTATAGGGGGAACTATTGCTCAAACAGTAGCTACTATTGCTCCAATGCTCATTCCTTATGTAGGAGAAGTATATACATATGGATTAATAACTAAAAATGCAGCACAATTAGGTATTACCCTATACAAAATGTTGGATGGGGTATTCAATCCAGAAAAAAAGGATTATGAATATGGATTATTAAATACTATTGAAGGTAAGTTATCATCTTTTAGTCCAGGAGTTTCTGAATATTCTAAAGAGAATATGGTTACATTTGAGAATTTTGGGAATTTGGTATCAGATACGGCCTCACAATTGTTCCAACAAAGATTATTAGCACAAATTCCATATAAACTGGGATTTGGAAGTCCTGAAAAAGCTGCATTAAAGAAAACTAGAGAATTATTTGGAGATGAAATAGCTGATGAAATATTATCTACAGGTAAATTATCAGATAATGCTACATTACAGGCTTTAATGGGATCTGTCCCAGATATAGCTAAAGTGGCTAGAACTGCAGCTACAAGAAACAATTTAATGGGTAAATGGTTATCTAGTTTTTATATGTCTGGTATATCCACTATGGATGTATTTAATGACGGACTAGATGCAGGATATGATAGAGATGCAGCAGCTTTTACTGCGGCATTAGCTATGGCAGCTACTACCTGGATGATTGGTTCTACAGAAATAGGACAAAAGGCTCTGAAAGGTTTAGGATTTGATGAAGAAAGAATAGTATATAAAAGTGCTGGAAAAAAACTTATTGATGAATTAAAAGATCAAGTTACTGAGTTTGTACATTCACCTATTAAAGATCAAGCTAAATTTAATTTATTATTAAGAAAAGCAGGAAATATATATAAAGGAGCTGCAGATGTAATAGCTAGAGGAGGAATTGTAGGAAATGCCTTAGCAGAGGGTATTGAAGAAATGTCAGAAGAAGCTATTATGGATACATCTAAAGCATTTACTGATGCTCTTACTGGTGTATTTGGTATACAGAAAGAAGGACATTTTGATTTTCTTGAATCCAATCCATTAGAAAGATACTTAATGGCTGGGGCAGGTGGTGCTGTTGGCGGAGCTATATTTAAAGTTGCTAATAGATCATCTGAAATAAATAATAAACTTCCTAAAGATACTAAAGAACATATCTTCTATTTACTTAGAAATGGCAGAAAGGCAGAGCTTAAACAGGCTCTAGAAGAAGCAAGAAAGAAAGGAGTAGCTCCAAAAGAATTATCCATATACGACCCTGAATTTATTGACGGAGAATTACAATATAAACCATCTCAAGGACAAGGAGATTCTTTGAATGATGCAGTAATAGATTTAGCTAACACTCTTATTGACCAATGGGATGCTATAATTAACCAAGAGGCATTAAATCTTGATGAGGACGCTATATTAAATAGATTATCTTTACAAGATAAGAGAATAAAAAATCTACTAGAATTTGAAGGAGTATATCAAATAGCTAAAGATTATAATAATCTTGGAACTCAAATAGTAGAGTTAGTAAAACAAAATAATGAATTAAAAGAACAAATCTCTCCTGGAAAAGGGAAAGAGGGAATAAATGTTGAAGGCGCAGAAGCTCAAATAAGACAGAATGAAGCTAAACTACTAGAACTTAGAAAACAAAAAGATGAATTATTAGATGGTGCAAAAACAGAAGAATATATAAGTAAATCTCTGTTTTATCTTAGTCCATTTAAAAATCCTGTTTTATCTGCTGATATAAATACTTATTCCAAAAATGTATTAGGAAAAGATTATAATACTTTATCCCAATCTGAACAAGAGGATGTAAGGGATAAATATAATAAATATAAAGAGAGTTTTGATAAAAAATTCCATGAGGGGTATATCCTATTTCAAGAAATGACTAAGAAATATGGTAAAGAGCTAATGTCTATAGCAGAACAAATCCCTTTATTAGATGGAATTAAACAATACTTATCTCAGGCTGGAGAAGATGCTTTATTAGACCTAAATGAAGAAGCCTTAAATCAATTCAATATTGATAAACAATTAAATGCTGAAAAAGGTCTACCAATGAGTAGAGGATTAGAATATATTATCAATCATGATAATTTAACTTTTGCAGATCCTAATACTCAGAATATAATAAATACATTCTTTAAAAATTTATCAATAAAAGCTGGAGAATCTAATATCCCAATAGGAATAGATACTACATCTCTTACTTCTGCAAAAAGAAAGTTCTTAGACTTCAATAATGACTTCATAGATGATATTGTTATGAATACAATATCTAAAAATGAGGATGGAAGTCTATCTCCTTTCGGTAAATTAATGGAAGAAATACAAACAGAAGTTAAAGAAAATGCAAATAATCCAGAATCAAATATAGACTCTTCTGATATTGTAAATGAGAGAGTATTAGAATACATAAATTCTAATGTAAAGAATAATGAATTTAAGCAGCTATTAATTAATATTGTAAATTCTAGATATAATGATGATCCTATTCAGTATTTAAAAAATATCCAAACAGGAATAAGAAATATTGTATATGCTTATAATCATGAACTTGCTCCGCAATTAAAATTAGCTAGTGCTAAATTATTACTAGCCAACAGTAAAGCTAATGGAATAGAACTTACTAAAGATTTATATCAACAATTATTAACATATATAAAACCAGATAGTGAGTTTGAATTAAATAAAAAGGCATTAGATGCATCTTTCGCTACTTTAATCGATGAAAGTTTGGCAGGAATAGTAAAAATAGAAGACTTTACTCCTGAAAGATTTGCTGAACTAAACATGCCAGATGCTTTTGATTATTCCTCTAAAATTTTAGCACAATCAGGTATTAATGATATACAAGAATTAATAGATACTGTAAATAAATTACAAAATGCTAAATCATGGTTTGATGTAGCTAAAATACTTAAAGATTCTAAGCTATCAGAACAGGGCAAGTTACTATTAACCAATACTTTAAGTGAGGCTAATAAAAAAAATACTCATGCCACCTTTAAAGAATTAAATATTTTATCTGATTACTTATTAGAAGAATCTCAGTTAAAGAATAATCCAGTTTTAGAGCTTTTAAAGAAAGTAAATATAGATATATTAGGAAGTAGTGATCCCATTAATATATTTGATTTATTAGAAAATGAAAATGCAAAACTTAAATCAGTAGCTAGATTATCTGAATTTGTTATTCAGGGTAAAATAGATGCTGACCGATTAACTGGAGCAATTCAAACTATAGATTTATTAAAATCTATTATATCTTCGTCTATTAGATCCACAGATATAAATAAATCTGGGTATGGATATAATACTACGATAAATCAATTCAGGCAGAAGAATGGAATTAATGAAATTCTTCCCGAGCTAGATCCAACAATAGCAACTAAAACTCTCTGGGAGTTAAATAGGATAAGTAATCAATTAAATTTCTTTAAGAAATTATCTGAAATGAATGTAGGTAATAAACTTAGAGAACATAAACTTACCGCTATTAAAACCAGACAGGCATTAATTAAAAATTTCTTGGATAGAACCTTTACTAGTAAACGTCCAGAGGTATTTGAAGGAACTAAGGAAATAATTGATTCTTATGATACAGAAGAATTATTTAAGTCTGAATTATCCGATGATAACTTTATAACTTTAGAAGAATTAGTAACTAAAGTAGAGGATAAGATATATGATAATATTAATTCTCTTGCTTCAATTAATAAATTTACTAAACAGCAAATAATAGAAGATTTATTTAAGGGCTATGATTTTTCAGAATTAGTTAAAGGGGAATATAATAATCCAGAGGCTTTAAATGAAAACATTAGAGAATTAAAACCTTCAGAATTATTTACCTACTATCACGTTCTTAGTACTATTAAATCTTCGGACTACAGTAAAGCTTTAAAAGAAGTTGTAGATGAAGAAATGTCTCAACAGTCTAGTAAACTATTAATACCTATATTTTCTCAGGAATTTGCCTCTAGAATCAATACTGCAATGGCTATTGATCCTGAATTTATGAATAATATTACGATAATAAATAGTGAAAGATTAAATTCAATAAGATCACAAAGATCTAAACAAATATATAATAATTATATAGATTCTTATAAGAATCTTGTATTTAATAATGGAGCACCTGGTGTTGGAAAAACAAATGGAGTAGGTAAGCTTACTTATAGAATTATTAACAAAATGCTGGGTGATCAACATGTTGTATTAGTTGGCCCAAAACCACAACAGGCTATTAATTTAACTAATGCTATACTAGGAACCACATTTGATAGTAGATTAGATATAAATTCTGTTAATTCAGAAACCAGTAAAGGAAATAATTTAGTTCAAACTAAGGATCAACTATTAGCTACTATATATAAAGATCCATCTATATTAGTTTCTGCAAACTCTGACTTTGAGAATAATAAAGAGAAAGGTGATTATATAGAGTTCTTTGATTTAAAAAATGAGAATTTCCAAACATGTAGACTAAAACCTAAATATTTAGATAAATCAAACTTTAATAATGATGTATTTAAAGATCAAAAGATTATATATATTGATGAGATAACTCATTTTTCCAAGTTCGAATTAGAAGCTTTAACTACATGGGCTAATAATAATAATAAAATTCTTCTTACATTCGGAGATTTATTACAATCTGGATACAGTAGAGATAATGCTTATATGGGGATAGATGTAGATGCTTTAAAAATATCTACACCTACATTATCTACTTCTTTAAGAGTATCAAATATACATAAAAAAGATAATTTAAATCTTTTAAGATCTTTGGTAAGTCAAGTTTATAGCAAGGATATAAAAGATCGTAAACAAAGATTTGCATTAGTAAGACAAGCCCTAAAAGATTCTCCTGCTCTAAAATACTATGAAGATAGGAAAATACTAAATGGAGAAAAAATAACCGAATCTACTTCCATTGAGGAATTAGAAAAATTAGTTAATGCTTCTAAAGGAGATGTGGGATATATTTATGATAATCCATCATCTACTACATACGGACTTGTATTAAACTTCAATAAAGATCATGAAAGAAAAATTAGAATGTTTAAGTTGAATGAAGTACAAGGCCTTGAAGCCCCATACTTTATTACAGATCTGCATTTTGATTTTACTAAAGATACCTCTTTAGAGAAAAATATAAAGGACTTATATACAGCAATAACTAGATCAGAAGAGGGTACTATTATAATAAATAATGGATTAACTAATACTTTGTCAAATGGCTCTGAGAAGGTTGATTATACTCAACAATCTGTATTAAATAATGAATCAGCAAGAAGTTTTTCAGAGTTAAGATTAAAATCTTTAAATTCACTATTACAAAACTATCAATCAACAGAACCCAAGATAGAGTCTAAATCTAAGACTACTACATCTGATATTAAACCTTCAAATATTACATTTGAAAAGATAATGGATGATGTATTTAATCCAGATGAAACAGAATCTATCAAATCTACCGAGAAAATATATAGTGAGGATAGCAAAGTAAGAGATTATCCAGAAGATAGTTTTATAGCCTATTCTTATGATGGGAGAGTTAAAGAATTTCCTATTAAAGATAAAGATGGTAATATTATATCATATAGTATTAAATCTGATATAACAAGTTCCGGATTATATAATTCAGACCATACAGGATTTTTTAATGGGCAGTACTCTAAATTAAGTCCTGCTAAATTTAAAAAGGTGGATAAGGCTATACAGAGTATGAAGAGCATATTATATAGTTTTCAATCTAAGCAACGAAGAGATGAAGAATTTGATAAAATAGAATCAGAAGTTAATGGAACATTTAGGGATGTAACAGAAAATACAGGTACTTTAGATATAAAGAATGGAAAATTCCAACTTAAAGCAATTAAATTCTTTAATGATGGGGAAATACATTCAGATGGAAGTAATAGATCTCAAAGATTAAGAGTAGTTTATACTATCCCAATTTTAAATTCTAGTACTTCTCAAGAGAATATAGAATTATCTGTATACAGTTTACCTAATGGACTAGAATCCAAATTTGAAGGAAGAAAGTGGTTTGAATCATATAAACCTTTTTATGCCAATGTAATGAATCAGGTTGAATCTGATTATACTAAATTGTATACCGAAAAATATATTCCTTTAGCTGATAATTTTGAATTAGAAAAAATAACTAATTTAGTTATTTATAAGAAAGATCCTGAAGGAAGAAAACATTATAATTTCGAAGATAGAGGAACACAATTTAAAGGTTTATACTTTTCTAATCCTTATGTAGTTGTTGACTATACTACTAATAAAGCCAAAAGAAATGCAGATTTACAGAACGCAAGTGATAAAATTGCAGAGGCACAAAGAAGTTATTTGGAAATTAGAGATAAATATATCGCTACTGAGAATTTAAATGAGAAGAAGGCTCTTGGGAGGGAGATGAATAATAAACTCAATAAATTAATATTCGAAAGTCAACGAAATAATTTAAAAGGTAAGGCTATTGTATTTGCTACATATGCAGAGAAGATATATGACACAGAAGGTAATCTAGTTCCAGAAAGTGAATATGCAGATTATTATGTAAGGCAAGCATCTGGGGAATTCGATAATAATCCAGATTTAAGAGATAAAATGAGAATGATTGTTCTTAGTCCTAATCCATTAACATTTAGAGAATTTTACAATAATTACGATAAATATATAAAATCTTATTCACAATCTAATGGAAATAAATTAGGTAATAAGTTCTATAAATCTTATTTTGGGGATTATACAGGATTCGATATAATTTTATCCATTTTAAATTATAAAAACTGGTTAGAATCTAATGATAAAATAAATTCTAAACATTACAAAATTGCTGAAAGATTATATAATGGTTTAGTATCATTAGCTAGTGCATCTACTCCACAATTAACCAATATTAAAACTAAAGATGCGACGGATTTCCATATTATGAGAATTATGGAAAGATTACATCAGGAATTTGATTCTCAATTACTAGATCAATATAAATCTAATGCTGAAAAAATAAACGGGAATGATGTTCTTAGATATTTTAGGGAGATAATAAATACTAAAATAAAACAAGAACAAGGAAAGTATACATCTGGAATAGTTGAGAATAAAGCTAATGAAACATTCTTTATGTCATTAGGTTCAGATATATCTTCCGAAAACTTATTTGATTTTATGGAATCTGCATTAATAGGTAGGGTAGGAGATAAGATAGTTCCTAATTATAATCCTATATTTAAAGAAGGAATATATCCCTTCCCAGTTATGGAATACGATAAAGATCAAAAGGGACATACAGGCGATAAAAATTTTATTAGGGCTATGAATCTTGAAGGGTCATATTATATAGATAGAGATCTACAAACTCCTCAATTTGCATTTGTTGCATCTAGAGATTTAGCTAATCCTGAGGAATTTGGATATAAAAAACTTGAAATTCCAAGACCTCAAGCTTCTCAAGTATCTAAAACAGAAGTAATTTCTGAACCTACTAATTTATCGAATACTCCAAATGAGTTAGAATTGCGTGTAGAGAAAATAGAGAAATTGACATCTTCTGCAGTATCAGAAATAAATAAAATATCTAATGAGGAAATAAAAGATATATTATCTACAACCTTAAATGAAATTTCTGTAAATGCAAAGTCTATACCAAGTGCAGAAATAGAAACATATTTCAAAAATTCTATTCAAAACAAAATTTCAGAAATTAATTCCGGCTTACAAACTAAGTCTATTCCATACGATTCTACTACTGATATTTCTTACATTAAATATGTAGATGGAAAAATATCTATATACACGAAACCTAAGGTAACGGAAAATATAGATGAAAATACTAGGAAATTAGATGAAAATAGAGTATATTTACAAAATAATTTTGGAGGTATGTTTAATCATCCAGATATTACGGTAACGGATTTAAATACATTAGTTGACAATTTTAAGTTAATAGAAGCAAATTCTGATGGGCAAATGGATGTTATTAAGAATTTTATTAAAACAGGTAAATACTCTCCTGAATTATTTAATCTATTAAGTAATGAGAATATAAAATTATCTTTAGTAGATATTAATAAAATAAGAAGTAAATATAATATTTGTTAATATGGCATGTGATTTTTTTAATGAGTCTACAAGATCTCACACTTTTTTAGTAAATCTTTCACCTTGGGATAATTTATTCCAAGGTGAAAGCATTTCTACAGATAGCTTTAAAAATATAAAAGAAACCTTACAAAAGGATTTTGTAATACAATCAGATCAGAATCTTGTTGAGGCTATTAAGGAGTATTTAAATACTCAAGCAATGTTTAATGGGATGGATTATACCAGATTTAAGGAATCATTAGATAGAAATATATTAAATATTTCTACTACTCCCTCTGTAGATCCAAAAGCATCTATTAAATCTGATGCTAATAATAATCCAGCATTAACTAATGAAGAGTATCAAATTACAGTTTCTCCAAATGAGGATGTAGAAGATTTTAATTTATCAAAAGAAATAGCTACTCAGGAATTAGTATCAGAAATTATTTCTGGAAGAAAAGATGTTGATTATTCAAGTGATATTAAATCTACTCTTGATTTAAGTAATAAATTCCAAACTAATTCAGCTTTATATAACAGGTTTGTTAATGGATTTAATAAGGATTTATTTAAAGTATCTTTTATAGACTTTGACAATGGTAAAATTGCAAATACTGTAAAAGATATGAATTTAAATATCGCTCAGTATAAACAAGATTTGTTAAATAATATAACAGATTTTCTACAATTACCAAGAACAAGCCTATATGATGAAAGTGGGAACTTTAATTTAGAAGAATATAATGATATTATTAGTAAATTAAATACTTACTATGATGTTAATAACCCAACTTCAAGATTAAATTCTATTAATGATAGAGCTTTCACTAAATTATCTCCTAATGATAAATTGTTTATAGATGCATATAATTCCTCTATAGCATTAGAAAATTTTGATAATCTAGTAAATGTTTTAACTAATGGATTAGTATACATCGATCCTAGAAAATTTGGAATAATGACTTCTAATTTAAATGAAGTTAAATATCTTCCATTTAAGAAAAATATAATTAGACAATCTTTCTCTACAACTAACTTTGAGACAAGTATAGAAAGAGAAACTGCAGCTGTAACTAAGGCTGTTATACAGAATATAAAGAAATTAGATCTAAACGGAAATTGGGATGGATTTAGTTACCTAACTGTGAATGATTTTAATACAGCAACTTCAAAATTTAATGATTCAACTTTAAAGAATAAATATCCAGAGCTTAAGGATGCACATATTAATCCAACTCAAACATATATAAAGTTTTTTAATAGATTCTTTGATAGTAAAGAAGCATTAGAAGCGTTTAAACACAATGACAGCTTTGATAATTCTACTAAAGATATACTATATTCTATATATAAAAGTATCATAGATCAAAGCGAAGGTGCGTCTTCATTATATAATATAATAACTAAAAATCAGGTTGGTATAGATTTTAATTACTTTATGGATTTGATGTCTTATATAAACAAACAAGGTCCATCAGAGTATATATCATATAAATTTAACCTTGATACTAGACAATATGAAATTGATACCTTTTCTAATATTACATATGAATCAACATTAAAGAATTATGAAATAAATTCAGCTAATGATATTAATAACTTAGTTAATAATGATTTATATAATATAATTAAAGATGAAAGTGATGGGTTTGGAGTTAAATATAATGATGATAACACTATTACTTTAAAATTAAATAATAGATCTATTACATTATCTCCTAATATGAGAGTATCTAAAATAGATCCATTCACTTTAAAAGATTATAATAAAACACTAATAGAAAGTCTAGTTATTCCAAATGTAGACCAATCTAGTAGAATATTAAATGGGGAGATTTTAGATCAAGACATAATGGATGGATTTAAATTATTTGAATTACTCCAATTTACTACTGGATTTCCTTTTAAAAATTCCTCTGGACAATTATATTCTAGAATGTCAAATGAGTATAAAAATGATGATAATTTAAAAGCTGATTTATTATCCTTTTTATATACTACATTAGATACTTTAAGAGTATTAGATAATTTACATCAAGAAGAGGTAAACAATAAATCTAAATTAACTCCTACTGAATATTTAAAAATAGCTAGAAAAGACAGAAGATTCTCTAGTTTATCAGAGGAAGCATTTAACAGAAGTTTTGCTAATCCTACTATAAATCCAAAAATACTTATAAGTAGAAATGCTTCTGGTTCAGGTAGAAGTGCTATATTTAAGAGTATAGTATCTGCGTTGAGTATTATAAATGGGGATACTAATCCTAGTACTTATAAAAACTCAGATGGAGATAATGTTCCGTCTGTAGGATTAATGAACTTATTAAAAACCATCCCAGATTATATTCAAATAGTCAAAAAGTATCAGGAAAAAGCGTTAAAACATAATACTGAATTTAAAAATATATATTCTAATAATATATTCTTTAATTCTCCAGAGCTAATAAAAGGAGTAAGATTAAAAACAGAATTTGTTACTCCAAATGGAACTGTTATCCAGAAGAATAAATTTAATGTAGCAGAATACACTACATCATCAGTAATATTAGATTTCTATAAGAACCTGTTGGATGGAAACGATATAAACTTTCTTCCTACTGTATATGCAGATAAGGCAAATCAATCTTTAATTACTATATCTAAAGATTTAAAAATTAATGATAAAAGCTTAAAAGCAGTTACTGCAAGTGAGATTGAGCAAGAGAATAGAATAAGAAATAAGGAATATTATACCAACGTATTAAATAACTTATTTAATACATACTCTAAAATAGGTGAAAGGTTAGGAATTAAAATAGATTCTAGAATAGTAGATAGTACATCTGAAGCTGGTAAAGTTAGAGCAATCAAAAAGAATATGGATACTATTAATAATATGCTCTCTACTAGATTTAAAGACGTTCAGGCTGCTGCAACTGAATTAATGGCAGAAGATAGAACTTTTGAATGGGTTGAGGAAACTCATTATTCTAAAGTAGATGGGAAGATGAGAATGAATCCATTTATAGAATACATGAGTAATGTATATAAAGTATCTACTACTTCTGATGAAGGATATAACAAATTCATGAAAAGATCCAAGGATAATTTCCTTCAAGATATTATGGATAAAAATATAAAAATAGATGCAGAAGTATTTAAATTTTTATATAACGATACTGATGCATTACCCTGGATTGGTAAAGATGGCTATATGGAAATCATTAGAGATGGAAAAATGAATCCCATATTTGAAAAATTCTTCTTTTTAGATGGATTTCTTTCTAATCAATTTATGCAAATTACTGCAGGAGAGCCATATGCGCATCCCTCTAAATTAAAGAAAGTTAAATTTAAAGGAAATGAGGATACTTATTATATGAATGACCATGCAGCTAGGCTTATAGCTCAATATAAACGTATGGTTATGATGCAAGGTACAATACATAATTATTATCAAGCTGCATTAGAAGGTACAGGATCCCAAATTAAATGTGCTGTAGTAAAAGATATAGAAGCTCCTGTATTTAATCCATCAGGAGAAACCGATAATGTTAAACCTTTAGATGGTTCTATGGAGGTAACAGGTTGGCAAAATGAATTAGAAAATAATTCAATGTTTTCTAGTACTGCAGGACAAAATAGAAAGAACTTTGGATATGATATTAATCCTATTCATGGATCAGCTACACTATATAAATGTGCATCCTTTGCTATTGATAATAATGTGATGAGACACTCCCCAGAGAAGATTAAATTATTACAGAAAATGACAGACAGAAAATGGTCAGTTCCTGTATTAGATTTAATGAAAGATTTTAATGGAAATTCTAGAACATTAAATGAGGTAGTTGGGGAAGATGTATATTATTATAATGCCAATGATGGAGAATATAAACAAATATTAGATGTAGTATCATTAGGTAATAATACATATTCTATAGTAGAAGTTGCTGTAAATGAGGATGGAACTCAAAAAACAGGAAGTTCTCCAATCGTCAATCCTCCAATATTAATAGATACTAACTTTAAATTATGGAAGGCTCTGGGAGCACAAAGAAGTATGTCATTAAATACAGAAAATCCTGTAAATTCATATTTAGAACCTAGTGAAACCTCTGTAAAAGCTGTAGCTAAATTTATAAATAAAACTGGGATATATAAAACTAAACAGGATTTAGCTTCTATAAGACAAATTCCAGGTAATGAAACAGCTACAATAGAATCTAATATATACGATGTTTCTGAGGATAGATTGCCAGATGATAGATCTAATTTTATATCTCCTACCGGAGATTTAAAAGTAATCTTAGATCAAAATCATGTGTATCAGCCAATGAAACATAGTGATATACACTATATAATTAATGGTTCTGCTATTAAAGTTGGAGCAAGAAATACTAATCCTTCTACTAGTAGATACGATGATTCAGAATTAAATTATTTTACCGTAGGATCTCAATACTTTGGTATTCAAATGAATGCAGATCACCATGCAGACAACTCTGAAGTAACTGAATCTACACAGATTATATCTACATTGGCGGCTAATGGGCATACTCAACAATTAGCTAATAGAGCATACAACGCTTTAGGAAGTATTGTTGATTTAACCCTAAAAGAATATTTAGAAGCTCAAAAAGATACTAAAGCAATACAGCAATATGGAGAAATTAGATTAGGAAACAAAACTAAATTATATAAAGCTTTAACTAAATCTTTACTTAGGGCATTGTCTACTGGTTCTGATTCAGACGCCCTATTAAATGGTTATTTAAATGAAATATCTCAGGAGTTTGAGAATAACTTAAATAAAGAATTTAATACTGCAGATTTCAATTTTAAAACCCCATTTAGTGCTGGAAGTATTCATAATCAATTCATTACAATGATGACATCTAAAATGAATATGGATAGTATTAAGAGAACATTCTCTGGTATGGGAGCTGTAATGAAACCGTCTTACGGATCAATGAAATTCTATCATTTTGATGGAACTGAGGGATTTGTAGACATAAACGGAAATCCTGTAACTTTAAATGGAACATATTCTGAATTTGATTTAGAGAGAATAGCTAATAAAGCTGGATATAGAGGAGATGAAGGATATGCGGCAGTTGATGCATTTAAAGATAGTGCAAGTGCATTAAATCCAACTATAAAACCCTCTCAACTTAGATTTGGAGATACTGTATTTGATCCAACTATTAGTGAGGATATTGAAATAAATACATATGATTTATATAGGAAATATAAAAGCTGGGAAGGGGATATTACTTTAACAAAGGATAGAAGAAAAGAGTTGTTGCCTTTAAATATTACGTTTAAAATAAATGGAGTAGATGCTGTATATAGTATTTATGATCATCCTCTTGTAGAAGAGATGTTCAATTTACGAAATTCAAAAGCAAATAGTGACATTTTATTGCAACAACAATATGCTATAAATAAAATGTTAGGATTATTAGACTCTGGGTATTATCAATTAAACTCTAAAATGCCTAATTACCAAGAAATTCTAACACAAAATCCTGATATTATATATAAAGTAGCGGATGGTGCTAGAGTAGAGAGAGCCGAATTTAAAAATTATACTCCAGAAGAGTTAATGGTAAAAGTAAGTAATTTAAAAGTTGATCCTGCAGAGGTAGTACTATCTAAAATCTATCAAACTAAATTCTTTTTAAGACCTGGAGACTCCATTTCAGATATATTAAATAGTAATGGAAGATTCTTCACTGAAAAACTTACTAAGAATTATAATGCTGCTAAAGCAGAAATACAAGGAGATTCTAACATAGATGCTATATTACTAAATCCTTTTGGGGCTAATACTAAAGTTATCATAAATGATTCTACAGATAAATCTAATTATATAAAAGATTTAGTTCCTATTGATGTTATTAAGGATAACATTGATGGAGAAATTTGGAGAATGGATGAAGCTGGAAGAAAGTTATATAAAATAGAGGGAATACAATTCTACAAAGATCCTAAAGCACAGATACTACAAGAAATTATAGTTATTGATCCTAATAGCATGACTAGATTATTAGATGTGTCTAAAGATCAAAATTATGATGGAATATATTATAATTTCAATGAATATAATATAGATACTTTACTTACTTTCTTTGGAACTTATGATACTAAATTACTTGAATCTTTTGGTAATTTAGAAAGAATTCAAGACAAAACTGAACATGTAAAGAATATATATAATAGAGCTATTAGAGATCATATAAATTATCAATCTACTAAGATATTTAGATCTTTTAAAGAAGCTCTAAATGTTACAGCTAATCGTATTCCAGCTCAGGCATTTCAATCTATCATGACAATGAAAGTTGTAGGATTCTCAGATGCAGAAAGTAATGAGGCATATGTATCTCACTATCAAATATGGTTGCAGGGAAGTGACTATTGACCTAGTTTTAAGTTTAGCTAGGTGACAAATTAATATTGTAGTCACTATAATAAATCTTGTGAATTGACGGGAAAATTCCGCTCCCAATTATATTAAATTATAAGGAGAATTAATTATGAAAAAAATATTTATATGTGAACATTGTGGTAAGGAATTTACTCCTCACTATAGAATTAAAAATAATCAAATTTTAAGATTTTGTTCAAAATCCTGTAAATCTAAATCAAATTATAAAGGATGTATAGAACAAAAATGGTTTAATAAAACTCAAGTAGAAAATGTTTTAAAAAGTATAGTTATTAAAGAAGGTAGATATTTAACAAAGGAGGAACTTTGTAAATTAGCTAAAATTTCTAGTAAAACTTTGTCAAAATTTAATGTTTCTATAATAACTATAAATAAAGAATGTGGAATGAAAAAACCTAAAAGTGTGTTTGAAGATAAAATTAAAACATATTTTTATAACAACTATATTCACGTTGAAGAAGAAAAAACATTTGAAGACTGTGTATCACCAAAAGGCTATAAGCTAAGATTTGATATTTATTTAAAAGATGAAAATATATTAATCGAAGCTGATGGATCTCAACATTATGATATAAACAATCCAAATTATTCGGAATATCAAAAAGAATGTGATAAGATTAAAGACAATTGGTGTAAAAATCATAATATAAAATTGATAAGAATACCTTATACAAAAAAGGTATCTGATGTATATATAAATAAATTTTTATAATAAATTAAGGTTTATCCTACTAAATTAGAGTAGCAATATATCTAATGGCTTTCGAGAAAGACGAAAGGTATAGTAAAAAAGGATAAAATAGGGACAATCCGCAGCTAAGCATCCTAGATAAATATTTTGATATATAGACTTGTCGATTGATAAAATTTTTATATCTTTGTATTTATAAGGATGAAAGTTCATCGACTATCCCATGAGGGAGTAGGAACTTTTATCTAATGTTTAATAATAAATATTAGATAACATGGCAAGAAAAATAACAAAAAACTTAGTAAAGAACAAAAAAGTCTTTTAATTGGACTTTTATTAGGAGATGGAACAATCTCAAGTAATTATGTTTTCAAATTATCTCATTCAGAAACTCAGAGAGAATTTTTAGAATGGAAGGTAAAACTTTTAAATAAATTTGGAATTAAAAACAATGGAATAAAAGAATACATTTCCACGTGTGGATACAACACTGGTAAAAATGTTTTATATTCACAAATGTCCTTAAATCCAACAATAAAAGCTTTAAGAAGAACAGTATATGTTCCTAAGAAAACAATTACTAGAAGATTATTAAATTGGCTAAATCCATTAGGATTAGCAATTTGGTATATGGATGATGGATGTATAAATGTAAATACATCTAAGCAAAGAAGTTCAATTCAACATACGATTAAAATTGCGACTTGTGTTGATGAAGAAACTGTTAATATTATTATTCAATATTTTTTAGAAGTTTGGAATATTAAATTTAGACCTTTTAAGGAGGGGAAAGGAACATTTTCCATAGCTTCAAGTTCTGAAAAAGACTGTGAAAATTTTATTAATATAGTTAAACCATATATTGAACAAGTTCCATCTTTATTATATAAAATTAGAGATAACTTTACTAAAGAAGAATTTATTGCACAGCAAAAAGCTGTTTCCGAAGCGCAAGACATTACTAAAAATATTTAGTAATGATGATATAGTCAGTCTTTATATGAAAGTATAAAGGTTAAACGGATATAGATAAGGCGTATATCACTTCTCCTATTATAAATGATTCTGGAGTTTATGCACCTTGGAGTAAATTATTTAAATATAACTCTAGGAAAGTAGAAAACCCAGATGGAAGTAGTAGAATTATTGATTACTTTGAATTAAGTAAACAATTACCATATCCTTCTTTCAATGAAGAAACTAATAAACATCATTTCTCTAATCAATTTGATGAATCTCAGCAAACATTGGACGTTACATATGTATTATTAAATAATACTGATGCTTTCGAAGCAACAGTTAAGATTCTAAATGCAATAGATGAAATGAATGGTGAAAATGTAGTTCTTACATATGATCCTAGTTTGGATTCTTTGAAAGGGGATATGATTGAAAGAATACAAAAGAATATTATTCAACATAATACTCAACCTTCTTCTGATACTGAACTATTGCAAGGTTCTAAGAACTTTATCTTTAATACTATATATACTATTACTAATAGTTTAAAAAACCATGTTGCTGCATATTCTCCTATTGCTATGACAGATCCTCAAAATGCTGCAGCCAATTCTAAGGAGGGAGAAAAAATTAAAAGAGTGACTACATTTACTCCTACTACTAAATACAACTTATTCTATGCTAACATGGCAGGAAAGGAAGGTATTGGTATTAGTGCAGTAGGCCAAAAAGTATTCTTAGCTGCAACTCAGTATTTTAATCAAGAAGCTCAAAGACTGTCTAATTTACCTAATTTAACTACAGAAGATCTAAAAAACAGCAATATCTGGTTCTCCAATGCATTTGATATTTATAGAAGGATGAAAGGCAATGAAGGACAAGAAACTACTAAATTAGTTAGAATCTTTGCTAATACATTAGCCAATCTTAATCTTGATAATGCTCCTAATGTAAGAAATATACTAGATCAAGCTATTGAAGAAAACAGAGCAGCGTTAATTCAAGGAGGAGATCTTAAACCAGAAGATATTGACATGATCTCTAGTAGATATTATCAAACTGATAAATCTCTAGTCATTTCTGCAGTTATTTCCGCTGCAACAGATAATGCTAAAGAGCTAATTCTGGATAAAATTAATGCTAACCCAGATTTAATGGGAACATATATTTATTTAATTATTAATGGTTTAGAGTTCTCTGATATTGCAGACCTTATGACAAGTGATGCTGTATCTGCTATAAAAAATGCTGTTAATGTAAATAGAATGTACGATGAAAGAGAAAGCTTAGATTCTGTATTAAATAAATTAGAAAAAGGTTTATCTCCTAATGGATTCTATGATAAAGATTGGGAATTTAGTATTAGAAAATATTTACTAGGACTTAAATCCAAAGGAATAATTCCAGAAGTAACTCAATCTAATGGGAAATCTGTTAAAGCTATTCTTAACGGATTAGATATTACTACTTTAAATAAGATAGTAGAAGATTTAAATAGTGATAAAGTAGTATTTACTAGACTATATGCTACAGAAGAAGAGAATTTTGCATATCAGGAGAGTATGGAAAACAGAAGTGAGAATTCTTTATATAAAGAATCTAATACTGTTATTAGAGGATTATTAAGATATATAGGAAAGCTAAAAGATTTAAAGTCTCTTCAAAATAAATTAAATTCTGATAAAACAAATTTTGAATCCTTTAAAAATGCATTTACTGGAGCTAAAGAAATAGCTTCTTTAGGAAGAATATTGGGTATTAATGGAGGTGCTAAAACTAAATTGTACGATAGATATTCCTTCTCTAAAGTGTTTAATGATTTACTTTCAGATTCTCTAGCAACAGCTACTGATAAATTAGAGGTATTTAAAGTATCAAATCCTTCTGCGGTTGATATATATAATAGATTTTTAAGTGATGCTAATGATGGAAATACTAATTTTCTAGATTTTAACTTTAATCTTGATAGATTCTATAATGATCCTAATTATAATAAAGCTGTAACAGATTTCTATGGTATAAATAAGCATATTATCAATGTATTTGACTTAGTTAATAAACTTCCACATTATAATGCTTTCTTAAAAGCATTCTTAGTAAATGAGGATAATTTAAAATTGGCTACTGTTAAATATAATCTTCTAATGGATATAACATCTAAATTGGAGTCAATAATAATGAAGAAAGCTAATGGAACTGTAGGAAAATTAACAGATTCTCAATTTGGCATAATTAGAGATTATATAGATGAATTGATTATCCGTAAATTCTTAAACCATGAGAATATAGGTATTAAAGTTAAAGCTGGAGATAAATTCTTCCAAGATGGACAATTAATCGAAGCATCTACTGATATGATATATAATCTATCTGATGATGATGGATTAGCATCCTTTAAATACTATATGGAAAACACAGTTATTCCAATGCTTAAAAATGGATATACTATATCATCTAATGGATTAAGAGTAAGTACCCCAATTCTTTCAAGAAATGAATTTTTGAATAAATTAATTGTCACTGATAAGAAATCCTCACTAGATGGATCTCCTTATCAGCATTATAGATCTGCTGTTAATATGTTAAATACTACAGATAGTATAGAATTTGATAAACAAATTACTGCTTTTGGAGCGATAGAAAATATTACATTTAATGGGATCAAATTATCCAATTTATTCTTAATATATGATTTAATTGTAAATAAAGGCAGAAAAGGACAGGGAAGTTTATTAAAAATCCTTCAAGGATCTGTATATAATAAATATAGCTTAGCTAGTAGATATTTCCAATACATAGGAGAAGTTGATTATAACACGTCTATCCCAGATGTACGATATGATGAGGAAGGAGACAAAATTACTTTAGAAGATGTAAACATGGATGATATACAAATGAGACTAGCTCCTATTAGAGGTTCTGTTGAGGAATCTATTGTTGGGAATAAGTATGTAAAGAGATATGATAGAGAAACGACTACATATCAATTACAGGAAGTAGTAAATGGTCAAGATGAAAATGGAAATTATAGTTCTCAGTATGTAGATATTATCTTAGATAAGAATCCAAATTATTATTTGTTTAATTCTAATTTAAATAGTAAATTTGCAGAGTCTACTAATAAAAGTAAAACCATTGTAAATTTAGTAGATAATGTAATGAATTTAATTAAAACAAATAAAGCTAAATTAATATATCGTTGTGAATAGATGAAATGTACATTAGTTATTAAATATAAAGTAGGAGGGCAGGAGTTTGAAATTCCTGTCCCTACTAACTTTAATGAGGATCAGAATTTAAATCCTAGTATGATATTGGAAGCTTTTTCCAATTTAAATACTAAAGATTTATTAGATATTAAAGCACAATTATCAGAGATAAATCCATTAAATATTAGTATAGAATATTCCAATGGAGAACCTCTATTAGGTAACTTTGATTTAGGAACTATTTCTGATCAAATAGATTATATTCAAAATATAGAACTTAAAGAGGATTTTGAAAATCTAAGAAATAAATTAGCTACTCTTGGAATTAGTAATAATCAAGTACAGATACTATTGTTAGAAGGAGAAAATATAAATTTAAATATAGATGGAACTACTGGTGTTAGGGGTACTTTATTAAATAATAATTTTATTATTGTTAATACAAAAAACGGATTAGATGAAAAAGCTCTCCAAGATTTATATCATGAGATGCTACATTTATATTTTAATTATATACCTAAGAGTAATGAGAATTTTAATAGAGTTACAGAAATAGCTCATGATGTATTTACTACTGCTAAACAAAATAAAGCAGATCCGATTGTAAAGGATTTTGTTAATAAAGTATCTGATAGTAGAGGATATGTAAATTTAACAGAGTTTATTTCTTATATATTATCTGATAATAAATATAGAGAAGCTTTAAATTTTAATTTAAATGAAGGAATAGGAAGAGAATTTGTTACTAGATTATTTAATATAGATTCTAATATTGGAGCTATTGCTAATTCTGTTAATTTAAATAATATAACAACTGAGAAAGTATGGGATGGAAAGGAGCCTATATATAACCCAATAACCAATCAAGTAGCCAATGAGGAATATCAACCAGGAGATACAGTATGGTGGAATGAAAGAGATAAAAGGTTTGAAATAGCCCTCTTTGTGGGTAAATATGATTCGGAATATATAGATCAAATAATCCCAAAAGAAATATCTTCTGATTATAACGCAGTATCTGATTTTATTTGGAATAATTATATAGAAACATCTTCTGAAATAAATGAAGCTATACCTAAATTTAAATACGATTTAAATTATTCAGAACCTGTTACCCTTGAATCACCTTTACAATTATATAGCTTATCACCAGGAGATTTAATATTAATCCCGAGTATATCTAAATCTAAAGGAGAAGTTCTATTTGGTAAATTTGATAATAAATACTTCTCACATAAACAATATCTCCCAGTTAGATCCATATGGAAGAATGATAAAGGAGAAACATTAATTACTGTATTAAAACAATATGGAAATAAAGGAGTAAGTCCTCTTACTATATCCTATACGGACTTAGTAAATTTATCATCTGAAAAAGGGTTAGTTTCTACATTTAGAAAGTTCTATGGTAAGTTAGATAGACAGAAAATTGATACTGACGTAATTAAAACTGTAAAAGATCAATTTGATTCTGCTTTAAATTCTGGGGATTACGATAACCAACCTTTACTTAGAGAGTTGGGAATTGCTACTAGAACAGGTAAAGAATTTACATATTATAATACAGGTAAAGGAGGATTTAGATTAAAAACTACAGAAGGAAGTAATGATTTAATTAATCAAGAACTCAGAAGAGGGGATATTGTCAAAGTATCCACCCCAATTAAGAAGGGGGATAAATGGGAAAGATTTGAATATTTTGCTCCTGTATTAAGAACATATGGAACTGTAGTAGAGGTTGCTTTAAAAAATGCCGATGGGAATTATTTTAGTAAGTTATACAAATTTAAGGACATTCAAGAAGCCATATTTAGTAAAACAAATCATCCTGAATTAGTAGAAATACATAATATCTTTACAGACAATTATGATTCTTATGTGCAGGATACTAAAAATAAATCATTATATCAAAGTATATGGTTTACATTACCAGGACTTAAAGAAGATTCTCAAAAAATCCAACAACTAAATGGGGATTTTGTCGGGGCTTTAGATACTCAAGGGGTTGTTAATTTTAGAAGATCTAAAGTTAAACAATTAAATCTTGGAGATTCAATTTCTGTTCAATGGCCCACTACTCATAAGGATGGAAGACCTATCATTAGTAAACATATGATAGTAGGTATAGATGGAGATACTATATACTTCTTAAATAAGAATAAAGCCAATGAAGGAGAAGTAGCTACTTCTGGAGTTAGTATGGTAGATTTAAAAACAATTAATCCTACTATATCTATAGAATCAGGAATAAATAAATATATTCCATCATTAGTAGCTCTACACTATAATAATAAATATGATATTGGATTAGTAGATAATTTAGATTCTCAAAAACAAAGTATTAATAATGCTTTTGAATTAAGAGAAGGTAAATGGATATTTAATGGGGATTCTAGCTCTATTACGTCTTTAAATGAATTATATGATATTATAAATACCGATGATTCAAATATTGAAGAAGAAGCTTCTAAATTACAAAGAGGAGATATTATTAAATATGAAGAAAATGGAAGACAATATGTAGGTGTTGTATCTAAAGCTGATATAGTTAATAATATTATTGAAGTCCCAGGTTATTATAGAACAGATGGATCTATGGATACATTTAGAAAAAATATATCTTTAGATCAAATAATATATATAGGTTTTGCTATTAAACCTAATTACGAATTAGGGATAATAGGACACAGTGATATATCTGATTATAATAATAAAAGAGTATCTAGATTATATGATATGAACCATTCGACATATGCTTTATCATACGAAGATGCTTTAAAAAAATCTAATATATTTAACAAATCTACAAATTGGACTCAAGTTACTGAGGTTAAATATATAGTTCCTAAAGATTCCGATTTAAATTTTAAGGAAAGATTTAAGGATTCCAAAGAAAAAGGAGTAGAGAATGGAAGAGCTGTGATAATTACAGACTCTATTAATAATTTAATTAAATCTGGAGATTACATAGACTTAACGGAAGAATATATAAAACAAAACAATATAAATTCCAAAGATGGAAAATTATATGGATTAAGAAAAACTATCTACTCTAATGATACACAATATGAAATTCAATTGCCCAACGCAACTGGATTTAATTATGTATCTAAAGTATCCCAAATAGATCCTAACAAAATAGCAGACATCTTAAAAGTTCAAGATGTCGTTAAATTACAGTATGAATCTAATGGGAAAAATAAAACTACCAAATATTTAAGAATATTATCTAAGTCTGATAAAGGAATAAAATTAGAGGCAGAGATCTTAGGATTAGATGGAAAATCATATTCTAATAAATGGAATATAAATTTTAAAGATCTTGCATCTGGAAAATATAAAATAATAGAACTTTATTATCCATCTAGTCAATCTAGAGGGAAGGAAATAAACAACATACTAAATAATATAGAATTTGTTCCCAAGGATCCTAAATACTTTATCCAGACCTTAGATAAATTTAATAGAAGAAAAATCTTAAATAGAATTATTTCAAATATAAATTCTACATATAACAATATAATTACCACGATAGATGATGCAACTATTAAAGATTGGATTGATAATAAAAACCCAGAGATTACTCCTTATATAGCCAATAAACTTCGTCAATCTGGAGCATTTATTTTAGGTAATAAAGTATATGTTAATATGGATAAGGCTTCATTATCCTCTCCTATACATGAGCTTATGCATATTATAATGGGAGTTATGAAGCAAACTACTCCAGATAGGTATAATCTATTAATAGATAAAGCTGCTGAATTACCAGGATTTACTGAAAAGTATAGAAAAGTAATGCAAAATAGAGTTTTATCAGATGCAAAAGAAGAAGCATTTGTGGATGCTGTAGCTAAGTCTTTACAAGGAGTATTTAGTTCTAAAGATTTTAATATTAATAATCTATTACAATCTACTAACTTCTTTAATGACTATCTAAATATTCTATCTAATGGATTAGAATTAAATATTTCAGAAGTTGGAAATAAGAGTGCAGAAGTATTAAGCAGAGAATTATCATCTATGCCAATAGAGAAATTAGTAATGGAATTTAATAGTTTACTTGCACAATCTTCAAATCCAAACTATTCATTGTTTAATACAGATGCTTTAAATAAAGCATTTTTGCATAGAACAATAAATAATATAAAATCATCATTACTGAAATCTGGTAATTTAATTGAAAATTGTTAATATATGGCATGTAAATATATATTAAGTATTAATGGTAAGAAAGTTACAGAAGTTAATACCGAAAGAGAATTAGAGAAATATATAAAAGACCATTATGATATTTTGGCTAGTTATAATCAATTCAATGATATTGTATTTGATGAAACCAATACTGCCCAATCTAATATGAAGTCTAAGATATTAGCGTTAAATACTGTAGGGAATACTTCTACAGTATTTAATGAATATACTCAAGAATATGAAATAACTGCACCCAAAAAGTTAGCTATTACTAAGGCTATTTCTAATTGGAGAACTCCAGAAGGAAGTAGAGTTGTACCAGAATTTATAGAGTCTGAGTATATTAAGAATGAAATAGAACATTTAACAGCAAATGGACTTAGTGAAGAAGAAGCTACTAATATAGTAAAAGAAAATATAAAAAACTTTGAACATATAGCAAAGATTGGAGATAAAGTACATAAAGTTGCAGAAATGTTCTTTTCAGACAATGTAAATACAGATGACATTTATAATGTAGTAAATCTTCCCAGAGAAACATTAGATAATTTAATAAGATCTTTTAGTTCTCTGAAAGATGTTATATCTGGAGGTAAGCATTATGAATTTATTCCAGAAGTTTCATTAGAAACATCGGATGAGAATTCTGATCCTCTTATTGGTAGAATTGACTTACTTACAATAGACGATTTTGGCCATGTAGATATTTACGATTTTAAGGTATCTACTAAACCTATATCTGAATGGAGTTCAGCTAAAAAGATAAATGTTGACTATCAGTTAGCCGCATATAGGGCTTTATTAGCTAATAAAGGCATTCCTGTATCTACTATGGGGTTAAATATTATACCTGTTATAATAAATAATCCAGACTATGAAAATGAGTCTTTTGATTCTTTTGAATTAGGCAATACAGAAAATAGAATTATTACTAACTTTGATAATTTAAAATATCCTAGGGGTACATACACAAAAATTGTTAGTGAGCATATATCTTCAAGTGTTCCTAGAGTAAATATAAGTTCTGATTTTACATATAATGTAAATAATTTATCTGAAATCGCATTTGGAAAAATATCTTCAATTACGGCAGAAGAATTCAAAAGAAGATATGTGAAGAAAGAAGGAAATAAATGGTATTTTAAGGATTACATACATGGAAAAGAAAATAAAGAATTTCCTAACATTATATCATACTCAGAATCTGAATTGATGGATAATATTAAATCATATTTAGCAGAAAAGGAAGAATATGATCAAGAGGGATATTTTATAAATGTTTGGAAACAATTCTCTCAATTAAAGAGAACTGGTAAAGAACTGGGAAGTAGAGATCCTTTTTCATTTAAGGATAGTAATGTTCATGCATATTTAACAACAATATTTTCTTCATTTATAGATAATGATTCTTATGTACTGCTAGAAGATTTTCCAGAATTAATTCAATTAGGAATTTATCCATTTTTAGATACTGGAACAAATATTATCAATTTTGTTACAATGTCTAATGTGGATAATAAACATAATTTAAATTTACAATACAAATATAATAGTATTCTTGCAAATGTAGCCTCATCATCAGCAACTAAAAATCTCAAAGACGTAATGACTGCTACAGCTGGTAATGCCAAATTATTACAAACATTATTAGCAATTAATGCTTTATCAGACCAATTATCTAACTATCAAATAGGTAATATTCAAGTAGTAAATCATAAATTAGGACAAGCTGAATATGCAGATTTAAACCAACTAAGAAATAATTTCAAATATTTAACTAATAGATTAGATATTGAAAATAATTTTGAAAACGGAAATTTACAATTTGCAGATCCGTTGGAAGCTATTAAAGTATCTCTATTAGGAATACTAAATAGAGATAGAACAGAAAAAACCAAATTAGCAAGTACTCAAATATATGATTTATATTCCGGTAATTTAAATAACATGACTGGAGAGCATAAAATTAAAATGCTGCGTCAATTACAAGAAATACTTAAATCAGCATATCCTAAAGTAAACTTTAATAAAGCTGATTACTCTAACGAATATAAAGTGGTATATGATAAATTATCCCAACTAATATTACATTATAATAATATATACTTTAATCTTGACCATGATATTCACGACATAGGATTAAATCTAATAGATTTAAAAGAAACTTTACTAATCAATGGGTATTTACTAGACAACCCTGAATTAGTAAAAAATCCAATAATGAAGTCTATTGTAGATACTACAGAATTAGGATTACAAAAAATTAGAACTGAGTTTGATAAATATAAAGAGGAATCTTTACAACGAATACTTGACTTCTATAAATCTAAGGGATATACACAATTAGGTAGATGGACAATTCAAGACTCTACTAAATCATTTGATAATATGTTTGAACGTGATTCAAATGGAAATATTACATCCGAATTTAAGGTAAAAAACCCATACGATCCAAATTCTACATTATCAGATGCAGAAAGAAAATGGCTTAAATCATTCCTATGGACTATAAATAAAACTAGAACAGGAATAAAAGATCCCAATGTATCAGAATCTACAGCGATAAACACTCCAGAAGTGCAAAAACTTATTGAAAGTGGGCACTATTTTGATGTTCCTTTATTAAGAGGTACAGCATTCACCCAATTTAAAAATAAGAGTTATTCTAATTGGATAAAAGATAAGTGGAACGAAGCTGCGGATATAAGAAGGATTACTGGATTACAAGAAAAATATATTCAAGAAGATATTTCAGATTATACTGAAATGTATAATTTTTTAAATATCACAGAAAATAGAAGAGCAGAATTACTATCTGAGAAGGAAATTACATACTGGGAAACTAATCTTGAATTGGTTGAAGATGTATTTGCCCATGCCTCTATTAGGAAATCAGTATTTGATGAACTTCTTCCATTTATTCATGATATGAGAAATGCAGTAAATCTGTATGCATATGATGGTAAAATTCCAATTGAAGACCTTCAAAAACAAATAGATTTATATGTTAGGACTGTAATATTTAATGAACCTGGTCCCCAAGGTGCAGAAAGACAGAAAACATTAAAGATTATAAATACATTTGCAGCAGTTACTAGATCTATGATGCTAGGGTTAAATCCTAATTCACTATTTAGAGAACCTATTCAGGGGTTTTATATGATGGCTTCAAGAGCTGCTAACAGAGTATTGGGTGCTAATTCATTTACTGTTAATGATTTAAGAAAAGCATACACTAGGTTTATGAGAGATGGAGGGGGTCCATTTGGAGATAACTGGTCTATGCTAGAACATTTAAATCATTTATATGGTATGACACAGATGGATGTTAATGGATTACCTTATATGCTATACTCAGATAGAAAAGGTATTAGAGGATTAGCGAGAAGAGCACCTTACTGGGCCACGACTGCCCCAGATTTTTTAAATCGTATGGTATTCTTAACAGCTCAAATGTATCATGATGGGGCAATAGATGCTCATTCTATAGTAAATGGAAAATTAGTGTATGACTGGAAAAAAGATAAAAGATATTCTGAATTTGCTAAAGGCAATAAAACACATCCAGACTACAACAACCAAAAAGCTGCCTATTATGCACATTTACAGCAATTTAATAAAGAAGGATACAATCTCAAATTTAATGAATCCAATCCAGAAGCATTGCCAATGGCATATACCACAGCAGAAAAAAGAAATATTAAATCCTCTTCTGATTCACTTTTTGGATATATGGATCATGAGAACGCTATGGCTGTTAGACACACATTGATGGGTAAATTATTCTCTCAGTTCCAGATGTACTTTTCATCTACAAGAGAAAGATGGTTATTGGGTGGGACTGATCAAACTCCTAAAGGTGAATGGAAACAAAAAGTAAATGAGAATGGGGAATTATTATACTTAAAGGAAACTATAGATCCGGAAACTGGAGATATTACAATGGAGGAAACTACAGAAGTTACCCCAATAAAAGCACAGGAATGGACTGGAAGATTTATTGAGGGAATGGTTAATAGTTTTGCTTGGTATATGAAATATCTTTTTAAGAATGGCTTTAAGAAAAATGAAGAATTTGAAGGCTATGAACATCTTAGATATAGACAACAGAATATAAGACAAGGATTTACAGATATTATCTGGCAAGCATTAATGTTAATGATGTTAAGACTTATATTAGGAAGTATTACTGAAAAAGAAGGAGATATTGACAAGGGTACTAAAACAATATTAACACAAATGTTTCAACGATCTACAGATGAATTAAATCCAGGTGCAGCCATTGCTCCTATATTATTTATGAAATCTGCTACTATTGAAGGAGTCCAAAACTTATATGATGCTGGAGCTAAATTAGTAGAGGGAGAATCCTCCTTTGGTAAAGAAGCGGTTAGAAATATAGCTGTCTTAAGAACACTTGATAATTTTATATCCTCAAATGAATAAGAAAAAAAATAACCCTACAATACCATAAGGTACTGTAGGGTTAGAAAAAGAAATACCTGTATAATACTATTAAGTACTATACAGGTATTTTTATTATGAACTAAAATATGTTAGATAATCAGATATTGCTGTCTGATTAGAATCTTTTTTGTCTATTCCTTTCAAAAGTAAATTAGTCAATCCTTTTGCTCCACCCAAATGTGCGGCTCCTAATATACCATATTCGGTTAAAGGAATTCCATTCCAATTTCTATTTACATTAGAATTAATAATTGTGGATAATTGACTTTTATGTTTATCAGTGTATTTAATAATTGCATTAATCTGATTTTTCCAATCAGACATATATTCATCTGTGGTCATTCCAACATCCTGTAATGCTGCATCTCCCATTTGAAATAATCCCTTATATCCTTGTTTGTTTACAATATTAGGATTAAAATTGCTTTCCCTTTGAGCTAGTTTTATTAAATAATTTTTATAGTTATCATCTATATCCAACCCTTTAATGTATGTAGTAATTTCTTCCTTTTGGCTTGGGATTTTTTCAGTTTTCTTGGATTCGGCACGTGAATTATCCTTAGGCTTAGTGAATATTATTGGGTTGGACTTTTTAGTGATTGGTGTAGATTTAGCTATTTGTGTTGGAGTACTATCTGTTACAAATGAAGTCGAAGTGTTTAAGTCTTCCAAAGGATCTAATTTTATTCCTTCATTTTCCAATCTTTGATAGAATTCTGTATAATCAACATATGGGGTCTCCATCACTTAATAATTCTATAGTTAATATTACATCATTAATACTATCTATATTTAACCGAGTCCAACAACATCCATTCAATCCTAATTCAAATGTATTATTTACATAAGTAATACATACACTTGGATTTATATAATAAATCATTGACTCTGGAATCCCATCTATAAAACCAAATCCTAAGGGTAATAAATCTTTAGGTTCTATCATAGTGTTAAGTTATCAGCTGTTGGTTCAATAGTGTTTCCTGTAGAAGGATCTTTACTAGAAGGATATGGATCAGGTTGATTTAATCTCTTTAAATCCATTCCCAACCACATTACTGCTTCCTGTAGCTTTGTAATACATAAACTTCTTTCTCTACTTGCAGGAAGAGCTTTAACTTCTTGAATCTTTTCATCTATTTCCTTCCTAAGCCTTTTATTTTCTGTTACTTCATTAATCATATATTTTAAATTTTAATTTTAGACATTATTTCATTTTTAATTAATGAATGAATTTTTACTAATTTATCTGTCCAATAAGGCCCAATACAGACGTTTTTAAGCACTTTTGTGTTGAAATCGACCTCTTTATACAGGGGAATATTTAAATCCTCACAATGCTTAATTATAGTCTCAATTTGGTTGAAAGGTATATTATCTAAAACTACTGTCTTACATTTACCTTTTAACCAATAAACTACTATACCATTTGGTCTAAATTCACCATTTATGATCAAACCCACTGTTTGGGACTTTATCTTTTTGATAGAAAACAATTGAAGAAAACCTTTTATAATAGAGAATATAGTATCTTGGATTATGTTATTCGCTGTATCTTTATTAAAGATAACAACCGAATAAACATAATCCTTAGCCTGTAAATGTGTTTTAGAATCTAAATTAATTAAAGACATTATGATTAAGAATCAAATTTATATTCATATACATCTCCTAATTCTAATAAATTCTCAGGAAATTTATATTCAGTATCTTTAGATCTAACTAATTCTTGATTTATAAAATCATATAAATTTTTAAATACACTAACAGTATTAAGATCTAAAAATGTATAATCATCAGGAAATTCTACAAATTCCCATTGATAAGATCCATAATCTAATTGTAATAAATGATATTCAATGAATCCATCTTCAGGATTTTCTATAAGAATAAATCCTATAGAATCTCCTAAGATATATACTCTTTGATCATCTAAATTATATTTAAATCTTAATACTACATTTCTATTAATATTTGAATAATCATATTTACCTTCAATAATAGATTTAGGATTATTTAAATCATTATTAATAGTATTTGTTAATTCAAATATTTCATATTCTCCCAATTTCATTTATTTTGGAACATTAAAGTTTCTACTAAATAGTATATTGCGTCTAATTGTCCATCTGTAAGACTTATCATTTTTTCATCTATAGCTATATCATAACCTTCCCCATTTGTCCACTCTGTAACCTCAATAAAGGAATTTTCTTTAGCTAAATAGTCATATTTCCTAAGACTATCTGATACAGATTTTCTTTGAGTAATTTCTAATTTATTTTCCATTTATAGTATTTATAAAAATTTGTGTGATAATATCTATATTCATCGTTATTTGCTTGTATACATCCCACTTCTCCCTATCTTTGTCATTAGGCCAATCTGAGAGAATAATTTCATATTCACACCTTGACCACCATTGATATTTACTTTCTTTAATAATAAAGTCTTTAAGTTCTTCAAAAGTGGATGGTTTATCGTTGGATTCGTCATAACATCTTACCAAATAAGGTATGATGTCATAAGGGACCATTTTCTTACTATTAAAATCGTAGATAATTACATTAAATTTATTCATATTAAATTTCTTTTAATAAATTCTTCATGCAAAGGATGAGCTAATATATAAGCATCAGGGTGTGCATGATCTTTATCATCTCTTAACTTAAAGAAATGTTTCCAATCTGAAACGAATCCAGTCATTACTAATTCAGTTTTAAGAGCATTAGGTAATACTTGTCTAGCTTGTTGTGGTTTCCATTCTTCTTTAAGCAATCTAAAATAAGACTTTTCAGCATTTTCTAAAGCATATAAAAAAGAATCATAATTAGAAGATTTATTTATATATCCTAAACTAGCATCAAAGTCAGTATTATTAGGGTCAGCTCCTACTCTGTATCCCAATCCATCATGCCAATAAGCAATTCCTTCAGGAATATTCAACCAAGATGGGATAATGAAAGTAATTTCATTACCAAACTTATCTTTAGAATAATTACAATAACGGGTACTTTCTTGAGCAAAACTGAATACTCTATGTCTACAAAAAGATTGTGATCCAATTCTATCCATAGTAAACTTTACAGTAATTCTCTTTTCATGATATTCTGTAGGTTCACATAGATATTTTAAATCATCCAACCAGCCATTCTCTACTAAGACTCTATAATTAGTAGTTATGACTACAGATCCTTCAATAGCACCTAAAAAACCTTCAGTTATGCCACGCCCAGGTTGTATTTGTACTGCTTTAGAATAAGGATTTTCTCTATATTTATTCCAAAGATAATAAGCCCTACTAATTGAATCATATTCTGTTGTAAAATCATAACGAAGATATACAGTCCCATGTTCTAATACAGAGAAATGTTGTTTATTTTTTAGCATCTCAATAAACTTCTTATAAGAATCTTCTGTTATTTTATTTTCACTTTTCCAGCAAACTCTCCCTACTTTTTCTATTTGTTTATACATTCCTTCTTCTCCAGTAGGTTGTTCGAGTATCTCAAATGAGGATTTAATTAGTTTCATTGTCTTTAAGATTTGTTTTATTTAAATCAATAGATTTTTTACATACTGGACAGCTTATAAGTCTAAGTCCAGCTACTGTAGTAATATCTTCTGGTTCTATTTCAAAGATACTTTTACAGTAAGAACATTCCATAATCAATTTATTTCCTTTTAATACTTTCATACTAATCTATATTACAGTATAATGTAGTATCTGCAACTATAAACGCAATAAATCTAACATAATCTCTGTTTTCTTTTAATTCTTCTAAATAATCCTTTAAACTTAATATTTCAGAAATTATATCATAATTGCCATTAGCGTATTTTTCTAATTCTGTAATTCGTTTAGATACACTATTAATACTTGTATCCATTACATCTAATATATGTTCAAGATCTGAGTATTCTAATTTTGTATATTTATTTTCCTCATTCCCAATAAATGCTATATTTAGATTATCATAGAATATAGAATATAATTCATTAGATCTACTAAAACTAGTAAGAAGTAACGGTTTTTCTTCTTCGATATTCCCTTTTGGGATATAAAAATTTAAATAACTACTCATTATGGTATATATAAAATTGTGGGATTATTCTTATGTATATCTATATCAGGATATTTCTCCTTAAACTTAGATAAATTAAATGCTTTCATAATAATATGACTTCCATTTTTAGTTGGAACAATAGTGACAAATTTATTACCAATAGGTTCACATTCTTGTTCTATAAACCTAATCATATCATTATGCTTCCTTCCTAATTCCTCGTCTATATCAATTATAAATGTAGGATTAGATTCATGTTTATATTGACCACATACAGTTGTGTAAGCTCTATGAATATGTTCATAGTCGTCATTCATTATATGATCAGTTATATTTTTTAAAGTTGCAAGTCCAGTTCTTCTAAAAGAACGTCTATTGAGATTAATATATGCTCTACTATTTGTAGCTTTACATATAGCTTTAATTTCCTCCTCGTGTAAACGTAATTGTTCTACACTTTTAATAAAGTAACTTCTTATTACTCTATTATTAGATCCTAAATTTGCATTTTCCTTTTTTCTTTGAATCAGTTGAAGAAAATAAAAATCATCAGCTGATTCAAATATTAAAATGGAAGCAATTAAATCAAAGTTGTCTATCATGCTAGAAAAGATTTAACTATATTAGATACTAATTTACCATCCACTAGAGGCATTTCAGACTTAACAGCCTTAATGATATTCCCCATTTCTTTTTTAGGACTAGGAATGGGGAAATGGGTTGTTATGTATTCTTTAATATCATCTTCCGTTGGAGCTACAGGAAGTAACTTATCTAAAATCTCTATTTGTTTAGACTCTATAAATGCCAAATCAGATCTTCCAGCATTCTTATATTGTTCCATGCTATCACACTTAAATAGTTCTCGGATTCTTCTTCATAAATATCATCAGAATCTGCCCATGAAACCCAATCATCACCTACACCACAATCCCCAACAGCATCGGTTAGAAATGCTGTTAATTCTCTTTCATAATTATTGGCCCTTCCACTTGTTTTTATCATTAATATATAACAAGTTTCAGATGGAAGTCTCAATATATGTAAATCTTCAATTTTCATTTTCTACTTAACTTATTTAACCAATAAAAATATCTATCATCTAAAATCCTCCAATTTCTTTTCTTAAATTTATTCCAAATTTTCTTGTATTTGACCCAAGGAATATGTTTAAAATCCATAGTATAATCACTATAAGTATAGTCATTTATAATAGTCTTAGGATTAGGAAGTTCTAGATAATCTAGATCATTATATAATTGAGATCGTAATGAATTTTTTATTGATGACCTAGTATTTTTCCAATAATATTTCTTCCAGCCTTTGTCCTTATAAATTGGAAGTTTTCGACTTCTGCTCATAGGTATTATATTAATTGATATTCATTATCCTCTTTTAATCTTTCTGTATTAATATCCTTACTTGTCTCAATAACAAAATAATCCAGCCAAGATTCTACAGTATCATTATAAAGCTCAGTAACATACTCTTCGTCACTTTCACTAAGCTCATAAGTATCAAATTCATCTTCATTATCTATAATATTTTCCTCTATCAAATAGTCTATAGCAACCTCATCATAAGATTTAAGTCCCTTCATCCCAGCGTAACTTTCATACTCTTCAATGGCTAACTCATAGGCTATTTGTGTAGCATCATCAAAAGTCTTACAATCAATGGTTCCTTTGTACTCAGCACCTCCAAAACCTCCACCTAATCCTGCATAAATATTATATAGCATGTTTTTAAGTTTTAATATTAATAATTTTAATCAGGATAAATTTCCTTATTATTTAATTTAGATTCTATAACATCTAATCCTAAGAATCCATCATTATAATATACTCTAGTAGTTTTATACTTTTCTTTCTGACATTTTATAATGACTTGCAGTTGTTCTCTAGTAGGAATAAATTTTGGATATGGTAATAACCATCTTCCTTCGGATAATTTAATATATCCAAGAAGTTCTATTCTTCTTCCATTAGTAAAAATTCCAACAGTTTCGGAATCACTCTCAGGAGTCTTTATCTTTTCATAAAGTAAGTCATCAAATTCTACATGCTGTAAATCTGGACATCCATAGAATGTTCCATCTGGAGCAATCCAACCACTATTCCATATAGATTTAACTATGTCATCAGGAATAGTTTTATCCTTTTTGGCTGCATATGTATCTTCTTGAGCTTTTCTATGTTCTGGTAAATAATGTAATCCATTAGACCCAGTGATTTGTAAGAACTCAAGAGCTACCATATTATTATCTAAAGCAAGTCTATTAACTGCATGAAGGGGTTCGAAATTCAAATCCTCATAAGTTGGAGTAGAAACTTGTTTCCTAAGAACAGCTATTTTACCAGCACTCTGGGTAAATTTAATCTCTTCTTTTTCCCTTTCATGTTTTATATCTAATAAAGCTCCTATTAAGGATTCATATTTATTTAATTCAAAACCCAGATCTTCTCCTACTAATTTAACAAATAAATCAAATTCAGAAAATAAGGAATTGTATTCTGAACATGCATTAATAACATAAAATAGATATTTACTAACATCAGAAGAATCATATATGTCAATATTTGTATTATCTATATATTCCTCTGAGTAATGTTGCAAGCCATAAGAATATCCAATAATACTAGATACAATATCATCTAGTCTGGATTTAAAATTACGATTAATAGAAGTTATAGAATATTCTTGTAAATCTGAATCTTCTGAATTATTATATTCTAAATCCATCCCACCTGGAGAGTCTACAAAATATGCCTTTCCTAAACAAATATCAAGTAAAATATCATCAGTTAATCCATCTATCCCAACTTGTAATTCTCTTAATTTAGATATCCTTAAATCAATCCAATTTTATTGTATAAAAGTGTTTATTGATTCTGCATACATACTTATATCTTATATATCTTACAATAGTAAGGATTGTTTATATCTATATCAGGTTTTCCATCATTTATAAACCTAACATATTTAATACACCATAAGGCGTTAGTTTCTAAATCTGCAACCACCAATCTCCAAATGTTGTCATATGTGTTACTAGATATTCTTTCTTCACATACAAACTTACAATTTAGCTTATCATTATAAGGATGTTTAGAATCCATAGCTAATATAGATAACCACAAATCCTTGGATATTGGAATCTCTTTAATCTTATTCTTCATTTCGCTCATCATATATAATTGGACAATCTATATATTCTTTAGCTTCCTCTTCATCTATTTCATCTATTGAAACAGTGTAATAATCCTCATATTGAAATTCGAAATCATTCTCCCAATCTTCTTCACTATCGTATCCAAAGTCTGAATAATCATGCCCACATTCTGCAAACTCATTATATGCCCAATTATCTACAGTATCCCATAGAGATTCACACTCTTCTGTGGCGTATGCTAATGCATATGAATCCTCACCACACCAATCTGTATCAAAAGAAATTAAAAATATTTTCATATATTAAATTTATCATTTAACAAATCTTCATCCTCTTCTTCAAAAGATTCTGTCTCCAATTCCTTAAAGATTTTTCTTAATTCTCCTTCTGGAATATTATCTATTTCATCTAACCAATCATTGACTATTTCTTCTTCATCATCGTATGAATCAGGAATATCATCATATAAATCTATCATATAATTTAAATTTAAAGATTATAAACATATCGTTTTATTAATTCTCCTGATTTTGAATATAAATTCTCTATCTGTATACCATATTTACCTGGCTGACTACCAATTCTATCTATCACATATTCAAAACTAAAAGCTCCAGATTTGAATAGTTTATGTATTATTTCCAATTCTTCTGAAGTAGGTTCTCTTCCTAATTCTTTATCTACATACTCTATAATAATAGTATAAAAATCTTCAGTAGAAAGTTTTTTGTCTTTAAACAGCCGTTCTAATTGAGGTTTGATTGTCATATCTTAATATTTAAGTGGTAGTATTAAAATACTACCACAATAATTTTATGTCTTTTATGAAAACACAACAAATATTCTCATACACAGTTTTTATCTTTTCTTCAATACAGCTATAGTTTAGTTCTGAGTAAGTTAACTCAAGAATTGCTGTATAAACGTATTTTTCAGTACCTTCTACTCCTTCGAAAGAGATAAAGAACTTATGTGTTAATATTATTTCATCATTCATCTTCTGGTCTTAAATGTTTAAATACTGGCTGCAATGGAGTTCCATCATCACTTAAATAAAAGAATGATACAGTCCCCATTTTACCTATAATTTTATCCATGTTATCTACATATTCTTGTTTAGCTAATCTATCACCCATTGGTTTAGCCCTGAATCGTCTTCCATATTTAGTCTCCATTACAAAACACATATCCTCTACAGGTCTTAATCCAGGTTCCCAACCAACTATAAGAAATTCAGCATCCTGGTATTCTTTGACTTTGATCATGGAAGCAGTTCTCTTACCATATCCATACACAGCATCAAGTCTTCTAATAACAATACCCTCGAACCCTTCATTCACATAAGTATCATGTTTCTTCTTGATATTTAACCATCCAGAAATTGGAACATGCTCTACAAATTTAAGATTTTTAGATTCATTTATAATAGGTTCTAATTCCCAAAGAATCTCTAACCTATCCATAAATATTTTCTTATCATCTGCAATATCATAAATCCAATACTGTAAACTTTCTGTTCTTTCCAAATCTGCTGGATTGGTAATTTTTTCTAGTCTAGCTGTACCGGATATTCTTTGCAAAGACCAACCATGAACATATAATTCTCCATCAAGAATCACCTTTGGATATAATTCAAATATTTTTCTTATAGAAGGGTCAAATAAAATATGTCGTATAGCACTATCATAATTTTGTCCACCTCTGGATGCCGATCTTACAATCCACTCACCATTATCGAGGTCTTCTCTATATAATAATGCTCTCACACCATCAATTTTTCTTGATCCGTAATATTCTTTATCAAATGCTTTAGTAGCTACATCCTTAGAGGATTTAGCTAGCATAGGTTTCGGAATACCATTAGAGTCTGTCTTTACTAATGGAAGGACTTGGTTTATTTCATCAATAGAAATATCTTTAAGTTTCTTCTTATTAAATAACTCTTTTACATCTTTATATCCTTTATCTAAATACTTTTTTAACTGAGATTTATATTCTAGAATTCCTTGCTCTAAAGGAGTTCTTTTAGCTTTCCCTTCAGTTATTATCTTCTCTGGTTGGTCTGTTAATTTACCTCCTAATAAACCTGTTCGTTTATTAATAGTAAACTCACATGCATTTCTATCCCATTCACCAGTAGCATAAACTACTCTGACTCTTCCATTAGAGTCTCTACTAATTAACTCAGTATAAAATGTAGTATCCATTTATTTTAATAGATATATATTGTTTCTAGCTCTTGATAAAGCTACATATTCTAATTGCCTAAACTCTTCTTTATTATAGCATTTCTTTAAGTCTGTAAAATCTATATATACATTATTAATTGAACTACCTTGACTTTTATGAGTACTGATTGCATATCCTAGTTTAATAGTTGCAGACTTAATTAATCTCCCATCATAAAACAAATCAAATGGAGAAGCAAAATATTCTTGCAATGCATAGTATTGCGCCCAAAGTTCTCCATACAAACTAGTTTTTTTAGGAGTATTTACTGCTCTAATTCTAGTACTTTCAAATAGGTTAATAAAGGATTGAAGAATAGAGGAATCTATTTTTTTAGAAATAACAAATATTTTGTTATATCCAAATGCACTATCAGATTCTGTATTTCCATAAATCATATCCTTTAGGGTTAAAATATATCCATCTAGAGGTAAAGGAAATATATCACTAGGTTCTTTTGTATGTCTTTGAACATCCGTTACTATATAATCTAGCGAATTATATATTTTCTTTATACCTCCTTCGGAATAATTGTCATACCCAGTAACAAATTCTCCTATACAATAATCCGTGGTTGGCTTCTTATATATTATACCATGCAGTAACTCATTGTAAGCATCTATTCTCTTATTTGTATATGTCAAAATTTTAATCTGGTATGGGTCTTCATTAGCAATTGCATTCTTATACTCCCTACATGCATTAACCACAAATTCTTTAGCATCTTTGGTTGTGTATAGTGATCCATAATTAGACTCAAAATCTTTAAACTCATATAGGGGCTTACTTCGTAGATCCTTTAATATATATAAAAGAGGAGCTTCATCCTGTTGCCTATATATCTTAGTTAACTCTATTTTGTTATCTATTTCAAATACTTTAGATATAGTTTCATCATTTACTCCCTTTAGTTGTGCCGAATCCGATTTGTTATATCTTTATTTATTATGAGTGATAAGTTCATAAGATATAACTCTATATATTTCTATATAGTCTAGACTATATTTTATTATATTTTGATTTATGGTTTAAAATAAAGTTTTCATAATCTTCCTTAAATGCCCAAAAGAAATTCTTGTGAGATTTAGCTTGTAATCTACACACTTTTCCTACTTCAGATGGAATAAATCCATCATCTTTTGTAGCACTTTGACTTTCATACACTTTTATTATACTATAATCCTGTTTACTTAACTGCAATATTGGTTTTTTATTTGTTTTTCCTAATTCAATTTTACATTCCCCTGAATCATATTCAGATTTATATCTATATATAAATCCTTTTAATTGATTCCGTTTATGTAAACATACTGCAGAGATAGCACTTGAAGTAGTATCTGCATCTTTGGCTGCTTCTCCCAGAGAATCAAAAGTAGATATAAGAGACCCATCCAAATCTAATTTAACTACTTTCTTAGACAAGGGATTACTTCCTCCAGTATTTCCATAATTGGGGTTTTGTTCTCCAAACAATTGTTTTCCAAAATAGTTCATTCGTTCCCCAGTATTCCAAATCTCAGGATGTAATTTATAATATTCAGATTTCCTTTTTTTGTCTTCCTCCGAATATACAATATTAGATCCTCCTTCTCCTCCATCGGTCATATTAACTAACAGTCCATCTTCATCCAATTGTCGTCTCTTGTATTTTGAGATTAAGTATATTTCTTTCTGACATGCTTCTTCTTTTGTCAAATTAATATCAACTATCTCAACTAAAAAATCATGTTGATTTACTATATTAATCCACCATTGATTTCTTCCGGATTTAGCTCTGGATATACACCTTTTTCCATGCCCCATTCCAACATAGAATAATTCTTTAGTATCTTTAGTATAATGCAAATATGTATAATATTTATCTGGATTATTTTTTAAAAATTGTTGGTAATTGATTATTCGTTCCTCTATTTTTAGTCGTTTCATAAATATGTCATATTAAAATTAATAATATGCAAATTTATGAAATATATCTTATAAATCAAAATATAAAACCACCTTTTCGAAATAATTTTATCAGAATTATTTCTACTCCCTCACGGGATAGTCGTTGAACGTTCCTTTTCAGGCTTCGCTGCTGATTGTCCAATTACATGGATTTTTATACCTTCATACTGATCCCATACCCAATTCAGGGGTTAGAGATTATATTGTAGTTCCATGTACTCTAAGGATGTTCCAGCAATTAAATGGTTATAGGCAATTTTTCTCACCTATATAAAGAAGTTTTACTCCTCTTTTTATGATTAACTCCTTTTGAATAAATTCATACAAATCGCTAGTAATCATACTACATTCGTCAATTATAATTAATCTAGGAATATGAATATATTTATCATTTTTTCTTCTATTAGTTAATCCACATTGAAATTCTAACTCCCTTAAATTTAATAATTGAACCTCTACATTAGGTCTAAGTTGGAGTAATTGATGTAATGTTAAAGTTTGGGTTTTAGTTAATTTTTCTAAACTTAATCTAGCTTTATGCGTGGGAGCACAAGCGAGATAATCATATGAATGATTTTCTAAATAACCTATTACCTGAGAAATACATGCACTCTTACCAGTTCCTGCTCCTCCTATTAATAACATTTCATTTTCTCCATCTCTGGAATTAATAAATTTAATTATAGAAGTAACAGCTTGTAATTGTTCAAAACTCAATTCAAAGTCCAGAGTGTGTAAGCCCTTTATTTCCTTTTGAATTTCTTCATCCTCAGATGAGGCTTTAGGTATATCTATATCATTATCGTATTCATTTAGATAATCATCATCATCGTCTTCATCATATTCATCATCCCAATCATCATTTGGTTCTATATCGCTTATATCAATGGTATTTGAATTTTTTTTGAATTCCGGTCTTTTGAAAACACCAAAATCTATCATAGTATTCCTGTACTTCCAAATCCACCTTTTCTATCTGTTTCATCTAATGAATCGGTAGGATTCCATACTATTTGATCTACTTTAGATAAAATAAATTGTGCAATTCTTTCCTTATGTTCAATCACAACAGGTTCTAATCCATGATTGATTAAAATAACACCTATCTCATGTCTATAATCACTATCTATACATCCTGGAGTATTTACACAGCTTATACCTTTTTTAAGAGCTAATCCTGATCTTGGTTGAATTCTAATTTCCCATCCTTCTGGAATAGCTACAAATAAACCAGTAGGAATTAATGCTCTACATCCTGGATCTAGAATTAAATAAGGAATTTGATTATCTTCAGTCTTAAATACAAACTGACAATTGCCAAAAGCTTTAATAGGTAACTCTGGGGTTATTCTACTAAAATCCGCCCTTACATCCATTCCTGCTGCTCCGTTTGTTTCATACTTAGGTAATTGATTCTCCGATTTATTTATAACATCGACTCTAACTTTTGCCATAGGTTTAAATTATTTCTTTTTAGACTTTCTAGCTAATCCTCCATTTGGGGAATTAGCTCTTTTTCCTTTTCCACAATATTTACCATCTCCTTCTTTAATCTTCTCTTTTATCTTAAATATTTCATCAAAATCATCTTTAGTCTTCCATAAGACATTTTTCATGCCTGAGAACCTATAACCTATAGAATTGGGAGTGATATTAACTATTTCTAGTGTAATATCTTCCTCCCTACCTTCTACAGTAATTGTATCATTGATTTTTAAATCTTCTGATGTCATACTCGTTTATGTAACAACCAACATTGCTTCTCTTTATCCGAAAATCCACAATATGTTATTCCAGTTAATGGAGATATATAAGTATCACAATATGGAACTAATAATTCTAAAAGATTATCTAAACCCTCTAAATCTGTAATTCCATAATTTTCATACAATAAATCTTCTAATTGTTCTGGAGTATTATCATCATCAGGAATAAGTTTGAGTGCATGACACAAAAGTTCATAACTTTCTAAATACATCATCGTACTTCTGCCTCAGTAATACTACAATACCTATAGTCAGTATATATAGTTTGTTCTAAAGAATTATAATATTCAAGCTCATAATTTGTTTGTTTTCTAAATATTTGGGCTAATTCTTCATCCCATTCATTACTATCTATACCTAACCCTTTATCAAAAAGAGAATCCTCAATTTCTAATACAATTTCTCGAAGTTTGTCATATAATTGTTCTTCTGATTCTGTTAAACAATTATCTTTTTCTATCCTCTCTTTATATTTAGATGCCTTCTCAAGAGAATCAAAAACTCCTTCAATACGAGAATATTTATCTTCATATTCTCCCCAATGTGATTCTACTATATAAACCTTCATTTCTTATATGTTTTTAGTATTTCTTTAATATCTTTGTTAGTTATTTCTTTATTTACTTCACCATAAGATACATAAACCAAATCTTCGGTTTTTTCAAATGTAATATTATTATCTATAATTTTTTCATCCGTTATCTCCATAAAAGGCAATTCTTTAGCAGCATACCTATTTAATACCACTCTTCCCTTCTTTGCCTCTTTTGGATAAGACATATCAAATATATGTATTTCTTCTTCTATTCCATCAAATAGTTCATCTATACATATATCGTTTATTAGACTATTATAAACAAAGTTTATTTTCATGCAAACCAAAGCATTATTAAGAATACTAAGTACGAAACTCCATTAAATTTTACTTGATTTTCAATGAATGTTTGCAATCCAGCATCTGATTCTTTCCGTATGTCTTTTACTAAAGTATCAGCATTAGTATAAATACGATAATGAAGATACACATAAGTAATAATAGCTATGCTTAATACAATTTTAATTAACATTCTTATAGTATTTTCTAGTTATATCATTGATCACTAAATCATAGTGATTAACGAAATCTAAAGTAGTGTCTGGTATATGAATAATTTCATAGACAGCTTGGTTAGTATTAGGATTAGATAAATCTCCAAATTCTTCCTTATAAGATCCGATCTTAACAAATTTAAATAGCCCTAAATTTAAATGTTCCAAAATAGAATCTGAATAATCCGACCAATATACTACTGTAAGAGGTTGCTTTGTTCTTACTCCTAACTCTAAAACAATCCTATTTATTCTATGAGCATCATTAATCAAATCATTAAGAATAATTGTAGTATATTTAGGTTTTAAATTATCTAAGATATCTTCAACTTTAGTGTTGAATGTTATATCTTGGATTAAATATTTATCTGTAGAATCACAGATATAAGGTACGATATAATTCATCATTCAATACTTAATATATCAGGATCTTCATCTAATATATCCTCATATTCATTTTCTATTACAACTGCATCTTGATAATATTCTCCATAATTCTCTAGAAAAATCTCTTCTGCCTCTTCTTTAGAATTAGCTTCAACCTCTACCTCGTTGATGGAATACCACTTTTCAAATACTCCAAATTTAATAGTATATGTTTTCATAATTTAGTTATTTCACATTGACCTCCACTACAAGCTCCTCCTGCCATTTCATCAGCATTTAGTAATACATTTTTCCATTTAACTTTAGTCCAATCAACTGGTTTATAGTTCTTAGTTATATCACACCAGTCGTGATAAAGTTGAACAGATTTAAGAGCATTAATCATGGTTTTATAATCAGATAAGAAATATTTGTCTGCATATTTCTTCATTCTCCTCATTATATCTCTTTTATTATTAAGATTATTCACATGATTAAATGCTGTTTTGTCTAGGTATCTTTTAACTTCAGCTATTGGGATTTCTACCTCGTTATCCATTAATTCCTCAATAAATTCATCAGAATAATTCAATTCTTGTAGCAATCTAGACCAGTTGTTATACTCTTGATTACTTGCATGAATCCATTCATAATGTGGTTTATCTAATAAATCTGGATTTTCTGAGACATTAATCTCCTTTATAAATTCTTTAGCATCAGCTGTGGTTGCATATAATTTTTCTCCGATTCCATTAAAGGTATCACAAGCCTTCCATAAATTTCCAAATATCTTTTCTGCATCTACAATTAATCCAGATGCAAAAATAATTCCTTCTCCATATTTATCAATCAATTCCGATGGGAGTAATACTTCTGTATATGGAGGTTGGTTAAAATCAAGGTCTCCTGATTGAGGAATAAACGAAACTCCTGCTAAGGTATATCTATTATCATAAATATATTTAGCTACAACATCCCATTGATTATCTGGAACAATTACAGTATTGGAAACATTATTTTGGATTGGATTATTCTCAATTCTATTTCCAGGAACAACCCAATTATTATACAATGTATGGACAACTTCTAATTGTTTTAACCCTAAAAGTTCTGATTTTAATACTACATCATCATCTTCTTCTATAGCAAACATTATACAATCATCTGTGTGATTATTAGACCATATAGATTCTACTACAGATTTAGGATTAACCTTTTTATAAATCTTCCCTGCTTCTTCCTCTTTATTTACTTGTACTCTTCTAATATATCTTTTAGCATGAGCACCATGACAACCTGGTGTATTGCCAGTCATAGAAGAAAAATTACCATCCATGTATATTCTATCTAGTTCGCAATACTAGATACGTTCTCTTATGAACTGCTATATGTCACCATATAGATTAGACTATATCATCATCTTTCTCATTAGAGTTAAGATGCTCCCCACTTCCATCACCATCAGCTTGTGATGTACTCTCTTTCGAGATAGTCGTTGAACCTTCCTCATTAGAGGCTTGGCTGCTGATTGACTTAATAGAAAAATCTACTAATATACTTTTATCAGTTTTTTTGAATTTTTCTTTAAGTGTTTCCAGCAATTCAAGGAGTTTTTGTCTTATCTTCTCAGATAAGATGCCCAATAAATTAATTTTGCCTAAATGTAAATTTTGATGACATGAATCACATAAACAAATTAGATTATCTGAAAAATGAGCATCTTTTGGCTTATCAAATAAATAATAGCTTATTATATGATGTACATTTAGATTATGTTTGTCAAAACATCCACATATTGCACATTCATTATGTATTTGAAGATATTTATTAGAAATAGTTTTCCATCCTCCCTTATAACAAACTCCAGATTGAGATCCAGTAGTGTAAAAATGATTTCTTTTTCCTGTAGAAACTACTGATCTATACTCCTCATTTGACATTATGTCAAAATTGTTTATATCTAGATTTAGAAAGTTCCCATCTTTTGGAATCATTACATATCCGTCTGGAAATAATTGCTTATTATATAATTCCCATAATATTATATGAGCCTTTACTTGTCTCCCAGAAGATGCCCTTGGATGACATTGTATAGAAATAACATATCTTGCAACTTTTTTCTCTTTATCAGCATAATTAAGTACTAAATTATTTTTTAATTTAAACTCAATCGCCTGTTTTAATTTGGGAACATCCCACCAATGGGATATTTCAGATTTATATTTCTCTATGATCCTAGAGTTATAATCTGACATTTTGGGATATGGAAGTGTTATATTATTTTTTCGTAAGTAACTATTTATATTTCTAATTATATTATCTTCTTTAGGTAAACCTATGAGATCACAAATTTCTTTAGCAGAGAACATTTCATTTTCAACAAGATTTTTTAAATTCTCTATTTTTTCTAATTTAGTTATTAATTCTGTTTTCATATTTTGTATATTTTATTATATACAAATATATAAAATAACATCACTTAAACCTAATCATTTAACAAAATTTAACTATTTTTCTAGGCTTAACAGTAGTGGTTCTAGTAGCTATATTAATATTTAATGCTTTAGCGATTTTAGTATTTTGATCTAATACCACTTTAGCACCATTTCTTAATACCTTAGGATCTAATAGTATTTCAGGGTTACACATAATTCCACTAATAGAGACTCCAATCAATGGATCAGATTTAACTAATTCCTCAGTTACTTCTCCTAAGAATGGAAACTCATTATATGCAGCTTGTATGGTAGCTATAGTGGAAGCATGTTTACATGCAGAATAGAAGTCTTCTTCTGAATCTATATTCCTACCAGAGATAGTAACTAAATTACAGAATTGCCATCCAGTCTTACCATTAATAACTGGTTTAAATCCAATCTCTGCACAAGGGTTACAACCTAAGCCTTCATCACTTCTCCAAAAGAATCCAGGTTCTCCAAATTGCTTAGTAGCATTAAATATCTTATAAAACAATTCAATTGGAACCTTATCTCTATCTAATGCAGCAGATGCATTATATCTAGCCCTTTGAGGATTTGTATAAAACCAATCACCTGTTTTGGAATTAAACATCTCTTCATCTTCTGGATCAAATAAAATAATCAATGCGGATCGTCTTACTCCACCAGACAATACAGAGTCTGCACAAAAAGCTATAATATCAGCTACATTTAAAGGAGTAAGTTTTTTAGTAGTACTATGCACCTTATCCAATAAAGTTTGTATTCTATCAATAGCTTTCTTTAATCCTTCTGGCCCTGGAGCAACAAATCCTCCTGATATAAGGCTTCCATTTTTTCTAACTCCAGAATAATCAAACTTAGGATATGGAGTATCTTTAACAAAATAATATTGAATTATTTGATGAATGGCTAACGCCCATCCTTCAATAGAATCCTCAACCTTAAAAACTCTTGTTTCATCAGATAGTTTGTCCAGCATTTTGGGTAACTTATTTACATGCTTTCTTTCTACACTTACTCCAGCCCCACATCCACATAATAAAACCCACTCTATCTCTTTAAATACCTCTAATCTATCTGCATATGTAAAGGCACAATTATACTGTCTACAATGTTTCCTTAATATTGGATCTCCACCAAATTGTAATGCTCTTTGCGAACCATATACTTTTTCTTGTTTGTAGGCTTCAAATGCTTCCATGAAGTCATTGACAAAATCAGAATGATTTAATACATCTGGATGTTTCTTATTTAAATAAGTTATATGCATATTCATAATTCTATCTATAGATTCAGAGAATATCTCCTTTCTTCCTAAAATAGAATTATATCTCGCATACTTACTTTGAAAGATAAAGTCGTTTAATGCTGTACTGTTTGCCATTTAAATATTTAATAACATTTGACTTAACAACAGAGTTTTCTCTGCTGTGTTTATTATATCCTTAGAATCATGAGATATAATGTCAGTAAAGGCATTATATATCATGAACATACTTGCCTCTTCATCATCTGAAATATAATAGTTAGAATCTTCTTTAATAAATAAATCCTTATAAGCATCTATTGCGGTTGCAGTAGATAATTTAACCTTACTTAATCCGGAGTTATATTCATTTCTTAATACAAAATCGCACCATTTACCTAGTTGCTTTTGTATAGAATCTGAACTTCTATCTATGTAAGTATTCTTCATTTTCTTTAGAGTACTTTCTAAATCGGAAGTTAATTCCATTATATTCTTAATAGGAGAATAATCTAATTCCTCTCCTGGTTTTATTTCTTGAACATTCAAGAATGACGGACTAAATACACACAAATTAGTACATGCCATATTTAATCCTCCCCTATATAATTTATATATAGGTTTCCTCACATCTAATCCATAAACTAATCCAATAACTTCCTTATGATTCTCATATTCCCAATATGATTCTGGGAGGACTGCTTGGATGTATACTCTATTATAAGTTATATCTTTAGTATCTTCTGTTAAAGTTATTTGGTCTGGAAGTTTTACTTGACAAATGAAATTATCAGTAAATCTAGACATTTTATCTATAAAAGGTTCTACGTAATCTTTAGTAGGTAGATAATCCTTATTTTTAATTTTTGTTGCTTTTCCTTCAAGGAGCTTGTTAATGTTTATTTCCATTAATATTTAAAATAATAATACGATTCGTTTACATCAAAATTATCCACTATAAATAATCCTACATCAAAATATCTTATAATTACATCAAACTGATAATCAGTTAAATTTAAATAATCTTTAAGATATTCATTTATAGTATTATAATTATCACATTCAAATGCAAATCTATCTGCTATATAATTAAATGCATTGTCATTTATATTACCTAAATCTTTCCAATTAAGATTATAATTAAAATATAAATAAAGTCCGTATATAATATCATATATATCATAACTATAGTTTAAGCTATATGTATCTAATGTAGTTATAAATTTATATAATTCTTCTACATCTTCTTTATTATTAGGATAGTCTAAATCGAAATTATTTATTTTTATAAAATCTATTTCTGGATAATATTTTTCTAATTCTCCATTTTCATCCTTTGGCAATACCTCCCAAAAACTTTCGAAATCTTTGTAATCCTCAGGATAGAAACATTCATCTTTAAATTTTAGATACATAATATATAATTTTAATTATTCAGAAATAACACCAGAAGAGGTATTCCCGTTAGGAGAAACTTCCATAAAACTTACTCCCCATTTTGATAATTGAAAATTAGCAACAATCCAATTGGAACTTCCATATAAACTTGGAACAGTTATATATGTAAATGTCTTAGCACAAGTTACTGCGTATTGATGCAAATCCCCTTTAACTACATAAATATCCTTTTTAGCTGCTATTTTATTATTTATAATATAATTATTAAACCAAACCTCAGTTTTAGGATCAATAGTTAATGGGAAATTCTTAAATTGATTTCTAGAATCCTTACCATGTAAATATATAAATTTATTCCCATTTACATCAAAATAATCAATTGGATAATCACTTATATAACAATGAATATTAGGAATAGAGTTTTCCAACATATTAGCTAGAGCAATATTATTTATCCACCCCCAGTTTCCATCATGATTGGATTCTCCTATACATTTATAATATATTTTACCTTCTATATGTATATTATTTACTAAATTAGTAAAGAATTGTAGCATTACTTTTAGATATAATTTAGACTGTTGCTTGTCAGTTAATAGGGTTGGAAGATTATGACCACCTCTTGTGGTTTGTCCTGCATATGAATCTAAACTATCCCCTAAATTACATACAATTACATCCTCATAAGATCTATTTGCAAATCTATTAATAATCGCATCTAATCTATTTGTAATATCCTCTTCTGAGTATGGAACTAAGATTTCATATCCTTCAGAATTATTATATGCACCTATATGTAAATCAGATAAATAAATAATTAAAGAAGATTTTCCTGTTTTGGACGGAGTAATTATTTTACTGTCAATATCAAATTTAGACAGACACAACTCTTCCAATAGTTTCTTTTTGTTAGTTAAATCATTGATTGTTTTAGTTTGAGATTTAATACAATCAGTCAAAGTTTTTACTTCATCCTTCTTAGCACTTTTTGCGACTCTATCAACAGAGTATTGAAGCAATAATTCCTTCAACTCTTCTTCTGTATGAGATTCTACAAAATGTGGAGCAAACGGCTTACAATCTTTGGTAATATTGAATGCTCTTAATACCTTCTTTAATTCATTAATATTAAATTGGGGAAAAGATTCTAATACTTTTCTGGCAGACAACTTAGCTCCTTCATTAGAATATTGAAAATATAAAGTTTGCATTTGGTTTGGAGTTAAAGTTCCTTCAATAGGATCCTTATCTCTTACCAAAATCTTATATCTATATTCCTTAATCCTACCGTTACAATCTCTTACACTCTCTCCTGTAACTCTTCCTTCATATTCATCCTCAGAGTCTTCTACATCTATAACACTAGGCATAATGTCAGGTTCATTTACCCAAACAGAGGATATTGTAACAGCTGAGTCTTCAATTTTTTGTTTTTTAATATATGGATTAACTCCAACTCCAGAGTTTTTGGCCAATGTTTTATAAAAATGTCTCAATTCATCTAAAACAGATTGAGGAAGTATATCTTTATTAATATATAACCTTCCAAACAAATATTTTTGAGTAATTCCATATAATTCTTCTAAGTCTTTAAAGTTTTGAATACTCAAATCTCTACTAATCTCTAACAACTGTTCTTTAGATACTTTTTCTACCATATTTTAATGCACTTTTTAGGCAGCAACGCCGTTAATACTTTACGTTTATATAAAAATTTTAAATAAAAAAGGTGTATGATAGTTTATAAAAACTACCATACACCTTAAAGAAAGTCTAAAATGTCTTATTATTCTTGTACAAGACCAAATACATAAAATTCTCCTTTCTCAGCAGATTTAGATGGAGTATAGATACATTCAAATTGTAAATCATTACCTGTCTTATTCTCATCATCTACAACCACTTCTTTTCTCTTAATACAAATATAGGATTTTTTATTAGCTGTAGTCAATTCTTTAGCAATTGCCTCAGCCTCAGCTTTAGTAGATGCTTCATTGTTTACAACTGCACCGATTTCTCTGGTTACTGCATCAAATTCACAGATATTATACTTAGTTTCCCATTTAGTTTTCCCTTCTCTTTTATAGGAAACAATACTATAAGGGCGAAGTCTTGTATCTTTTTGTGCAGGATTTTTAACTATATAAGCTCCACCACCAGGGGTAATTTTCTTATTTGCAATAAATTCCTGTGCAAATTCAATAAATTTAGGACTTCCGAAAGTAGGTTCTCCCATATTTCTCCACTTAGTTGTTGCATTGTGAGGAATCTCTAAGTTAAGATCTTTCATTGCTTCTTCTTTGTCATAACCATAAACGATGCTAGTAAATAATTTTGCCATAATCATCAAAAATTTTAAATTAAACTATTATTAATAAATATATTATTTCCCTCAAATTTTATAATACAAAGATAAGGGAATTTTCGAAACTTTCCAAATTTGCTGAAATAAAAATTTAAATTTTTCAGATAAAAAATTTGTTAAATTTCTTGGATTTATCTAATTATCTAATTTTTATCTACTAAAATGGCAGGACGAAATCTAAGATTTTACAAATCTCCTTTTTAAAATCTGCTGCTGATTTTAGTCCATATGTGTTAATTGAATCACAATTTTGTGCAATTTCCTCAGCAAAAGGTAAAAAGGTTTCTATCCATTCTTTATCTATACTATTCATTTGATCTTTTAGTAACTTAGAAATAAATATATCCATTTTTTCGTCTGGATGTTTTAATTTATAAGCCCTAAATAATGCATTTAACATGGATATTAAAGCAAACCTATTATCTAAATCAGAAACAGTTAATAGGTGGAAACTAAATACTCTATGTATAAATGCCTTTTTTTCGTCATAGTTAAGTAATTTAAAGTTATTGACTATATCATTAACTTTATAATTATCAATCCCACAACTCATAACCCACACTTTTTAATATACTATCTCTATTATATAATGCATACGCAGCATATTTTAAAAGTCTTTCAAACTCCTTAAATCCTTTTTCTATCCATTCATTAGTAACTCTAAATACTTCAGATTTATAGTTATAATTGGGAGAAGTACATACTACTATCATATTTACATTAGTAGTAAAGTCATTTAGGTTTATTTGAAATTCTTTTTTTACATATTGATGAAGAATCCAGAGATACATCATTGTTGTTCACATAAAGTCGTTAATTTTATGCCGTTCTCTTATGAACTGCTATATGTTACCATATAGATCAGACTATATCTTAGTTAAAAACTCCCTCCGTTTCCACTCACTTGAGTGTACTCTACTCCTTTACATCTATAGATGTAGTTTCGATAGTCGTTGAACATTTATTAAAAGAATCATATAATTTAAATATGTGAGTTTTAAACTCTTCTAAAGATAAATCAGATTTCATTCTATTGCAAATTTTACAGCAAGGTACACAATTATCTATTGTATATCCTTTATCAGAATTAATTCTATCAATTCCATTACTATAAAATTCTTCCTCTTGTGTTTTTCTTTTTCCTGATTTATTCCAAACATTATCCTTAGATGGTTTACCTCCACAATAAAAACAATCTGAATGAATTATTTTAGTAAATTCTTCTAGAGATAATTCCCACAATTTAAATTTCCTTTTAGTATTAGTATTATTAAAATTAATCCTCTCCTTATAATAATTATAGTATCTCTCATCTAAGGTATATTTTACTATACCTCCTCCGCCATTGTAGTTTCTGACAGCATTTGGATGTTCACAATATAAACAAGTTTCTTTTTTATGACGTTTTATATTTGGGATTGATTGTACTTGAAGTTTTCCGCATTTTATACATTCAACTTCCCAATAATTTCCGTGTAAAAATTTTACTAGTTTATAACAATTTCCTAATATATCTCCAACTGAATATTTCCTCGGAACACGAGGCTTTTCATTCTTACAATTTGGACAATACATTCTGTCAATTTTTTTGTATCTTGAGAGAGTAGATAATGGAATTTCAAATATATTTTTACATATAATACATTCTACTTTCCACTTAGTAGAAGATATTTTTTCTAATAATTTTAAACAACCTACAAGTTGTCCAATACTATACTGATTATTTTTAATACTTTGCTGCTGATTATCCATTTTTATAAATTTTCTATATTAAACAATCTTAATTTTTACTTTTACAAATATAGTAAAAATTTTTAAGATTATCAATATAAAAATTTATATTTGGAGATTCCAGCAATTAAAAGGGTTTTACATGGGCAAAGTATCACCCATCTGACGATAATAATGATAGTGTTGAAAAGACCCATCTAAATGCTCTCCAGTTTCGTTACGAGTACTACCTGGAAACATATATGTAGGATTTCTAGTGGTTTTTAAATCATTGAGAACAATGGTTTTATCATCTAAATTTATATTCCAATTATCTATTTTAACTTTTAATGCTAAATCTTGAGAAACGGTTTTAGCATCTGGATTTGTTAAACTATCTGGAAAAGTAACATTTACCTTCATAATAATGGCATCTTCATTTCTATTGATTATATCATTATTCATGAAATTAAAAGCATCTGGACGTAGTAAATCCATTGCGTCTTGATTTCTTCTTATAGATTCAATACAAGCTAATGCTGCTGGTCTAGTAGATTTATCTAATACAATCTGTTCCTTCTTTGGTTTAAAGAATTTCATATTCATTAGATACTTATAATAATCCCAACCAACTTTCATAAGTGCTTTTATTCTATCTTTAGTAAGTTGCTTCACATAATAGTTAACATCTTCTGATGCATAAATAATAGACTCTCCTATTTTATATAAATATCTTCCATTTTCATCTTGCTTGTTACGATAATAAAATATTTTATCAATCATCTGACCTGCTTTTGCAGTTGGCTTTAATTGATTAGATATTTCAAATAAATCCTCTTGCAGAATTATTTCATGTACTGCAGTACCAAGATCAAAAGAAGATGAATTAGAAGACTGTAATCCCTTTAAAAAAGTTTCAAAAGAACCTCCTTCATCAGGATTAATTAGTTTTAGTCTAGAATTAGATATATATTCTTTATATTCAGATCCAAAATATGTAGCATCATCTATTTCTCTACGTTCAACTGATTCATAATCAGGTGTTATTACATATTTATCAAGAACTGATTCTTTAATCATTAATTTAAATTATTTATTAAAGAATTTCTATTTTAATATATTCTTTATGGTCCGAGAGTATTTCTTTTAAGGCATTCTCAATCTGATTTTTAGATTCTTTAGATGAAACTTGCATAAATGCATATTGATCAGTATCCGGAATTACTATCATGTTAATAAACTTTCTGTTGTATTCTCCAAAGTAATTATCTAAATACTCAAATATAATATTTCTAAACATATTTCTATTGAACAATTCCATTATATCTACATCTTTTACAGGAAGTGTAAAATAGGTTATTTTGGATTGATCTAATCCATATGCAATATTTAAATAGTTTTGTTCACTAAATTTATACTTAGTCTTAGATATTTTATATAACAGCCAACTAAGAGAACAATTATAGGAAGCCATTTGCTTAAATAGTTTGTCTGCTTCTTCTAATTCAATTATATCTTGTGATTTATCCATGTTTATTTTATTTCAAACGTATAATTTCAGAAGAATATTCATAATTTTCTGTATATTCCCAGGTCCGTATCGCTATCAATATACTAAATTAATCTATTTAATATTATAGTATTCATGATATTTTTCTTTTATTTCATCATATTCCAAGGAATATATTCTAAGATCAGTTTTAAAATGTTGATTATGAGGTGCATCTATCAATAGAGTAAATACTCCAGAATCATTACATTTTTTAAAATTAGATACTGAATCATCTACAAATACATCACATTTTCCTTTAATTAACCTAGCTTTATTTCCCTGCTGATATAACATTTGATAAATAGGTTTATTTGGGAATCCATTTTTAATTAACCATTCTTTAGTATAAGATTTAGGATTTATCCTCTTAGTACAATATGCAACTATAGGAGATTCTACGTCCCTTAATTTAGGAACATTTAACCAAAAATCTCTATTATGCCTTAGTTTAAAAACATTCTTGGTTATTATATGGTCTTGTAATCTATATGGATGATTATCAGTATCAAACCATTTCTTATAGTATTCCATCCAGGAATTTATTGTATCATCTATGTCTATAATTATTTTTAAGTCTCTCACTACTGTAAATAATATTTCTTAGCCTCTTCAACTAAATTTAACATCTTTTCAGTTCCTAGTTTTTTATATAAATCAGTTATATCTTTAGCTTTATATTTCCTAGGAATTAATAATACTTGTATTTTGGGAAATTTCTTTTTTATTCTCTTACTATTAGCAACTCCTGCTAAATCAGTATCATATAATAGAAAAATATGTTTAAATTTAATTACTATATTATCCCATTGAGAATCTGTTATAAATAAATTCTCAGAATTAGGGGCAATAGCTGGAATGCCTAACTCATAGCATAACATAACATCTTTCATGGATTTAGTTATAACTAGAAATTCTCCTGACTTAGGCATCATATGAATACCTTGTATCATTGTCTTATTCCAATTAGATATAAAACGATATTTTCTATTTTGAGGATAATAAATCCTCCAATACTGTTTATTATTGTCTTTAGAAGGGTAAAAATATCCAAAATTAAAACTAGTAGAAGAAGAATAAGAATAAATCTGATCATTAAGAAATACAATCTCACATGAAAATACAAAAAACTTCTTTAATGTATTTAGAGTTATTCCATAACTTCTCCACCAATCTAATTCTTTTTCTGTAAAGTCTTTAATCTTTACTTTAATAATAGATTCCTCAGATTTCTCTAATTTATTATTTGAGTACTCCTTAATACAAGATTTATTTACTTTTAACTCTGGATTTTGTTTTATCCCAAAGTCATTAGCTATAATAGCTAATGCTTTAGGATATGAAACACCATATTTGTATTTAACTACCTCAATAAAGTTACCATAAAAATCTCCTCGAAAATCTTTAAATATTAACCTTCCACAACTGTCTCTATAAAAAGAACACGTGGGGGTATTATCTCTTCGTAGTGGAGACTTAAATAAGCCCTTTTTCACTGGTATCCCAAGATAGTGCTCCATATAAGTCTCCTCAGAATTATATTTAAGTAGCACCTCCTGAGATAATTTTTCAGGAACTGGGCGTAACTCTAATTGCATTTAGTTAAAGATCAATATCATCAATATTAATATCATCCAAATTAGTAGCTCCAGCCTCAAGAGGTTTTTCGGTAATAGGAGCAGATCCCATTAATTGAGCTTTAGTAGCAGCACTTTTTACTGCTTCTTGTCTTTCCTTAATCTTTTGTAACTCATAAGGAGTAAATGCTACTTCTTGTTTTTTCTTAGCAAGCATTTCAACGTTCCCAATAAATCTATTACTTACATAGTAATCTCCATCTTTAGACAGATTAGTAAAAATTGGAAGACTAGCAAAATTATTATTCTTCAATAATTTTAACTTACAAACTGGATTATTCTCGGATTTTGCAACTTGCGTAAAGATCTTAATCATCACCTGTTTGAATTCATCCCACCCTTTAGGAGCTAGAGTCTTTTTACCAGAAGTAATATCTGCATAAAGTTTAGGACATAAACTTTCTAGATACAATTGAAATTTACACATAGTAGATTCAAACATTGAAGGATTTTCAATTTCTGTCTCTACCTCTACTCCATCCTTCTTTACTTTTACTTTTCTAGCAGTTCTCTTTGTAGATTGCTCTGTAATAGGAAAAGTTTTATCATGAAATTCTTTACTATTTTCATCTATTTCTCCTTGTTCGTTTACCTCTGCAAAGACCATAGTTAATACATTATATTCCTGTCCTGGAATGCCATCCTTATCTTTACTCTTAACTACTTCTTCTTTTACTTCCTTTAGTTTCACATCATAAATTGCATCACCTTTTAGGAAATTAGAATCACCTGCGATTTTTACTGGTTGGTTAAGATTAAAATTCATTGTTGTCATAAAGTATATATTTAAAAATTAAAGATCAATATCATCAAAGTCACTTAAATCTAAAGGTTTCTTATCTACTCCAAATCCAAACTGTTCAATATTTATACCTGAATTTGCTCTAGATTTGCTCGTTGGTAAATCTGGAGTATAAGTAAAATTCATTCCATCTACTCCTCCTTTAGTAGGAGTTTTCTTTTGAACACTTGAGTTATCTATCTCATCGTATGGTTTAAGATCTTTATTTCTCTTGAATACTTTATTATCTGCTTTTATTTCATTGCTCCCAATCAACTTACATATTTCTGAACCTTCAAAAGTTTCTTCAAATGTAAATTCCTCACCATATATAGCCAGTTCGTCTCTTTGCTTTCCTCTATATGAAACAGTCATACTTTTAGTAAGTTTATTTCCTGCTTCTGGATCTGCAAATACTTCTGATTTAGCTATAATTGGGTTATATATACCATTGAATTCCTTATATTGAATGCTGATTCTATCTCCAGGTTCTGCATTTATAATATCCAATAGTTTTTGAGTAAGAACAATTTTATTATCTTCTAGTTTGATAATATCTTCATTTTTTTCTTTCTTTTTTCTAGTTGACTTTGGTTTGGAAGATTCCGGTATAACTTCTTTCATTTGAGAAATTACCTTATCCAATCCAGATTGATCTTTTGAAGTAACTTTTATATTAGTTACTTCATAACTATTAGGATCAAAATCAAATGAGATATTTATCATTCTTCGTTATTATATTTATAAATAGCGTCAACTACTAATTGTAAATTATTAGGAATAGTTAATGATTCAAAACATCCTGCTGGAGTTTTTGCAGTATTGGTTCCATCATAATTAGTAACAAACTCATACACTGGTTTGTCATCGTCATCTAATCTCTTCCTTGTAAAGATTACATAGGTAAATAATCCCTCTAGAGTAATTGCAGTATCAAGCATTTTCGATTTTGTATAAAGTTAAGAATTGTAATTACTTCAATTCCCTTATACCCTTATGTTTCCATAAGGACTAGACTAAGTATTCATAAAATCTTTATATTTCTTGAACACAAATCCTTTAACATTTTTTATTTTATTATTACAACAATGTGAAATACTAGTCATACTAATATTAGTTTGCTTAGAGGCTATTGTTGCAGTTTCAAATATATTTATTAGATTTCCATTTAAATCTAATTGACATATACTATTTGGAAAATACGGTTTAATTGGAGTAGGATCATCTTTATATCTCCATATAAAGCCACCAGCAGTATTATGATTTTTTTCATGTTTACAACAATGTCCTATATTTGCAGCATCAATATTTAAATTTCTTGCTGCATCTTTTATACAATCCCAATCTTTTATAAATTTCCCATTTTTAGTAAACTGCTTAATTTTTCTACCTTGAAGTTCTTTAATACTATTAGAAACTTTCTTTTTAGTTTCTTCGGATCTTTTTATTCCTGTTAAACTTATAGATATTTTTCTCTTAGTTTTTTCATCCCTTGGTATTCCTCTAATTTTAGACGCTCTTTTTTCAACTGATTCTTTAGAAAATACTTGGTTTTGATTTCCGTCCCCTCCGTCTGTTAGGTTACAAATTTTAAATCCCCATGCTTTAATTTGGGAAATCCAGTATTTTTCTAACCAAGTCCAATCTTTTAACCAATTTATCTCCATACAATCAATTTCAGAAATTATAATATTATATCCTGAATTAACTTCTTGCATAATCCAGTTATAATTATAATTTTTAAAATATCTATTTTTATAGCATCTTTTAGCATCTGTTATATGTTGTGATAATCTCCTTTTTAATGTTTGTTTTGTTTTTCCTACATATCTGATATTATTAATATCTCTAGTAGAACTTAAAGTATAAATTTTAATTTCCATATTTGTAATTATTTATTTACAAATATAGTATAAAAAATTTACACTTGTAAAGATATATAAAAATTTTACATCCCCATTTCAAAAGTGGTTAATTACTCCACTCCTTACGTAGCCGATCCGCTACTAGTCGTTACACGCGCCCACTTAATATTTTAAGCTGCTTGGCTCGGCATTACCATATCCACTACAGACTTAGGCTTCACCGAATTAGGGGTTATACAGGCAAAATTATATTTACCAACGGTTTTCATTTTATATTGTGGGTTTAATGCATCTCCTACATTCTCTGAATGAATCATAAACACAATATTTAAATCAGGTCTCATTATCATAGCCTTTTTTAAAATAGTGTAAAAATGTGACGCTATTTGGGTAAATTTATCATATGATTTCTCTTCTGCTCTATTCATTAATTCAAATGACATAAGATACTGCGCATCATCTATAACAACATTTTTAATATCTGGTCTTTTTTGATTGATCACCTCTAACCAGAATAAAATGTTATTAACATTAGATTCATTTAATAAATTACCTCTAGGATTTTCTTTACTTAGTTCTTTGTATTTTCTTACAAATCCCTTTATTGGAAGAGGTTTGTTTGCGACACTAATTACTACAGTTTCTTCTGGATTAAGGAATCCAATACTTGTACTCTTGCCACTACCGGCTTCTCCAACAATACCAATTAAATTCGCCATTAATCAAATGTAAAATTAAAGTTTATTCCATTTCCACTTCTACTAAGTAAATCTTCAGTAGAAGTGCATTCCTCATGTTCATCTGATTGTGTAAACTCATCTAGTGTTTTTTCTCCGAATATATAATTAACATCCAATAGCTCCTCATAATTCAGAGCTTCTTTATCTGGATTAGGCAATTCTTTATAATATCCAACCTCCCCTCTAAACAACACCCCTTTCATTATATCAGAAATACCATACCTATGCTTAAGGATTTGAATAATCCTAGCATGATCTCTTAATTTCTTAATATCGTAACCTTCACAGGTTGACCTTTTTTCTCTATGCGGATAATATATACCTATTACAATTTCAGAACCTTGAGCCGAACCTGATGCATCTGCAATATCATCAAGCTGTAACATTTGATAACCCCCATTTCTTCTTTCCATAGACTTCATTTGTCTATTAGCCTGTTGAACTAAAGCCACAGTTAAGTTACACAAATCCCTAAGTTTAATCATATAATCAGCACATTTATTAATCTCAGCTTTTTTATCTGCCCCACTTAAAAGTCTCATATGGTCAATAACTACTATTTTATATCTTCTATCATCACTAGTAATAAACCTCTCTGCAAAATCATCATCTTCAAATTCTCCAAAAGCTGAGCACCAACTTCTTACTACTGTATACACTCCTCCTGCATCAACAGATTTATCATAAATAGTTAAATAAGTTTCTGCTTTATCTAACCAAGGTCTCGATTTCTCTATTAATTCAAATTTTTCATCATCTAGAATTTCTCCTAATGATAAAATTTCTTTATAGGAAATCATTACATGATACTGATCAGATATATATAAACTTAACAATTTAGCTAATAAAACTTCTGGTCCCATTTCTAATGAGAAATACAAAATACTCACAGGAGTGTCTGGATGTTCCATTGAATATTGTATTGGTTTATATACATGAGTAAATAAAGTATAAGTAGTTTTACCTGCAATTTTGTTGCGAATATATCGTTTCCATATATTCTCTTATGCTTTCACATAAGTTCCGACTATATCATTACTACTATGTTGTAGTACCTTCCGCTTCGAAATCACTTGATTTCTACTCCTTTTCAGGATAGTCTGTGAACCTTCTCCATATTTTCACTTAGGAGCTTGGCTGCTGATTATCACATGATTTAGAATTTTTCACATTTCCATTTAGAATTTCTTCTTCTGTTTTAGTTTCTAAATCTTCGCGACGTCCCAGCAATTCAAAAGGTTTGCTATCATAAATGATAGGGGCCATAATCATTGTAAATTTATATTTATTTTTATATAAAGAATTTGAATCACAACATTTTTTTAGAGTACTTCTAGCTCCAGGAACCCCAATCATTTCAGCAAGCTCTGTATATGAAGATGCGAAAAAATAAGTATTCTTTTCTACATCTTGTACACAAATTATTCCTCCCTTTGTTTGAGGTTTTTTAGCATATATAAACTCTATAGGTTCTAGTGACCAGTAAGAATCAAATGCACTTGGAGTTTCTCCCCAAAGACATCTATTTATTTTAGAAGACCTTAAATTAGTTACTCCGTAGTGTCTATTTGCATCATTTATACAATCCCATACTTTTATAAGATTCCCATTAAATCTATTATATTGAAATACAACTTTAGTGTGTTGCTTTTCTAATTCTCCAGAATTATATTTCTTTTTAAGAGTTTCCGAAATCTTCCTTTTTGATTTCTCAGTATTATAATCCCCATTAGAAACAGGAGTTTGATTATATCCTAATCTATAGAATCTTGTATCCTTATTGGATATAAATTCTTGAGCAAATAATAAAGAATCTAAATAAAATTGTTCCCTGATTAATAATTCTTCAACTTCACACTGTTCAACAATTTCAAACTTAAAATTCTCTTCTCCATACTTATTCCAAGCATTTTGAAGATGTTTATTTTCATGTTTGTCATGTCTTAACAATGTAGTGTGCTTAAACCATCTATTTTTTATATTTTTGGATGATCCAATATAAATTTTATTGTTTACAATGTTTGTAATTTTATAAATTCCAGAAATGTTATATTCTATATCGTTTTTCATGTTTAAAATGTAATTAAATTAATAATTACAAAGATAAACATATTTGGAGACATCTCCAAATAATGTATATAAAATATATTATTTACTGAAATTTAATATTTAGTGACAAAATTAACCCACTGTCACCAAAGATAGTAGTCATAAATCCTCTCTGAATACCATAGGTATATTTATCTAAGTCTGGAAGTCCAGTAGGAATACCAATGTTATTTCCCTCTCTTCCTGCCCTAATTCTTTTATATAGTGAATCTACTATTCCCATTATAACAGAATACTGGATTGATATGTTCCGATTCCCTCTTGTATAGCTGCCTGTATTTCTCTCCATTTCTGGTTAATTACAAATGTAGCTACACTATAATTAATTAAATTATTCTCTGACGCATAATTAAGTAAATGCATTATTTGATTATGCGTTTCAGGATTCCATTTAATTGTTTTTCCATAAAAGAAAAAGAAATCTTCCATACTGCCAAAATGATTACCTGTAGTAATATTACGAGCGCCCACTGGTTGACCATTAATATAAATAAATTTAGGATAGGCTTGAAATAGTTCCTTACCTAACTCTCCAGAATGTTTTAGAAAACTTTTAATAAAGTTTGCTGTGAAGGGGATATCTGGATAAGATTTACCATCTTCTCCTTTTACGAAATTAAATTGAATATCATCTATATCAAGATGATCTGTTTTCTTAACCTTAAATTTCTTTAAGATTCCTTTTGCTTGTAGAGATTCAATTATATCTAGCTTCAATCCTCCAACGATTTTAGAATATTCTTCCAAAGGTTGAACTCTACTTTCTGGATAGCTAGCGAGGAATAATAATTTAATGATCCACCATTCCTCTGCGGTAAGACCATATTGCGTCAGTAGATTTAATTCTCTATCTACTGAAATAGAGATTTTTTCCATAAATGTTTAAGTTTATATTGTGAAACAATACAACTTAAGCAACCACAGTTAATTCCAGGGTATTGGACGATATGTGGATGGAAAATTAGTTGTGATAAAAACTAGATTTTTAGTTTTTCTAATGATTGTTTTAGTTATGATTTTTTTTATTTCTACATTGTTTGCATTGAGTAGTTATCCAACCTCTTCCTTCAGTAGTTACATCTGTGGTACTTCCACAAAATTCACATACTTTATACGATTCATCCTCAATTCTACTTGCCCAATCTTGAAATTCTTCTGGAGCATTAGAGATATAAAATCTTAACTCTCCAAACTTTTCTTTAATCTGATCAATATGAATTTGCTCACTTTCGAATTTATCTTTATTGTATTTTTGTATAGCAAAATAGAGTGGAAGTACTAATCCATACCAACCATAACCACATTCAATACCAAATAACTCAAAAGGATATTTAATTCTTCTATTTTCTTCCTTAATCTTTAACTGTAAGGTCTTAATAAAATCCATTAAGGATTCCTTATCGGTGTCCTCCGAAATGGAATTTAATTCTTTTTCTAATTTATTCAAATCTAACATATCACTTAATAAATTTACCTCTTCTATTCCATTCTATTTCATCACCAGCAATGTTTGCTATAATGTTTCTGATAAAATCCTCAGGACCTTTTTCATGTTGAATAAGATAATCCAGTGTTTTTAAAATCAATACATTCATTGCTTTGAGTTCTTCTTGATTTTTTAAAATTAAATCTAGTTTAACGGATAATTCTTCATTAGTTACCATAGATTTGTCTAATAATGATTTAACATAACTGGACCTTCAATTCTTTCTTCAAGAATATCCTCTCCATCTAGTAATCTTTTTAACATGGTCTCGGTAATAGTTATATAATCATTTTCCTTCGTCGACCGTCTGAACCATTCTTCCTCTACAGTATTTTTAAGGACAAAAGTAAAAGCCTCTGGAATAACTCCATCACTTCTAGGAGATAATAATCTCCCTAATTTTTGTTCCTTAGCATCAAAAGAAGAATTATTACACAACATTATTCCTAGATTACATCCATTTAGCTCTACACCTAAAGATATACCATTCACTGTGGACATTACTCCATAATAGCTGCTTTTAAAATCCTCAAGTTCTTTGAATTTTTCTTTTGTCTTCATATCAGAGTTATAGTAATAACCTTCGAATAAACGTGATATAGCTATTGTAGGAGAAAATATTATAGCTTTTGACTTATTCCTTTTCCTCAAAATTAACTTAGCCAGTTCTACTTTTTTTGGGTGCGTTTGAATAAATTCAATTCTACTCTTTAATTCTCTATTAAATCCAAATGTACAAGCATCTGTAAGTTTAGGATTGCAACATTTAAAATTTGTGATATTTCTTCTAACCTCCTTACTCTTGACACTAGACATCGCTAATTCAAAATCTTGATTAAAGAAATTAAAGTATTTTTGAAATTTAGCATCATGATCCTGGTATACGTCTATATCGGGGGCATCAATAATCACTTTGTATTCTTTATAATTATTAATCCATTCATTTTTAATAGCTTCTTCTTTAGTCACTATTTCTATGGTAGGACATATTTTGGATATTCTAATGTGTTTATTATCTGCCCTTTCCAAAGTAGCTGTTAATCCAAGTATGTATTTAAATCTAATTTTAAAGATATTAATATTGCCATCAGATACTGCTTTATGAACCTCATCAACTATCAATAAATCACATTCATATATATTTTTAATTATATAATCATATGTATATACCCTACATTTTCCATATAAGCCCTTATCTAATACAAGATTATACCATTGATACTGTAAAGCCTGTGTAGGAACTCCTATTACCACAGTCTTATCAGGATTTCGATTTAAAAATCTCCTAACTATATCAATAGCTAGTAATGACTTCCCCATTCTGGTAGGCCATATTACTGTCCCTCTTCCTTTATTTAATCTCCACTTATCAATAGTTTCTCTGATTTTTTCTTCCTTAGTCATAACTAAGCAATTTCTCGTTTTTCACATTTTCTAATTCTTGAATAAATTAAATTAGAAAATCCTTTTAATACACATTGTGAACTTTCCTTAATTCTTTCGTCTTTTACACGTTCGTAATTTCGACTAATGGAATCAATCCATTTTTTAGTATTTAACAATTGCTCTTTTTCAGTACAAGACAGTATTACTTCAAATATTTTATCTTTTACTTCAATTTGTTCCTCTAAATCTTTCATAGCTTTCTTTTAATGAATCCAGAAATCACCTATAGATGCCTCAGACTTCAATGGTGCTGTAGGACAGAAATACTTACCAGCTGCGTACATGCACTTAGCTAAGACAGTATCTATTTCCTCTACCATATATTCTGGACACTCTACATTTATTTCCATAACGTTGACGATAGTATCGAATCCATACTATCTCTGCAATCTCTTGCAGTATCGGACTATATCTTATAAAACTATCTTCTTCATCATACACCCTAAAGAATAGGCGCAAAAATCAGAAGGAGTCTTACCCTGGCTTTTCAACTCCTCTTGGAGCTTACTCCATTTCTGGATAGTCTCTGAACTCCATCGCTTATAACTATAGCATTCCAAAGGATATTTTTCTAAAATTTTAGATATTTCTGCTGCACCTTCATATTTACATATTCGTAGGTACCAAAATTGTCTTCCATCTTTTTTATTTTCAACTTGCAATTTTGGAAATATATTCCTTGAATTAAAAAATGGAATAAAAATATCTTCTTGTATTTCTTTAGAAAAGCTATGAGTATTTAAATTATAAAAATAATTATCTTTATGAAGGCTTCCATCATCATAAATCCATAATGCTAATCCTAAATCATCTAGGTTAGCAATTACTTCTTCTATAGGAAGTTCCTTTATAATTTTTAATACTCTATCTGAACAACTTCTCATAGTATATATTGGGGTTTTACAAAACCCATTACTCTCATTATATGATTTAGATTTAAACATACTTCCAAGAAGATTACTTTTAAAATCTATATATTCTTCATATTTACAGTTTGTAGAATAATATGTACTATTACTGTTAGTTGTTGAGATACATCCATCTCCAAGTCTTCCACTTAAGAAAACTTGTAATTGTTCATTACTTAGCGATTGAAGCTGCTGATTGTCTTGTATTTGCATAATACTTCTAATTAATTATTATTAATATGATTCGAATTAAAATGCAAATATAATGAATTTATTAAAACATTCAAAATAATTTTCATTATTTTTGTAGTATCCATTATTTTAAAGATTTCCAGCAATTAACCAAGTTTAAGCACAACAAAAATTTGAATTATCGTGCGCTGGGATGCAATATTTAACTATTTTAAGCAAATTATGCTCCTTTAAATATTTAAAAAACAATATAGATGCTAATTTAAACATCACTGCTCCGCAAGATTGAATGGGATAATTAATACTCTGCTTTTGAGACTCTGCTACTCTTCTTCTATATACTGAAGGGTTTTCAGATCTTAAGTATTCCCAAGAATCAAAATCATATATATGTGCTCTATGTCCTAATTTATTTAATAAAATGTAACCTTTTTGCATTACATCTTGCCTCCTAAATTCTTGATAAGCACACATACCTGCAAATCCATTCATGTATTTATCATACAGTTCCTTTGCTCTTTTCTTAGGAATTCCATAGTTCCTAACTAAAGTACTATCATTTCCTCCATAACCAAAACAGACAATAACTATCAGCATACAAATAGCTATTGGACTATATCATCACCATACTATTTGATAGTTTAGGTGTGGGACGCTCTAGCTGGTAATTAAGAGGACTGAACCTCTCCAGTAGTCTCTGAACCTTCTGAAGGTGTACCTTCAGCTTGGCTTATGATCGGCTGGGTTTCCGCTTTCCATAAATTCATCCCATTTGCATAAGAGAGTTTCCTACTCTTAGGAGCCCTTTTAAAATATAACCCTTTATATAGTTTTCCGTTTTTAATGTGATTAGCTATTTTTGAGGCATCTAGAAATTTAGTACCATTTGCCCTTAATTTCATAGGTAAATCATTATATTCGGATTTACTATATTCTACTAAATCAGACGAACACCAAAAAGTGTTTAGCCAGTTATTATTTGTATCATACACTATAACATAATCTGCTCTGTCCTTAGCTAATTGGCTATTTCTTCTATGAACTTCTTTCATAGCTTCAGAAACTCCATTTACTTTTGGTTTTTTCATATTTTTTGTTTGTTCTTCAGACATTTTTAATCCTTTATTCCAAGCATCCTTTCCTTTAACAAAACCTCTTTTCTCTAAATAGTCTTGCTTGTATTGTTTAAATTCTTCTTCTGTCATAGAAGATTTTAAGTTATCCCACAACTTTTTATGGGTAGTAGAACTTTTTAATCTGGAGGAATCATTAAACATAGGACTTAAGTTTGGATTAGGATTTTCATTATATCCATTTTTATAGCTATTGTATTTCTCAATATAAAATCTTTCTTTTTCTAACAAAAGACTTCTATCTTTTATAATTTCTAGTATTTCAAACAAAAAACAATTCCCACCATATTTCTCCCATGCACGTTGCATATGAGAACAATGATGTTTTCCTTGTCTTAATTTAGTTGTATGTTGTTTATATCTCCACCCAAAAGATTTCCAAGTACTTCCAATATACATTTTTCCATTTGTCGTATTAGTTATACTATAAATCCCTTTACATTTTAAATTTTCTAAGTTGTCTATTTTTAATATCATATTAAGTGTATTAGTTTATAATACACAAATTTACTAAAAATAAGGGCAATTACCAAACTCAAAATGTTAATATTTGTTAAAGATATAATATTAATGTCGACTCATAACCCTTGGCTTCTTGTCTAAGATCATGAAATTTAGATTTAACTTCTTTCAATGGCATATCATTAGGAATTTCATCGAACACCAACCTTGCAGTTAGTGAATGTAAATCTCCACTACCATTAAGTAGTTCATCTAACATTGCTTGGTCATTAGATAGATAAGCTAAGATAAAGCTTTCCTGCCCTGAATAGTCTCTAGAAATCCATTTATTGCCTTTCTCAGCAACGAAACAGGATCTAGTAAATGCATCTTTAGGTAAATTTTGTAAATTTGGGTCAGAGGATGCAAATCTAGCTGTATCGGTTCCAAGTTGATGAAAATTAGCATGTACTCTACCTGTTTTTGGATTTATATTCTTTAAAAACTTATCTCCAAAGGTATTTACTAAAATCTCAGCTTTTTTAAATTCTCTATATAAAGGAATAATTGGGAATTTGTGTTGTTGGGGAGCTATAACATTATCTTGAACAGATTTTTTAGTTTTTTTAGTAGATTTATCAACAGTAGTAACATCTATTCCCAAATCTTCAAATAACTCAATAACCTGTTTAGAACTTCCCCAATTTACAGTACACTTGGGAGTTAAATCAAATCCTGTGAACAAATCTCCTTGAGAGTCTATTCTACTATACTTTCTTTTTTGAACAAATTCATAAGCTTCCCATTTTGAATATCCTCTATCAACATCCTTATCTAGACGTCTTTTAGCCTTCTTTAGAGCAGCTCTTTCTTGTTCAATAATATTTACTCCTTTACCTTTATATACCTCTATATATACAACCTCAGAGTCCTTCTCTAGTTTTTCATTTTCCCATTTGACTACCCAATCATCTAGTCTTTTCTTGGCTTCTTCTAAAGCTTCCTTATCCTTTACCATTTTCTGCCCCCACTTATTTGTGTCAATTTTGGCTCCGCAGTATTCAATATATGCTACTACTTTAAGAACTTTATTCTCAAAGTCTACAGCATTTATTAATTCCTGAGCCTTAATTTGTATCTGCTGAAGATCTTTAATCTTCTCTAGATATTTGACATCGTTGGCAGCATAAACTATAACATCATCAGTTAGACCAGTATTAATAATTTTACCTCTGATGGTTTTGTCTAAATCTAATCCTAGATAATTATATGCAGCATCCTTTAAAGACATACCATGCATACCAGGAGGATATCCCAGCCAGATTAACTTTTCAGCCAACATTCCATCATATAAGTTCTCTGGATAAATATTAACATGATAAAGGAATTTCAAATCAAAACATAAGTTCCATCCAAGGAATAATCTATCAGATTCTAGATATTCTTTATATAATTGAATATCTATAGATGTACAATCGATTACTACTTGATTTTCATAGTTACCTAACTGAATACATAATAATTCTTTTGTATGTACATCTAAACCTCCGGTTTCAGTATCTAAACCTACTACCCTCATAGGGTTTAAAATTTCTAAGGACTCATATACTGAAACCACTTGGTAATTATCTGAGTTAAATAATAATTTTTGATTTGATACAAAATATATCATTAAATCATTCTTTCTTTAATGACAAAGTAAACTTCTTAGATTTGGCAACCTTTTTTATTTGGGAGATTAATGTTTCCCATTTTTCTATATGATCTCTAACATTTCTTTCTAGGTCAAGCAATACCTTATATCGTAAGATCTCCAACTGTGCAGTAGTTAAATCTGCAAATTTAGCAGGTCTAAGAATTAGCATTTGTCGTAATTCCTCTACGGTAAGCCCTCTTGAATTTTGTTTTAAGATATGATAATCCTTAAGTCTTAGATATTGTCTAGCAATATCCAATTTACTTACGGTATTATTTATACCATTTTTCAGAGCATATGTCTTTAAAGTTTTGATGTCGTCTCTATCAAACCAAACTCCTCGTTTAAGCAAGAAGGATTTGGTTATATGAGAATTGTCAAATACTCCTAATTTATCATTACAAGCATCACTAATTAACTGTAAAGATAATTTATTATATTTAGTAGATAATGGAGTATTTACATATTGTCCAAATGTAGATACTTCGGCATCTACTATAATACCTTTATTTCTATTACTATCAATAACCTCATTAATAGCTTCACTTAATGCAAATCTAGTAAAGTTTTTATCTTCACTCTGCATTTCCCTTAACAACAATTCCGCCCCAATTTTATCCTTTTGGGATTTAATTAACGCTAATACATTATATCTTCCTGGGCTTAATTTATCATTGTTTCTCAACATACTTTCACAATGATCATAAAATTGTTGTAACTGTTCTTGTGTACAATCAATTAATTTTACACATTGTTGAGAATTCTGATTTTCTCTATCCTTAGGAAATTTCCATACAAATGTATTAATGTCTTCTCCTTTTTTTCTTAATGCCTCGTTCAATTTATCTCCAAGTGCTGCTACCATATCAATATAATTTAAATAACTTTAATTTTAAAATCATTATCTTTTCGTTTAATGATCTCATTACTATCCTTTATAAATTTAACAAATGCAATATGCGTATAGTTATACGGAACAAACATCTCTTTCTCTTCAGTACTTCCTTCTTTATAATACCACTTACTTTTCCCTGCTACTATAAGATAAAAAGTAAGATATCCAATATCTCCTATGTTTATCTCTTTTTGTATCCAATTTGGATACTTAGTAACCATGTAATATTCTCCTTCTATATCTAAATCTGCAAAAACATAGGTAGTATAATACCCATCTTCTTTTTCTAGTAACTGTGCTCTTACAGTACAAGGTACAGGAGTGGACTCCAAAAAATCATTAGTCATTAAAATGATAGTGAGTTACTAAGGATTGCTGTTGCTTTGTTAAATATTTTAATACCTCATCTATTTCTATTGGACGATACCAAACTGGCCAACTAATTTCAATTTGGGCTAAATCATGATTTCTTAAATTTCCATAAGTATGTCCAAATATTTGAAATCCTCCCTTTTGCTTCTTCCACCAATCTAACATAGGATAATGACAAAGTTGAAAAGTGAATTTCTCTTCGTCAGTGTTATCTAAACTATATTCAATAACTTGTAAAGGAGGAAGTATTTCTTTAAATACTTTATTTTCCTTATAAAAGTTAATTGCTTTATCTGTATCAGGATTCCCAGGTATGAAATAAATCTGTCCATTAAGTCTCTTTAAGAAACCTAACACTGTGTTACTTTTTTCGTATAATGTTATGTCTCCTAGTAGAAAAACTATATCAGAATCTCGAACAGTATTATTCCATACCTCAATTATACTCTCATTCATTTCCTCAACTGTAGCATATGGCCTATTATCATATTTAATGATATTTTTATGCATCCAGTGGAGATCTGATGTGAAGTATATTCCTCTACCTTCTTCTTTTTTGAATTTTAATATCATTCCCTACTAATGTCTATCCTCAACCATAAAGGGCGTGTAGAATCTGTACCTAAATCTTTCTCAATAACTAATCCATCAATACTAAATCCAGATTTCTCTCTTGCGAACCATACATAAATTGGAGCATTTTGTTCCTCTTCATTTAAATTCATTAAAATATTAATAAGATCACTTACCTTTAATTCCTTCATAGTTATTGATTAAAAGTCAAAAATATTGCATTAGTTTCTCCACTCTCTAAACCCTCTATAGATTGTGTTGTAACACATTGAATTTCAAAATCTTTTTTAAAATCTGTTAATTTAATCTCATCTGCATCTGTAAACCCTTTAAATTTTTTAAGATGATCAATTTCTAATAATAGTTCTCCGATTAACAATGTCTAAATTTTTTAATTGAGTTATAAATTAATCTTACTTTAGATTCTAATTCCTCCAAAGTGCCATTATTCTCAATAATATAATCAAAGTTTGGATAATTATCCAATTCAGTTTCGGACGAATGAGAAGAAATACTTCTGGAAACCTGAATTTCTGGACGATCAACTCTTATTAAAATCCCTTTATTAGATTTAATAAAATCAGCTTCATTTTTATATCTAACATCAGTAATAATGCTAAGACATGTGCTTTCAGATACTAAATCAGATTTAAGCATTCTAATCCAAAAATCTTGTCCATATTCAGATCTAAATTTATCCCCAAAAAACTGTAATGCTTCTCTATAGGTAACTACTTCGTAAGTTCTAAATATATCTTTATAAAATATTTTAGAGCAAGGAACAATATGTGTTATTATTCCATCCTTAGTAATTTTCATAAAGTTAGGAATATAAGAAGCTTTAAATTCTTGATTATTTAAAGATCTATAGTCACAGTCAACTATAGATGCAACAATTTTCTTTAAGCTATCTGCGAAAGAATATTTATAAATAGAATATTCGATACATCCTAAATTATATAACATTTCTCCAACTGTATCCTTTCCAGACTTAATCTTACCACTAATCCCAATTAACATAGTACAGTGTTTTGATCATTACTTATTAAAATTAAATTTTTATCGGTAGAAGCTAAGGTAATTTTGATCTCCCTACTTCCACAATCACAAAATGTAATGGATGAAGTTTCTGGATGCCGTTCCTTATATATAGAAGTTTTTGTTGCCAAATCCCACATTGGAGTATGCCCAACGAACTGACGAAATCCAATAAGATATTTATTGAACATCTCTTGAAAATCTGCCCATAGTGGACCTCCACATGGTGATGCCCCTCCTCTTTTATATCCAATCTGCATAATTCTATCAAGAATAGTATGAGAATCTACACCAAAATTTACTTTTTCTTCTAAATCTTCTAGTTTAAAATCTTTGAATTTGCTCCATTTATCCTCCTCTATAGAGTTGTAATCCTTTTCATTCAGCCAATAATAATTATCCTTTATCCAATCCTTTGAAAATCCTGCATGAGAAAATAACAGTTTTTGGGTAGGAAAAGAATACAAAGGTAATGAAACATTTATTAATTTGCAAACTTGAAAGAGATTTTTATTTTCTAAAAGTAGTCTTTCAGCATCAACAAATGCACTATATCTAAACCCACTACAATATCCAATGTAGGGACTAAGATAATTCCACTCATGATTTCCATATAGTAAAACTACTTTATCCATATAGGATTTCTTAAATTCTATTATATTCTCTAAATTAGAGATTATTTCTGGAGTTGGTATAGTCCAGTCATCCAGATAATCACCCAAGAAAATACAATAATTTAATTCTTCTATATCTTCAACCAGATTTTTCCACCAATCATGACCATGTACATCAGGAATTATTCGTATCTTCATTAGTTTTCTTATTTAAATATTCTGACATTAACCCATATTCAAGTCTTATAAAAGATAGACATTTATCAGCCTCTCTTTTAGATATATACCAAGGTTTCCAATGTTTGCGAATAAGTTTACTACAATACTCATTCCAAACATCTTCCTGTTCTTTAGTTTTAAATGTATAATATTCAAACCATTTAACTCCATTTATAATTCCTTTTTCTTCTGTATTTATATCTTCAAGAACTTTACCATAAGGTCTTAATTCTGCATCAATTATAGCCTTAAGCAATTGTTCTGGAGTATAGACCTTTTTATTAGGTCTATACTTTGGGCGTAATTTAAATTTTTTCATTGAAATTAATAATTTTAATAGGATTTAAATTAAATGAACTTGGAGTAATTTTAACACAATCCTTTTCTAAAATAACATTCTTACTCAATGACTCTGGAGGATATAACCATGTTTTAATTTTGGAGTTTTTTAGGTAATCTACAAAATGAGCACCAAACGCCACATTTTTTATATTTTCTTTATCAAGAAAAGTTTCAAGATATTCCCATACTCCCTCATCAATGCCTTTAGTACTTCTGCCTGCAGGCATTAATGGCAGTAATACATGATAAGCTATCTCATTCCCATATTTAAAAACATTAGATATAAACTCATCTACTGAATTCTTATCAGAAATCAGGTGATGAATATTTACATTAGTGTTTCCGTATTTTAGAAGATTAGTTACTGCTGCTTTTGCTTTTTGTCTAATTAAAGGATTACCAAATGAAATAGCAACTCCGCCTACGTATCTATTAGTGAATTCCAATAATTCTTCAGATTCATTACTTAACTCGGATAAAGTAATACCATTAGTAGTATAATTAGGAACTACTCCTGTATTATATACGGTTTCTAAAAATTTAGTAAAGTCTGGATGAATTGTAGCCTCACCAGTGGATCCAATTGCTATCTGAAATGGTTTTTCTGTAATTCTTACATTAATTCCATTAAGTTTTTCATCCTCTGGAAATGTAGCCATCCATTTCTCCCATGTCTCGCAGATATTCTCATAATTTTTACCCCTATGTGATGCGGATACATAACAGAAATCACATTCTGCATTACATTTTGTATTAATTCCAACATCATAAAATTCTGCTCTATCTGCAGGAAGTTCTTTAGCAACTCCCTCTCCAGTTCTGATTGTTTTTAAATTGCACCAGAGGGCATTATAATTATACTCTGGGAAACTTCTTCTCTTAACTCCAAAATTTTTAAAATCTTTCATTATCTTTAAATTCTATTGTATATGTATTACTTCCAAACTTTTGATTTAGTAATGCTGTTATTCCTGCCTCAAAAAAAGTTGTTAAATCACAACAATTATATGGAATCCATATTTCTATTCTAGGACAAGGTTTAATATCACCAAAGTATCCTATTTCTGATTCATCATTTGAATTTATCCAATAGATTGAAGGTTCTATTTCTGGATCGTCTCCTTTAAACAGAGTTTCTAGCAATTCATAGATAGGATACAGATCATCTGATCCAATTATACAGAATAATTCTGATGAAGAATTAGTAATTATATCTGATATAGATTGAACTGGAATACTAACCGTTAAATATTGCATAATGGTCATAAATTTCTTCTATTATACCTAATAGTTTATCTGCTTCTTTATTATTATCTTTAGTAGTAACTACTACATGGGAGTTTACATAGCTGTCACAATCATCATCTATAAAATCTTCTATAGTATATTTTGTAGTAGATTCATTATGTAATTCATTTGGATCTATTACATCACTGACGTATAGTTCATCAGAAATATAACCAGAATCATATAAAAAATCTTTATATGCAAAATATACATCTTCATCGTAGCATATATCAAAATCAAATAAATCATCTGCTTTTTTATCTGATCCTACAGCTATAAGAATTCCATTAATTACAGTTTTTATGTAATCAATGGAACTTTTAGAAGCTATTTGATATATACTTGTACTACTATTAGTTATTACGTCTATTAGTGATTGAATTTTAAATATCATCCCAAATGCATATTCCAAGCATTAAACGTACTTCTAATGGCATCCCAATCATCATAAGGAATCGCATTATCTCCATCACTTAATAAAAGGATTTTTCCATCAAGTCCTTGAATTGTTTCCTCTTCCCTAGGATTCCACCAATATGGAAGTTGATTTCTATGAGAATCTTCCCATTGTTTGAAAAATTCCTTATTTAATACCTGTATTTCTTGATCCCAGCTATCGAATGTAGAATATTCTTCATGAGAGTCTCTCCACTCATCGTAATCATAGTGGATATCATCCTTAAAGGTGCTAGAATATACTTCTCCATATTCGCAACTTCTTCTGGGATATCTAATATAATCCATTCTATAATCACATAAAGAGTCCTCATCTTCTATATCAGTAAACCATCCCTTTACTGTAAGATAATAGGAATACTGTTCTTCTAAGGCACTTCTTTTATCACAATATTCATTCCAGAGAGCATCATTATCTATGTCAATACTATCTCTATATTCCTCAATCGGTTCTTCCAATTTACGAAATTCTGCTATATTTTTCCTATAATCTTCTAGTGTAAATATTATAGGCTCTAAATATCCAGAAGTCATTGTGGACAGCATTTTGCTAATATCCTCTAGTGAAGTATTTGTATTTAATACAAATAATTCAGAGGAGCTATTTGTAATAACATCAGTTATTGATTGTACGTTTAATACTAATAAATTTTTCATATTGGTAAGTTAATCATTATCTTCTTCATCTACTTTTTCAGTATTAATAATATCTCTTTGAATATCTGTTGCATATTCTCGATTATTATAATATGATAAAATAGTATCTTGTTTGGTTAACCAATCAGTGTCATCTTCAGTAATAGCTCGAATATGTCTAGAGATATTCTCCTCCTCATGTTGTTCCCCAAGCATTACTTCTTTCAACCATTGTTCCGTGATATAATCACCTTCTTCAAGACATTGTTTAACAATTCCATTAATCCATTCTGTAGTCTCTATTTCTAAATTTACAGTAATAGGGAAGGATTGTTCTGGTTTTGTAATTAAATGCCCAGGTTTAATAGCATCAACCTTAGGATATTCAAACTCTACTCCAGATTGAGTTAATCTATCAAACAACCAACTATGATGATTATATTCCTCAAAGGCTCTTAATTGGTAATATTGAGATAATTTACATAACCCTAGTTTATAATAGAAATTAGCAAAAGTTCTATAAGCATTATGATTATATAATTCTCTACTAATTTGATCTACCATAAGCTTGGCTACCTTTTCAGATATAGTCTGATCCTTTCTGTCTTCTTTCATTTTAAGTAAAAATTAATAAGTTCTTTTAATATATTATCATGATTAAACGCCCAAGGATATGAATCAATATTCTTTACCTTTATCCATTTAATATCAGATACTTCATCAAGCTCAGAATTGGAGTCATTAAGATCTTGACAAAGTAATACACCTTTTTTATCAAATGTAGTAAATCTAAAGGTTACATTTTGTTGATTTTCAGATATACTATCATTATAATCTTCAAAATATAATTTTTTAGGATCTATTTTAACTCCAGTTTCTTCATATATTTCTCTTGCACACGCTTCTTTAGTAGTTTCATTATAATCTAAATACCCACAGGGACAATTCCAAAAGCCTTTAAAGTCTGGAGCTCCATCTCCTCTTTTATTAGCTAATACATACCATTCTCCTTCGTACTTAGAAAACACAAATCCTGCTACTGCCATAGATCTTGAAACCCAATAGGTTTTGCCATTTACTTTAATACTGAAATTTTTCTCCATATAAATTATTCCATTTAATATAATAATACTGATCTGCTGAAATATAAGGAACTGGACAAATATGATTTGATAACATCTCTCTTATTTTTGTTGAAGATACTTCTATTTTAGATGTCCCCAACATACAGTAAGATTTACAATTAGATATTTCATCTAAAGGATAATATTCAAATCCTGGTCTGCAACATATTAAAAAATTATTTTCTTCCAATAATTTATTACCATAATTCCAATCTGGAATATCCATAATAGTTTCATCGGAAGTTATTATTTTAAATTCTTCTTCAGGATATCTTTGTTTAATTTGATTTACAACAAAGTAAGTACAATATGTATCTGGATTATATATAGTCTCCTCTATTCTTGTTGGATATATTTTATTAAATAATCCTTTGCACCCCTCTAGAATTAAATTGAATCTTGCTTCAAAGTTTGCAATAGATTTATTCTTCCAAGGGTTTTGATATGCAGGAACTATCAATACTTTATCTATCTCTTTAGAATTTAAAGCGGATATAGCCATTGATAAATGTCCTATATGAAATGGGTCAAATGATCCAAATAATAATCCTGTTTTCATTCTTTCATTAAATATCTTCTAAGAATATTTTTGGCTGTATAAGAGTCTTCTTTTCCTGGTCGAATAAATGCTATATCTGTATCAGAATCTCTAGTCATTGCTGTATCTTTTAAATCCTCAGTTTTAAATTCAGTGTAACATCTAAGATCATATTCTTGGATTTCTTTAAACAATCTACATCTCCCTACCTCTTCTGCTGTTGTGTAAATAGTTATTTTAGATGATGGAATTCCTAATTCTAAAAGAAATAGTATGGCCATTTCATCTGCTCCTACACAATCTCCAACAACAAATCTAGAATTTCTATCATAATTTGTAGCATTTCTTATAGCTGGAGCATAATATAATTCAAATTCAGTAGGGGTTAAATCCCTATGTCCACTTATAAAATAAATCATAATCTATTCAAATTCTACAGAATATTTAACATTATTTTCATCATAGTAGTAAATTTCAACTCCTTCAAATATAAGAAAAGAACACTCAATTTCACTTCTTAAACATTCATGTATAGCACCTTTAATACTAGTGTAATAATCTTCTTCACACTCTATGAGCTTTATAAATACTTTATACTCATTTTTTGATACTCCAATATATTCTCCAGGATATTCTTCAGGATAATTATTAAAACATACGCCCCAATATCCCTCAAGCGGATTTAATTTATTTAAAATAGACACGTATTTAACAACCTCTTCTATCTCTGAGGAAACACATGTAAGATCATATTCAGTATGACCATTTCCATCTCCAATCATATAGTTAAATATTATATGATAATATGGAAATTCATTCTTTACGGGAGTTAACTTTATCATAATACTACTTTTATAAACTTATTTATACACTTTCCCAATCTATTTTCTCCCTTCCATTTACTTGGATCAGTGGCATCTGGATCTGTTTCGGATAAACCTATTCCCCAAATTTTGTCGTATGGACTTGCCTCTACAAAAGTTTTATCTTTATACTCATCTATAAATTTTCTAAATGATACACAACAACTATATTTAGTTTTTATGGCTTCAAGCATTACATCATCCTTATAATTATCCCATAATTGAGCATCAAAATTTCTAACCATTCTTCCGTATCTCTTAGCCTCTTGTGGAGTTTTGGATTTAAGAATATTTGTGGCCATTATAGAATCATTAAAGAACAATGCTTTTAAATACATAAACAATTGTTCGGAACAATTAAATTCATGTCCATCATAAGAAAGATAACAAGGATAAAAATTGCTGCATACATCTTTCTTACTAAAGAATAGTACAAGCTTGTCAGTTATTTTCATATTCTTCTCTTCTTACACAAATTGGAAGATTTCTTCGTTTGAACTCTGATTTAACATGCCTATCTACTACTTTCATAATAGTTTCAATGTCAATGTAAAGCATTTCTTGATTCTCTAAGAATTCTTTAGCCTTTTCGGCTAAAGTTAACCCAGTAAGTTGTTCTGAATATAAATATTGAAATGCTTCAAATTCTTGAAGAATATCATCAACTTCTTGGTATGATTTTGCTCCTATTTGCTCAAGATCAGAATTAGATATTCCCAATCCATCAGTAGGAGTAAGAGAAATGGATTCTTTTAAGGCTAACATTTTATCTAAATTATCTCTAGATGGATTATCTTTAGCTGTATCTCTTAAACCATACATATCCATAATATATTTAGCTAATTCATATACCTCTGTCTTCCATAATCCGAATAAAGGATTAAAATCACCTACATCACCATGTAAAGTCCAGAATCCTAGTTGATATTCAGTTCGATTATCAGTAGAGATTACTATTCCATTATTTCTACTAGCCAAATCGTATAAGTACATCATACGCAATCTTGCTTGTAGATTACCATTAATAATAGAATTCCTGCTTGGCATTTCTTCCAACTCATCAAGATAATAAGAATTAGCCATGTTAACATCTCCTACATCAGCGCACGCATCAAAGAGAGCGGCATGATAAGAACGTTTAAGTCTATAAATTGAGAAGTTATCACAAAAAGCTTTTCCTACTAGCTTAGATACATCAAACTCATCACTCTTGTTTTTAATAGGTAAACTTCTGCCAATTAATGGAATACCAGTTTGCTTACCAACTTCATAACAAATCGCAGCAGTAACAGTAGAGTCAATACCACCACTAATACCCAAAACCATAGCTTGTATATGATTATCCGTAAGGTACTTACCAGTTTCATTTACTAAGGTTTTAAAGACTTTTTCATAATTAAGATCACTCATTCTATTTTCCTTTTAAAAATATAAATACCATCAATATGGTTTTCAGGTATAACGGTAACTAATTCCCAGCCATGTATCCCATGAATGTTTAAGAAATTTTCAAGTCCTAAATACAGCTCAGAAAATTCTTCAATTTTATATTCCCACATGATCATTATTCATTTAATCCTATAAAACATATTTCATATTCCTCTGGAAGATTCTCTTTAGCACACTCTCTCCAATGTATAGCAGCAGAATCTCTATTACATACAATATATTTATCATCTTGATAATGATAGATTCTTATATATTTTAACCATCCATCACATTTAACATTATTAAAGGATAGATGCCTCCAAGAACCCTTTCCTCCAGATATAGTTTCTATATTCTTTAGCCAAGGAAGAATTTCTTCCCTGGTTATAAGCATACTCTTCTTTGCAGATTTATGTTTAATAAGATTTTCAGCCTTAAGTCCTTCTAAATTTGGTTCTTCTTTAGAAAATAAACAATGAAAATCTCTAGTATCACAATGAATAGCTGTTGTATCTTTTGGAATTTCTTTAATATCATCAATATAAATCCAATTGTCAATCCTATCTTTCATATATTGTATTTTCTGATATGACATACTCTTCTTCAGAATAATATAGGAAATTTATTGCTGCTTCTCTTGAATCAAAAATTGCTGGTCTTGATTCTGAAGTAAGTGGGGCTTTAGTAATCATTTCTTCCCATCTATTTGTTTCAGAATTAAATTCCTCACAAACATATTCTATTTTTCCACTAGAATATATTCTCTCTAATATCCTTTTCTTCATACATAATGTTGATTTATGATCATTTGAGCTAAAGCTACTTCTTCAGGATCTCCAATGTGTTTACCTTCCACATCAGATAATTTAATACATTTCTTAACAGGTTGTTTACTATTCATCCTACAAGAAACTAACTTCATTACAATATTAGATGGTTTAACTCCTTCTAAATCACAGGTTAAATTAGTTCCAATTCCAAATGAACAATTAATCCTACCTTTACAACAATTAAATATATCAATAGCTTTAGGAATATCCAATGAATCTGAAAACACAATAGTCTTAGTCATTGGATTAATATTTAACTCTCTATATCTATCAACACATTTATTGATAAATTGAAATGGATCTCCAGAATCTTGCCTTACACCATCAAATAACCTTGCATGTTTTTTAGAGAAATTTCTAAAAAATACATCTGATGTATAGGTATCTGACAAAGCAATTCCCAATTCTCCATCATATACATTAATCCAATTTTCCAACGCAAGATAATTGGCTTGATCATATCCATACATTGCCCCATGAAACATTACCCATTCATGTGGAAAGGTCCCAATCATTTTGATGTCTCTTAAATATGCCATATGGCAATTAGAAGTCCCAACAAAGTTTTGAGGACAATCATGCAGTAACTTATCAATTACTTCTGATTGTACATCATAACTGAATCTTCTTCTAGTTCCAAAATCAGCAACTTTAAACTCATATGGGAGATTACATACTTTATTCCCAGTTCTAGTATATAAATCCGTTATATCCCATTTATTAAATCTATGCTGTAATCTACTAACTATAGCGAGAATAGGAATTTCATAAAGGGTTACTTTATATAAATAATCAGTAACATTTATATGCAAATGGAATTTTCCATCTAAATAAAAATATATTTTAGAACAATCAAATTTAAAAGATTGTAACCACTCAAAGTAGTAATCTGGAATGAAATAACACTTCTCCTGCATGAATTTCTTTTCACTATCATTTAACTTAAGAGAAGCTAGATTAGCTATTTCGTAATTAAGATAATCTATATCCTCTTCAGTATAGCAACTTCCATTCCTATCCACAAATTCAAATGTCCCAATGGCATCAGGGAAAAGTTTCATATAAGCATAAGATACAGAAAATTTATATAAATCCGTATCCAAAATTGATTTAATTTCCATTTTTATCTTTATTTAATACAGAATCAAATTCTTCTAAAGCTTTATTAATAGCTATTACTGGTACCCAAGATATACCCATAAAGGTTTCTACACTAGGTTTTAATATACTTACTATTCTTCCTTTGAGATCTACTAAATCTTTGTAAGAGTAACCATTAAAATAGAATGGGCAATCTTCTTCGACAGGTCTGTTAATTTGCACTAATCTATTTAGCTTCTTGCAAAAATGCCCAGAAACACTTCCACTCTCACCGTCTACAAGAACGTCAATAGATTTGCAATATTCACATTCAGCTACACAATTCATTATTCTACTTGTAATCCCTTTTCTTCAATAAATTTATTTAAAGTACTTCCGTCATCAATGGAAACAATAAGATCTTTCAAAACTACAACATAGTCAGGATCTACTAAATATGAAGTATCTAAAATATTTCGTATAGTCTCTTTCACACAATAATCTCCAGCCACTCCACACACATAGACTTTAACATCTCTCCAGCTAGTATCTACTGGAGTATAATCATCAAAATCATCCCCATCTCCAAAGGCTCCAAACTCCTCAGTATCTACAAATTGTCCTTTCTCTATTATTTGTGCTGATTTTTTAAGAACTATTTCTTTAATAAAATCATCATAGGAAGCACCAAGACTTCCCAATACACAATGAACTGGAAATTGTCCTCCTTGAGTACTAAAGCTACAATGATTTGCAGGATGTGCATCTAGAGTAATAATTACTTCGTCAAAATCGTTCTCAAAACAATATTTATTAATAGCACATGTAAGATTGTTATTCTTTACATATAAACTGCCTCTAGGATCCAGAAAATCATATTGAGGATCTACTATAATTAATATCTTTTTCATTACATTCTATAATAATCGTAAATAATATCTTTGTTCTTTCTAATAAATGCGTTTGCTGAATTATTATCTGGAAAAGCTAATAAAAAGTTATGAATAGTTCGATATATATCTATGTATAAAGATGTTTTAGATGGATGAATACAAGCTTTAAGATCATACTCATCTAACCAATCTGGAGAATAATTTGTTACAATGTTAAAGTATAACATCATGTAGCATTTACATGTTTACTGCAACAAAATTTTATATTTTCTTCAGGAACTATTTCTACATATTCATCCCAAGATAGAATTGCTAGATCTTCAATTGGAGCCATATCTTTAACATCTTCTAACTTAATATTACCTTCGTAGAGAGATTTTCTTAATAGATTTAAAACTACTTTATTCATATATGATTACTTTTTAATAAATTTTTTCTTAACACCATAATTATCTGAAACTTCTTCAAAACTATTATCTAGTAACCATTCTTTTGGAGCACTAACTAATTGTATATACTCCAAATACATTCTATTAGCATTTACCTTATCTTCAACAAACTTATCAGATTCTAAATTTTTAAAATCTTCTAAAGCGATAATGTTTTTATCTACAAAGGAGTATTTAATGTATTCATATCCAAATTTGTTATTACTATTAACAGATAAAACACTATCACCTCTTTTATATAACATTATGCCTTAAGGAGTTTTGTTTCTTGAGACGGGATATATTTAGAAGCTTTCACTTCTTTCAATTCCTTCTGCAGATCCTCAATTTTCTGTTCTTTTTGCAACTGGAAGGCTCTTCTCTCAAGATATGCTTTAGGATCCTTGTTATACTTCTCTTTATGAATCTTGTAAGAAGGAATAAACATAGAAGGATCTTGTTGAAAGTATCTTTCAAAGGATTTTAGAAGGGCTTGAATAGTATCATAGTTCAATGATTAAATTTGACCAGATGTTACTATATCAAGTGGTCTTGTATTGGCATAATTCAAAGCCATAGCTTTACCTTTTTCTAATGAAAATGTATCTCCATGATTTTGAACTGCAATTCCAAATTGTACACTTTTAACAGTAATTGGAGAGCCTCCAAAAAGAGTATCATAAACATCTACTTTGCTAACTGCACAAATAACAAATCCTCTTTCCTCACCAGTGAAATCCTTAAATTCACTAACCAAATATTGTTCTCTAACTTTGTTCATAAATTTTTTAATTTTAATTATTAATTTTAGCTTCAATCATTTTCCATAACTCCTCATCCGCCTTAACAGTAAATTCACCATCAACGAATCCTAATATCATATCTTTACCATCTCCAGAGAAATAGGCTCTCTTCACATCATCTAACTTAAATATAAATCTAGTATACTTGTACTGTTCTTCCAGCTTGGGAGTAGAAGCTATTCCCATAGTTTCTTCTTCTCTATCCCTGATACGTTGATTTTCATCTAATTCTTTAAAATTCGCTAATACTTTTACTCTTGCTAACATTAATTTAGGTCTAACAAATTAGAATAGGGTTCATTGCATTTGGAATGTGTAGTAGATAAATACTTAATATCTCTAACCACACTAGGCATTTTGGGAGTCTCTATCACATCAAATAAATCATCCATATCATCTGGAAGAAGCTCTAAATACCAACCATTAGCTACAATAACCAAATCGCTTGGTAGCTCAAATTTGTGTGAATAATCTGTAACTTTAGCTACCTCTTTAAACTGTTCCCACACTGTTCTAAAATCTTCACTTCCACACCAAATAATATCTTTTTCTGATAACTCATAAGATTCCAAAACACTATAGATTTCCTCTAATAAATTATAGTTTTTCATAGTTTAATTAGTTCAGATAGATATTTAATGGATTTTTTATATTCCATTAAAAAGGTTTTAAGATCTACTATATCGTCTCCAATGGTTTTATCTGTTATAATTGCGGCAAGTTTAGATAAAAGAGTATCTAGGTGGAAGTCGTATCCAATTACGTTCCACCCTTCTTTTTCTTTATCTGTACCTTTATTTACTATTTTTTTAGTAAATAAAGAATATCTACCAGCTGCACTCCCTACATCTATTCGGTAATCTTTTTCTAAGACAATAGTTTTGGAGGTAGTATTTTCACTATCTACTACCTCTTCTTCATTTTTCTTTTTGACCATTCGTCAGGTATATAATTTTAGTTATTTACACATCTCTATGCCGTTTTACTGGATAGTTTAGCATCAAATACTTAGCCTATAACTCTCTGAACATATCTCCAAACAAAATAGCTATTTCTGAAGTACTAAAGCAAAGCCGACCACCGACAAAGGCATCGGAATAAGAAACGCCGTAGTTCGAAGTGCAGCAACCAAAACCGGAAGCGGCATTCTTCCAAAAATATGGATAGTATTTTGTTGGAGCATCCGAATCATAAACTACTTCAAATCCATCTATTTTATTCCAAGCCTCAGCAATAGTTTTTAATTTAATAAAAGCATCCACTGACTCATCTCCAGTTTCTGGAATTGGATCTCTTCCTAGGTATTTTAAAGCATCCTCATAAGATTGAATATCTCCAAAATAAATAGTATTCTGATCAACAGGGTTTGCTTTATCTGTATCTTCATTACATTCTTCAAGTACATTAATTACTTCAGAACCATAGGATAGAAAGGCTTCAAATAATCCAATATAATAATTAGTCCTCTTCGGAATTACACACTTATATATTAAAGTATTTTTTCTACCTTTTTTGTCCAGAGCTTGATCATATTTTGCAAAAGTATGAATCACTCCTTCTCCAACAGTTTTTCTTCTAGTTCCATAATCTTCAGACAAAGTTCCAGTAGCCTTAAAGATACCAGGTTTTATTTTGACCTCTTGATATGGAGTGTATAATTCATTTCCTCTTTTTATTAATATCTTATAGCAAACGATGTCTTCTTTTGCAACTAACTTCTTACTCAATAATTCTAAACACATAATTTTATCTAATTTAAATACTAGTTATTAATTTTCTATAAATAATTCTTTCTGAGGCATAGGAATCAGATATATTCCACTCATCCAGCCAATAGTTTCCATACTTAACAGTCCCAAAATAATATCTTGTCCCTTTCGGAATGATACACTCAAAACGTTGACATATTCCATAAGACATCATAATAGAAGTTATTCCTGGAGCTTGTAAATCTGCGAAGGAATGTATAGCAGGATATGTTAATGCAGATTCTAGGCTTTTAAAATCTGGAAATTTTGATCCTTCTGGTATTTCTTGTACATAACCCTCACAATTCCTCCATGCATGAAAACTAGGAAGAAGAGTTCCGTTTGGAGTTTTCCAAATTTGAGTATTTAAAGTTAATGTTCTTATCAATACCTTGTAACAGATAATATCTTCTGTTGCTATTTCACAATGTTTCTTAATTGTTAAGCACATAATATAATTAATTATCTAATTCTATATCACTAGCATGTTGTGCTAGCATATCCGCTAAATTATTTAATCTAGAATCTGCATGTCCTTTAGTCCATTCAAATTCTATCTCATAATCAGGTAATAATTCAACAACTTCCCTCCACAAATCTGGATTTTTTCTATCTTTAAAATCTTCATCCACCCATTTACTTAACCAGCCTTTAGTAATAGGATTGATTACATATTCAGAATCTGAGACTATTCTCACCTTAGATCCTTTTGGGATGGATTTCAGTGCAGATATAAATCCAGATAGTTCCATGCGATTATTGGTAGTATATTTAATTCCTTTGAAATGAAATGATCGAATTTCTTCTTTGTCATTACATATTACTACACTATACCCACCTTGTTTGCGTGAAGATTTATAAGATCCATCTGTGTATATTATAAACATCATAATTTAGGTGGTTCTCCTGTTGATATACTATCTAAGAAGATAGGATCTATTATCTTTACACATTTGGACCCATAATTATTTATATATCCCCAACGTGATGTATCTGATCCTTCTATATACTCTGTTCCTTTTGGAATTATTGCCTCAAGCACATAACAATTAGGCCATGCTCCAGCAGTATCTTGGGCATTTTCAAAGTTATTAAAACAATGAATAATCCCTCCTTCTATACTTGACCAATCCCTATTCCATTCTACGGCATCTTCTCTAGGAGTAATTATATCAGAACTTATAGGATAATATACAAAAGGAGTAAACCATCCTGGATTTCTCTTCAATTCATCATCCTCCTCAATATCCATAGCATATTCGGGAGGAAATCCATATTCTAAAACCTTCCAACAAGGAATGTCTTCTGCTGCTTTTTTAAAGTCGTTTACACTTTTAACATATAAACACATACTTATAGAATTTTCTTTGATTTAATATATTCCTAGTTTCAGTCCATGTAGGTAAAGTCATATCAAGAACTTCATTTATATAGATTATATAATCATTAGAAAAATAGTCATTAATTCCAACAAGAATACCTAGTATAATGTATCTGTCCTTATCATCGAGTTTTGGATGATTATTTTTGATCTGAGAAGATATTGCTCTCTTAACTCTATATTTCCACTGACTATATTCTATTGCGTCTAAACTGGCCATTTGTAAACACACCAAACCTCTAGGTTTTACTTGATTCTTCATCTAAAAACTTATTTAAATAGTCTCTTAATTCCTTTACCTTATATACATTTAAAATAATTTCATCAAACTGAGAACCGAATCTATTCTCCATTTTAAAGATATATTTAAATGCTGTTTTTAGTCTTCTAAAAAAATCCATATCTTGGATTCATGTGTGGAGCAAGATAAATTTCCTTATCCTCATCATCTTTATAATAACTTATTATAAATATATGATCTAAAGATCCACATTCACAGATAAATAGTTTTCTTTCTATCATAATCTTTCTAAAAATATTATTTCCTTAGAAGCATATTCACCATCTCCAATATAATATTTTGTTCCATCAGGAATGATACATTTAAACATATGATCAGCCTGATCTTGTGTATAGCTATAAGGATATTTATATGTATGGATAAATCCTCCCTTTACTATAAATTCTCCATCAAGGAATTTTACATCTTCACTACCTTTGGCTCTAAGATGTATATCATTTACTTTAAATCCCATGTATGGAGTTCTATAATAATAATTAAAAAAGGAGGACAATCGTTTCCAGAATGGCTTCTTTTTAATAGCATATAAATGTTTATAACAAATTATATCTCCTTTAGCTATAGTCCATTTTGATTTACTTATTAAACACATTTGTAATCATTAAATCGTTCACTAAATCTAACAACTATATCAAACATATCCTCTGGAAGAAACTCTTCAACTATTTCCTGATGAATCCTTTGTACAGGAAAAATAGTTTCAGCTAATGCTCCAGTCATAGCTCCAATAGTATCTGTATCTCCTCCTAATTTAATAGCCTTCATAATACATTCTATTACTGTAGGATTTTCAATACTCCTACTCTCTAAAAATGCAGAATATGCTTGATCTACAGATTTAACACTACAATCAAATCTAGTCTGGTTATTTAAATATAATTTGTAATTATTAGATATGTTAATAACCGGCATATGATGAAGATACCTATATAATACCTCTATATACTTAATCACAGCTAAAAAACTCTCAGGACAATTATGTGTATATTGACAAGATAATATAGCTAATCTCTTACATTCTTCTTCTGTACCAGGATAATATGCTATAGGACTAATTCTCATTAAACATCCATTTCCCCATGAATGTCCAATCTTCTTACAATCTCCATTTTTAACCCAAGTAGCAAAATGTTTACCCCACAAAGGTTTATTTATAAATCTATTTGCCCATTTCATGTAGTATCTTTCAAATTCCTCTGAGCCATCAAGCATGCATTCCATAGTGGCTACAGTTAAAATACTATCATCAGTAAATTTTCTATCTTCTGATAAATCTATATTAGGATTACATAAACCTTGTGGCAATCTTTCATATGGAGATCCTAAGATATCACCTAGAATAGCTCCTATAACTAAATCTCCTTTCATTTTTTATTTTTTAATACAAATTTATTTCCCTTATATTCAAATGTATAATTATTCCATAGTATTAATGCACATACTATAATCTGGCCTATAAACCATCCTAGTACAAATGAGGTAATACAGTCCATTACAATAAATCCAGTTGATCTAGCATGCATCACACCTATAGATAATGCTATAAAAACTAATGCACAAGTACTACTAATTGATAACCTTTTTATCCAATTCATTTAATATTCTATTTAATGCTAATTCAAGTATTTCACAAGCTTGGCCTAATCCAGCTTTATCATCTAAAAATATATCATAGAATACTTTACCGTTTAGTCCTCTATAATCTTCCCAAGCATGCTCATTCACGAAATCAGGTTCGATGTTCAATTTTTTACATATATCTATTGCATATTTGAGATTTCTTCCATCTCCTCTATTAGACGACCTACATGTATATAGGATTAGTTGGCAATTTATATTTTGTTTACATTTATCTACTAACATAGCTGGAAGATAACATTTATAATCAGATTCTGAAGATAATATAGTATCATCAAAATCAAAAGCAATAATTAAATATCCTCTAGTAAAATATGTTCTTACCAGCTCCTTTACACATTCTTCTGTATAGCAATATTTATCATAAATCATGAAATATAGTTTTATATTTACACTTATAAGCAGTATATAGATTTATACTAGAAAATATAAACCATAAACATATACTTATTAATAACCACTCTGATAATCCCATAGAGATCCATACAGGAAAAGTTATAAATGGTGCAAGCCGTCCTCCATATTTAATTAATATAACTATCATATAGAGAACAGCTAATCCGAATCCCAAGAAGAAAACAGATAGAGCAAAAATAAATAAATATTTAAATATTACACCAAAAGAAACTCCTTCTTGTACACATCCAAAATACATGTAGATTAAAAATGCAATAAATAATAAGACAACATCTAGTATTTTATGGTATCTTCTCATCCACTTTCTGTTTAACTAGTTTTGTGTGTTTTTCTATAGTTTCAAATAAATCTTTTTTGTACTCCTCTTTAGTTAACTCTTGAACATCCTTCTTATCAGTATTATATAATACACTACTTATATATTCTGTTGCCGAGAAATTAAATCCAAAGCTATAACTTTGTCCACTATAAAATACAAATTCAAAAACCTTTCCTATATTTGAGACTGAGATATAATAAATGTTATTATATTCATTAGTTATTTTAAAGTACTTACCTTTAAATTTATTTAAATCAATTTCCTTTTGAAGATTTTCTATAGTACTAATTATAGAATTTCTATACTCATTCAACTTCTTAAGTTCTTCTTTAAGCTCTTTTATTTTCTCTTCTTCTAACATAAAATAAATCTTTAAAGTCCCAATAAGGTATTTTTCTTTCTTCTATTCTGTATTTATTTAATTCACATTCTCTAACTTCCTTGTCTAATTCAAGAAGAATTCCTTCACAGAATATATCATATTCATTATTATCTGGAAGCTCATTTTCTACATCATCTAAATATGGAACTATTTCGAGGTTTGATTTTAATGAATTTATAACTTTTCTACTTTTCTTTAATTCCATACTAGCTTCTTTTATACTCTCTTTAAGTGGATCTAATACTTCTTTTTTAAAATCCACATAATCTTTACAGCATAAATATTTATCCATAATAAAAATTTAAAACCCTTACTAATAGATTAATCTATCAATAAGGGTTTATCTGTTAATATTACTGTTTCAATTCTTGGCTAAATTTAAACTAAAGGAAGGATTAAATGCCAACCTAAATTCATTTAGCATAGAGTGGTCCTTATCAAATACTTTATTATAATATATATATCCATTATAATTAATACCGATTATCGGAAGTATGGAAGACTTCTCAATGTTATAATAGTATTCCCTTTTACATAGAGATTCAAATGGCTCTCTTTTTCTAATAATGTATATTGTATATAATCCATTTAATAAGCTATATACATACACTATATCATGAGGAATTTGCTTAATTATTTTAAATACTACATGTTGACAAACCTCTAAATGAATCCAACCCTGAAAGTCTTCTACCGCAGGAGTATAGGTTAATCTGTAATATCTACATGGATTAAATAAATTCATTATATGAAATTCTCCTCTTTTAAGTCTTCCATATATTATAATCTCTTTGGAATATACATTATTTAAAAGTAATTTCTTTGTATATGGAAGTCTCATCCTTCCAATACTACAGATGCTATACAAATAACACCTAAAATAATCCAAACTACCATATAAATCCTGTTAAAAATAATGCAACAAATACTAATACCAAACAAACGGTAATGACCTTACCTGATAAATCATTCTCTTTCATAATCCTATCTTTTAATTAATTTGTACTGAATGAGGATTCGAACCTCTTTAACCTATTTTAATTCAGTTCTAGAAATTGTCTTGTTAATGGATATTGCAAAAGTTCTCTAGTTTGAACATCGACAAAAATAGGTTCTTCATCTGTATAACTTTCTGGAAAATAATCTAAATTTAATCCAATATTACATCTACTTTCATTGCAATCTAATTCTATAAATTGAGATTCTTTAAATCTTAATCCATATAATGCTTTTAAGATTCTCATAGCTGCCTGTACTGGAGTCTCTCTATGCATGGGATCATCAAGTACTAGTCCCATTGGAATTTCCATATTGTTATTAACTATGAGTTTACTTTTAGCTTTTACATATATCCATACCACCATAACAATACACAACAAAATGGGGAGACTAGTTATTACTAATCTCCCCTGAATTTAACTACCAAATATAATTATGAACAAAAGCTACTTAACTTCTTCAAACTTTACATCTGAGTATATTTGTCCTGTTAATTCTTTAGATTGTTTATTTGGAATACTATCTCTAGAAACGTACTTAGAACCAAATCCAGATATAGAAATCAGTAAAATGCCTAATATAATAATAAATTTCTTCATTTTTATTTTAAATAAATAAGTGATCAAATGTATTTTTATTATAATTTAATAAATCACATACTTCCTGTCCCTGTTCTGCGGATTTAACATATAAAGGAAGTAAACTTAAATTTACCTCAATACTTACAACCCATGCCTTTTTCTCACGAGAATATACTAAACGATTGTTTCTTGCAAATGTATGATGTTCTGCCCAGTAGCCTTTAAAAATTAAATACATTCTAATTTTTAAATATAAAATTAGTTATCTTTCAAAGTTGTTACATTGTGCCTCATTTATGAACCTATTTCCGATGACACAAGACATCTTTATACCAACATTTGGATTGAGTAAATCTGAACTGCAATTACATTTATTATTCATCCAATTTTGAAATTCTGCTTTAATTTTTTCTGCAGAACCTGTAGAAGTCGTTCTACACAAGTCTTCTCGTTTTCCTTTATCATTCATAATTATATCTATTTAATGTTTACCTTTATTATCTAAAATATAAGAGTATATAAAAATTGGAAAAATCTTCTAATTTATTATTTCTCTTTATATTCTTATATGTTACATTATTTTTAATATTTCATATATAAAGTCATTTTCCCCAATTTCAGAAATAACTTTATTTTTACCTCTATTTTACGCTCAAATTTCTTTTATGTCCTAAAAACGAAAAATGGGATATTTAAAGATAAAGTAATCTTCAAATATCCCAAAATCCAATATTAATTAAAATCAAGTAAATATGAATAAAGTTTTGTGGACACAGAGGGATTCGAACCCTCACTACATAGATCCTAAATCTATTGCCTCTGCCAGTTGGGCTACGCATCCATAAATGACATATTTGTACTGAGTAGGGGATTTGAATCCTTGTGAATAGATCGAAAATCTATTATCCTAACCACTAGATGAACTCAGCATTTTGAGGAAGGTGAGAGGTTCGAACTCTCACAGCATTTTACTGCCCTAACACGTTAGCAATGTGTCCTCTTCACCAATTTGAGTAACCTTCCATTTAGGGTGTTATATGGGACTTGAACCCATGATCTTTGGAACCACAACCCAACGCTTTAACCAACTAAGCTAATAACACAGTGAGGAATGACAGATTCGAACTGTCGACTCCTAAATTAAAAGTTTAGTACTCTAGCCACTGAGTTAATCCCTCATAAGGGTGGGATAGAGTGGAATCGAACCACTATCTTTGGATTTTCAGTCCAACGCGAAACTGACCACCTGCGCTACTATCCCATATAATACCAGAACCTCATGTCTTAATTTCTATCTAGATTAGAAATCTTGTTGTGACCTATTTCCGTTAATTATATAGATATGAATTATATAATAACAGAGCATCTACTGTAATTGGTTCAATACACAGTATATCATATTATTCATGTGTACATTTATGGTATTTATTTTTCTCTTTTCTTTGGCTCAAAAAGTTTATATGCACTAGATAATGGTACAATATTTTCAATTATAAATTGTGTCTCAAGTAATTTATTTCCTTCACAATCTATAAAATCTAACCCTCTAATAGGATCAGAACCTATTCTCCTTAGAATAGTTCCCTTTGTAAATGTTCCATTGAGCACTTCAACGTCTTGTAATGTTACATACAAATCATTAACATTATCTTCTCTTTTAATAAAACTCATAATATAAATTTTAAATTAGTAGCGGGAGAGGGAGTCGAACCCTCGTGATTCAGCTTATGAGACTGAGCTGGTGCCTCTCCAGTCCATCCCGCAATGTTATTTAATTAAAATAATTTAAATATGTTTATAGGTATAAATGTAATTTGTTCAAATTCACTATGCCCTCTTTGGCTTCTTTTAAATTAAAAGGTTTCATTGTTTATATGGTTTATATATTCTAATAATAATTCATTGATGTCGAAAACTGTGTCCGCTAATGAACAAATGTGTTCACACTTATCTTTCGGAATATTATAGATTTCTATTAATCTTTTATTTTCCTCAATTACTTCATCTTCAGTCATATTTTTTAATTAAATATCAGTAAAAATGGGGAAGTCAACCGTCTCCTTCCCTTGGTGCGATAAGTTTTTCACTAGTTTTAAAACTATTTCGGTTTCAGAGGCGCACTTTCAACTTAACTCCGAACGGCTGTTTTTAAAGAGGCCAGGAACTCTATTTCTTAGAAACATTAAAACCTCCAAATATCATTCTGCTTAATACACATATTCCCAATGCTTGTAAAACAGTTATTTTAGGTAATCCAAATAATACTGGCATTAACCAATTCCATAACCACATCATTGGAAGCATTAATATTAATGCAAATGCTATTATAAGTACTATTCCACCGAAGAAATCTTTCATTTATGTAAGTATTAATTATTAATGTGGGCACTATTGGAATCGAACCAATGGTCTCAAGAATATCAGTCTTGTGCATTAACCTACTATGCTAAATGCCCATTTTATTTAATCTATAAATTGTATATGCCCAACACAGCTTCCTAATATATCTTTACCTGTATCTAATGTAATTAAATAATAGTAATCAGTATAAGAAACAACAAATCCTTTAAAGATTCCAGGTACACCTCTACTTGCTATACATTTTTTACCTATATTTTTAGATTCTTCAATCATCCAATCTGGAAGAGGTTGTCCCCATTCTGGTAATATATAATTTGGGTCTTCCGATTGTTCCTTAGTTAAATATATATCATTTCCTTCTATATAATATCCAAAATCTGGATCATCCAAAGAAAGACTTTCATCCATATCATCATACTTTCTTCTAAACTCTAACCATTCATTGAATAGTTTGAGTCTTTCTTCTATAGATAAATTTGTTACATTCATAAGATTTAAATTTTAAGTGGAGCCACTGAGAATCGAACTCAGATCCCTAGAATGCAAATCTAGAATAATTGCCTTTATACTATGACCCCATATTTTATTGTAGAGGATACCAGAATCGAACTGATGACCCTTACTGTGTAAAAGTGTTACTCTAAACCTACTGAGCTAATCCTCTATTTTATTTTCTTATTTCCTTTAAAAGTTCCCTATTTAGCATGATATTTAACTTCTCTTGTTTTTCTAATAATCCTTTATAATACCATGTACTGTCTTTAACTCTATGTAAAGAATCCATTTTGTGTTGTATAATACTGGATTCCTCTTTTACTCTTATAGAGATAGTACAACATGTTATATAACATGCAAGAAATACTGTAATAACTAAGCCGAATATATCTATTGTTTTCATACTTTATTTATTTATTGCATAACTGCTAGGAATCGAACCTAGAACCTTCGGTTTTGGAGACCAATGCTCTACCTAATTGAGCTATGAGTATATAAATTAGTACAGGAAGGGAGATTCGAACTCCCAAGGGTACAAGACCATCAGTTTAGAAGACTGAGACGCTTCCAATTACGCACTATTCCTGCTTATTATATCTGTAAGTTCTATCACTATTTTTATTCTTAGATTTATAAGTATCTAATTGAGAATCACAATTAGGGCATATTAGTCTAAGGTTGCTTCTTACATTGTGGGAAGCTCTTCCATCAATGTGATCTAATATGAATGTTAATTCTTTACCATTCCATTCATTAGGAATGCCGCAAATGTTACACTTACCGTTTTGTTCCTCTAAAATAATAGATCTAATCCATTTGGATGGATTATAATCAGCTCTCTGAAATTCTTCAGGCTCAGTGAGAAAATATTCATACTTTTCTCTTCTCTGAAACTCTGTTTGGCAGTGTACATCACAATATATGTTTCCATATTTATGAGTAATATCCTTACCACAATTTTTGCAAAATACCTCATCTTTTCTTTTTGAGATTCCTTTATTGAAAGTTTCTGATTCGTTTATAGCCCTCCTTTTTGGTAACTCTATCCCTAATCTTTTGGCAGCTTTACGAATTGCATTTCCAGAAACTCCATACATTTTTCCTATAGCCTCATAGGATAATTTTTCTTCTAAAATTAATGTTTCTAAATCTTCTTTGCAATACTTATTTTTCATAAAATTTGAACTAAATTAATAGTACAAAGTTATGAAAAATATTAATGGTGTCCAAGTTCGATTATATTTTTAACATAATTTTAGATATAATTACATTAATGAGGAAGATGCAGGAGTCGAACCTGCTCAACGAATGATTACGTTACATCAGTTTTCAAGACTGTTCTATTACCGTTCTAGCAATCTTCCAATTTGTGAGCCTCCATTTTAAATACTACTCACATGGGTTTATTATACAACAAGGCATAAAGTGATGTTAAAGTCCTTACCACCAACTTGGATTTAAAGTATCAATGATTACAATCTTAGTATGGGTGACTAGACTCGAACTAGCGACCTTATGCTCCCAAAGCATACATTCTACCAACTGAACTACACCCATATTAATAATTAAACATTATATCTCCTCTTCCATTTATCTAATCCAGCTTGAACTGCTTGAGTTAAATGGAATTTAGCACTCTCTTCATTACATCCACAAAGAAGATATACTAAATCAGTAATACAATTTAAAGCATCTCCACATTCACAAATAGCTCTATTTGTAATAGTTTCCTCTGTTTCAGTAAACTTCATTTTATAATTAGAAATATTTAATTTGGATATTTCCTGAGCAATCTCACCACATTCTTCCATAAGTTTAATAGTGACATCTTTTACATCTCTGGTATTCATAACAATACTAGAGGCTTCAAAACATTTGTCTAATAAATCCATAATATAAATTATTTAACTTTAAAGGTGGCCCCAGTAGGACTTGAACCTACACTCTCCAAATTATGAGTTTGTTACTTTAACCAATTAAGTTATGGGACCTTAAATTTGATAATACAAAGATACTTGAAATATTTTTCAATTCCAAGTATCTATATGAAAAAATTTACTCTTTTTTTATCTTCTTCCTTTGATTGCTTAGATTCAAGAATTTTCTTCGCCATTTCTAGAATCTCTTCTTCTGAAAAACCTATTTTAGCTCTATCTTCTTCTTTTGAATCATTTTTTTTTCTTCAAATGCTTCAAACAGAGAATTAAATCCAGGATCAAAATCCCCTTCTCCTCCCATTAAGTTTGACATCATCTTGAACTGGAAGTAAGTAGACAGCATATCTTGTCCTTGCATTCCTCCTTGTCCCCCAAGCATTTGCATCATCATAAAACTTTCCATACCCTTATCTTTTCCTCCCATTTTATCAAAGAGATTAAACATACAACTAACTTTAGTAAAGAAAGTTATATTAAACAGATTAGTTTCTTTCTGTTTATTTGTTTGAACTCCAGTAAGAGGATTGATAAGTTTCATAGTCTTAGATGCCCAACCATCAAAAATTCTGTATTCTCCATTAATAAGAAGAACATCTCCTTCTTTCAGTTTGGCTCTAGAAATAGGCATTTTAAAGAACATACCAGGCATAGCAATACCAGCCATATCAATAAGTTCTTTATTTTTTTGAGTCCCTGGCAATCCGTAATAGATAAACCACGTTTTTAAATATATAATTTATATTGTTGAGTTGTCTAGATTCGAACTAGACCAAAGAAATCCAAAATTTCTTATGCTTCCACTACATCACAACTCAATACCTAGATACTTAAAATTTTACATGAAGGAGTTGAACCTTCTACCCATTAATTATTAGTCAATTGCTCTACCCAATGAGCTAATGTATTTGTTTTTGTAAGTATCTGTGTATGTTTAAATGAAGTGGGGAGGGAAGGAATCGAACCTTCGTTAAAGATAAAACCCAAATTTATTCGAATAATTAGATTTATGTTGTAAGTATCTTTAGATACTCATCACAGTATTAATGAATACTGCTTATACCAACATTTCAACCTCCCCATGTTATAAAGTAGCTACTAAAATAATTGCAAAGTGGGACTTGAACCCACAACCGATTTTGTACAAGAAAACTGCTCAATCTATTAAACTATTTGCGATAGTTTTGTAAGTAGCTGTTTGTGGGGATGGCAGGAGTCGAACCTGCTAATGTATTTTTCAAGAATACATCATTTACCAGTTTGCTGTTGCAGTTTGGTAAGTAACATATGTTACTAAATAGTTATTAAAACCATCCCCATGTTGTTAAAAATAGTCACTAAACAGGATTTGAACCTGTACCTCAAATTTAAAAGATTTGCGCTCTACCCATGAGCTATGTATGTCTTATTGTAAGTGACTGTGTTTTATGGATTTATTAATGTATTTCCATATTTAGATACTTTTGTTTTATTTACCAGTTTTTGAGACCAGTGCGTATACCATTTCGCCAATTTTCTATACAGAAAATGAAAGATTCGAACTTTCATAAATATAAATCTCTGTATTGTAAGTATCTGTTTTGTAGTGATAGGGAAACGTTAAATAACGTTTCCTCTAACTACACTGTATCGGTTACTCCTATACAATGATTGTAGTGGAGTATAAATATCGAAAATATCAATATCCTTGAAGTTTGTTAGAATTTGCTCAATCTGAGCCGGATTAGATGGGATATAAATAAAATTATCTATTCCAGTAAACCTTTCAGGTCTGTAGGTAGGATTATACCATCTGTTATTAGTAATATCTATTGCAATAATAAATGGTTTAAATCCTAACAAATTCTCACAATCTCTGAAGAATTGATTTAATGAAGCCTCAGGAGAAGATAAATTATTCCATTCACCCATAACTACTTATACTTTCGCATAAGATTAGACTATACCTTAATCCTCCAAGTAACACAGATTTAAATATTCTGAATCACCATAGATAGGATTGCTTATTGTAGTCGTTGAACCTCTCTCTTTTATAAAATTTTCAAACTTTTCCCTTTTTCTGGACAAGAATAAATCGCCACAATCTTTATATAAATAGTGATATAGATTTAAACTTCTAATATTAGAATTTAATCTAATATTCCAGCAATCAGTTTGTTTCCTATTATCTTTATATACACAAGATTCAGCATTAATATATTTAGATAAGTCTGTTAGGAATGTTCTTATTCCAGAAAATTGACTACCTAAAAATATATATTCTTTATCTTTTGTTTTCTGAATATGTAAATATACACTTCCATCGCCGTCAAAATATCCTCTAATAAAATGAGAGATAAGATCAGGATCTAAAAATTCAGGAAACTTTAATTTAAAAGTTTTATTTTCTACAACTCCCCATTTTTCTAAATCAGAAACTAGCTTAGGGGAACAAAATGCCAATTTATACTCAATTGATCTATCAGAATAACCTCCAGTTTTTTTATATTCTCCAATAGGTTTATTAGAACTCATATATTTATTTAATTTTTCTAAGGGTTCTATTTCTCCTAAAGTCATTCCAAAAACTGGACTACCATTAGTTTTTTTGGTTATAAATCCATCTGCATAGATAAATCCTAACCAATATGCCTTATCTTTAGTATCTATTTCCGAAAAATAATCTTCATTGTAAACATAAGTTTTCCTACTTTCTCTTTGAGATCTTGTAGTAACTCCATTATCTACTAGAATCTTTTTAATATCTCCAAATTGAAGTTTAAAAAGTGTTTTTAATTTACTTATTGAGTATTTTTCTTCACAATATAAATGAAGAATTTGGTCTATTTCATTTTGTTCTAATTTTCTCATATCTATTTATATTAGTATTTAACTAATACAAATATAAACAATTAAATTCAGAAAACAAAATAATTGTAGAATTGATTAAATAATTTTATAAAAGAGCTTTGGCTGCGGATTGTCCAATACTAATTGATTTTACCATACCTCTAATCATTAATAGAGCCGCATAAATATCACTATTTATATTTGGTTAATTAGTCTCTAAGAAGTTTCCCGCAATTTAAAGCATTTGTGCACCAATATTACTATTGGGAGTGACTTTGAATGAAATTTAATCACTTATAATAGTCCAAATAGGATAATTCAATAAATCATCCATAATCATTGGATCATTTTTAACCATTGAATCAAATCCTCTAGGAATTGAATTTATGTAAGTTCCTCCGGATTGAAATACTGCCTTACAGAATTTAGAAATATTTTGATAATTATCGTAAAAACTTAAGCTTGGATTAATAAATGGCTTTGGAGTAATTTTAGCAACACTACTTCTTACAAGACTATTAGCTCTAGGAGTTATGGTTTTATCCATATGTCCATATAATCTAGATGTATTATTAAAGAAACCTAATAGATTTCTCCCATTATCATCTGGATTTTTAGCTAAACATACAGCAGCCATAAATGTAGCAAATTCATACGGAGCACCTGACATTGAACCAGAATCATCTATAATAACTAAATTATTATATGGAAGATTCACTTTATTCATGAAAGACTCCAACTTCAATTTATCTACCTTTCCAGTACAAATCTGGTCGTATAGCTCTTTGAAGTTAGTAGCTCCAACAGTCACCTTTGCCTCCTTTTTTACTTCCTTCAACTTCACTTTATCCTCTTCTTTTGCAGTACCTTGACGTACTTTCTCTTCAAGAATTCTTTGCTCTTGTTGTTTTTCTTCCTTATACTTCTCCCAGATTTCGTACCATTCTTTTAATTTAGGATATTTAAATTTTCCATCTTTCTCAAACATGATACGATTTCTTACCCTAAATCTAGCTTGGGAAGGAATTCTATTTAACCAATTAAGAAATTCTTCTTGGTCAAATTCATTTATCTTTCCTGTGCTAAATAATACAGATTCAAGATCGGAATTATATTGTTTTCTCCATTCTCTATATCCTTTGAAATTTGCAACCGTTGTATCTAAATGATATTCCCAGTTCATTTTTTCAGATAACCTTTCTAGAAACTGAGCTTTTTCAGACATTGCTTTTAAAGTCTGAGGTAACATTCTTTTATGTCCCTTTCTATGTGTTAATCTAGGCAAGGTTAAGAATTTAGCTACTAACATCTTATCAAAAGGATTATTACCATTGATAATAGATACAACAAAATCTAAAAGCAATTCGTTATATACTGGATCAGTAAAAGCATAAGTACATTTTACTATTGCTTTTCCTTTTGTTTGAATTCTATTCTTAAATAGATTATCAAAACAAGTATACTCATTGAATAAATGAGCATTAAGGAATTTAGCAAACTGATGTGGAAGCTTTTCTTTCATCCAATTCATACAAATGAGAAAAGCATCTCTTTGTGAATTACCACCAGAATCCACTTTATTACCTTTGAAGATATTATGCTCTCTTCCAGTTATATCTCCAATAGAGAACAATAGAGAAAAGAACATCTCTCTTTTTTCTTTGGAATCCTTTACTTCATTCCAGGCTAAATCTAATTGAGTTGTGTTTATTTCTCCTTTACTTGCATTACTATATAATGTCAAGCATTTACTCATTCCAGAGAATGGATTTACATCCTTTTTGTTTAATTCAACTTGCATAGTCATAATTCATTTGTTACTTTAACTCTATTTATAATTATTGGAGGACATTTTTTATAATGCTTGTTTGTCCAAACAAGCTAGTCTTAATATTATTGTGAGTAACAGCTACTTTATTTGCTTAAGCTAATAATTAAAAGGAAGCAGTTTTAGCAGTGCTACCATCTTCTGCTAGCTTACTTCCCCATTCTATAGTTACATTTAGTTAGCTACTCTAAATCCTCCTATAGTTCCAATGTTCCTTAAGTGAACTACTTTCTAAACCTATCAGATTACCCCTAACGCCCGATCTGACAACAGCGAGTATCGCTTATTTAACCAGTATGATACCTAAACTGGGATAGGTGAGGCAGCTGGGATTCGAACCCAGATTCCCTGAATGAAACTCAGATACATTTTTAATTTTGTAAGTAGCACAAGCTACTTAATATGTAAGATGTCCTATCCATTAGACGACTGCCTCATCATATTTATTCTCCTAAAGCTGCAAGGGCATCCTCTTTAGCTTTGATTCTCTCTGCAGGAGTCATAGCATCTTCTTTAAGAGCCTCAATTTCAGCTTTAAGTTTTGCTTTTTGAGCCATAAGATCTGCTTCTTGTTCTTTATACATTTTATATCCAATCAGAAGATCTATAAAATCTTCTTTATTAGAAAGTTCTTGTAATCTATTCTGTTCGGATAAAGTTTTTCTCCATTTACTTCCACCTTCAAGTTTAGTTTTAGCTGTTTTAATTTTAGCTAACATATCCTCTAAGGTTTTAATAGTAGTATCATGAATTAACTGATTTACAGTATAATTTGTATTCATACTACCTTGGAAAGTAGTATTATCAAACAAGAATCTAGTAGCTAATGCTTCTAACTTAGCTTGATGTTCTTTGGTAAATGTACTTTTTTCCATAATTTATTTAATTAATTATTATTATTTTAAAATAAAAAATAAATCAAGAGTTTACTGACCTGCTAAGGTGGTATAATTTCAGAATATTAGATTGGTACCATTTAATAATTCCTTATATATACTTTTCTTACTCACACTACCCCTAATCTAGAATTGGTAATGATTATTGGTATCAACCCTCAGGAACATTCTCCTGAGCAACTCTTGATTTATAAATTGTAAGCCTAACAACGCTCCTATGGAATTACCCAATGGTCTGTCACCTATGTCCTTCTAGTATATGCTCCAATTTCCCTCTCGATACTAGACCTACTTTAAACATTTAAAATGTACCCATGTTACGATTAATGCGGACTGGTTCAGGGGTTTTGGTTTGCTTACATTAATATAACCCCTTGTTAAGACTTTTTGTGTAGGAGAATTTTGTTATCTATCCTGGCAGATAATTTACATCAGTGGTCAACTCTGATAACCTACAACTCACATAGGTACTACACAAATTAAGTGGACTAGCGGAGTGCTAAAATTTTTCGTAATTTTTATTTGGACTGATCCACAAATTTTACTACCTTTGTACTACCTTTGTACTATCAAATTTAATAAAATATATAATAATATGAGTAGAAAAACTATTACAGTCACTTGTGACTATTGTGGAAAGTCTTATGAAAAGGCTGAATCAGAATACAAAAGAAATCAAAAACTTGGAAGAAGAAGCTTTTGTTCAAGAAGTTGTCAGACTAAGGCAAATAATGCTGATAGAAGAAATAAACCTCTTACGAAAGCTCAACTAGATCATTTAGAGTCTGTAAGACCTAATCGTAGAGATAAATATACCCCATTTAGATACTCTTTAAGATGTGCAAAAAGAAGAACTAAAGAATGTACAATAACTCTAGAGAATCTTGAAGAAGTTTGGAACTTACAACAAGGAATCTGCCCATATACTGGAATTAAACTTGTACTACCTGAAGATAGTAACATAGATACTATACCTGTATATGAAAGAGCATCTCTAGATAGAATTAATTCTTCATTAGGATATGTAAAAGGAAATATACAATTTGTATCTACTCCTATTAATTATATGAAGAATACAATGTCAGATTCAGAAACTAAACAATTTTTAAAGCTAATTTCTTCTTATACTTCTAACCTTAAAATAGTCACTAATTTAATCGAATAAACTGAGAATCGAACTCAGAACACATTATACCGAAAATAACTGCCCTACCATTGGGCGATTCATTCTTAATATATAATATTGTAAGTGACTTAGTGAGAGTGGTAGGATTCGAACCTACTCAGCCGAAGCACTTGATTTACAGTCAAGCCCAACTCTCCAACTTTGGCGCACTCTCTTATTTAATATGTAAAATCTAATTTTTTCTTTGCCATATCTATATTTAATGTAACCTTTTTACCACTGAGTAACTTAGCTAAGTACTCAGTTCTGCAGTAAAAATAAGTTTTTCCATCTATACATACAGCAGGATTTCTTTCAGTATTACCAATAATATTTCCATTATTATCAGTAATAATGTCTTTGTCCTTATTATATATTTCCTCTACTGATTTATTTGTATAATCTAAATGTATAATCATGGATATAAAATTTCATTTATCTCTTTTCTTGCGAATGGAGATTCAAGTTTTAACACTAATTCATTAATTTTATTCATGTAAATTTTGATTCTTTCTTCACTATTATTAGAATCTAATTTCATATTAATAAATTCCTTGGTTATCCTGATCATTGTATCTAAGTCAGCATACATTTTATATGCCTTACATATATAGATACGTTCAATCATTCCTTGTACTTGTTCTAATGTCTCTTTCCAGTTTTTCATAATACTTTTATTTAAATTAATCTTAAATAGATCCATTATTTAATATAAGATATGTTTTGAGTGTAAAGCCTAACTCCCCTATACTATATCACTGGTAGACTAACTACTTGGACTTTTGGCCCTGTTATTCATCGAAGAATCCTGTGGGTATGAACTATGTCAATATTAAATAATTTCACTACTTAAGATTTCTTTCCTGAATTTTTAGTTCTAATCACTCC